TAACTGGGGTGGTTGCTTTCCAGTTGTTAAAAGCCTCTGTGGCTGCCTGTACTAATTTTCCCATGATAATTACCTACTAAAACGTTTTAGTATCAGAATTAACCTCATTTACTATTTAATATTTGCCCAATCAATATATAAATGTGTCGTCCATCAACGCCCAGATCTGGTCAAGTGTCAACGCACGTTTGAAAATCATCAGGTCTTTGATGTTTCCATTAGATGTAGATGCATTATTGAATCCACCAATCAGTAAATTAGCAGCAATTGTGGTAACACTTGTATCAAATGCGGCATCTGTAGTTACTGTTTGTTTGATACCATTAAAATAAATCAACCCAGTAGATCCAGATCTTACAAATGTAACATGATACCACGCATTTGTTGGTGGGGATGCCAAATCACATCTGAATATAAATCCATTTACTCCAGTGGATGTAACACTAAAAAACCTAAAATAGTTTGCAGATTGCCTCCAGTGCAATCGGGTATATGACGTCGATGAATTATATTGCGAAATTACATCAAAGTCTGCAGATATCGCTCCGAAGTTTATCCAAAAACAAACGGTAAAATCATTTGCATAAATATCCCATACTGCATTATCGCTCAAACTCACATAATTCGTGCTGCCGTCAAACTTCCAGATATTCCTGCCATTTTTCATTTTCTGGGTTGTAAATGTTCCACTGGGTGTTACGGTGCATCCATCGGGGAGAATAGTGAATCCATTGTCACCCGGTGCGTCACTGGCATCGTAGAACGCTGCACCTATACCATCCATATGCAGGAGCAACTTGGTATTCGGGTCTGGACGGAACGGTTGAGTGGGTGGAGTAAATGTTGCGGTGTAACGGGCAACATTGCTGAATCTAACTTCTGAAACATATGCATTGCAATAGCCGGGGATTGTTGTATTTGCTTGTCTCCCTACATATGATAACCCACTTGAATTGGTGATTGTGCCCAATCCCGTGTATTGATTAACATATGAACCATCTACATACAATTTCAATGTTGTTCCAGTTTTTACAACTGCTATATGATATTGAACATTCAATGAAACGGTTGATCCAAATACCCAACGTGCAGATCCATCATGTGTTGAAACTGCAAGTTGTCCATTATATGTTTCAATCAAACACAATGCAGTATTTCCAGCAGAACCAGAATTTATAACAACTATATAGCCATCGGTTGCAGGATACGACTTCCACATGACATTACATTCTAATGTAAAATCCCCGTTTGTATAAAGATCCGCTGAATACGGGGCAGTAAGATAATCCCCTGTCCCATCGAACGCTGCAATTCCTGACCCGCACGGGCTGGTCAACTGGGTAGCGTTCCCGGAAGCGGTGATCGTCTTGGGTGACGGTGACGAGTCTACGAACGTGGCATTGTTAGCGAGGAAATGCAGTAACAGTTTCGTGTTGCTATCGTTCTGGAGTTGTCGGTATGGAGGAGTAAACGATGCAGTGTAACGGGCTACGTTGGATATACGGAACTCAGACAAATTTCCATTATGATATATCACATTGTAATTTCCAATCAATACAGGTGCAGATATATCAGCAAGGGTTGTAAATGCAGTTGTCGTAGTTACAGACTGTGATACACCATTAATAAACATTAAACACGCAGATCCAGACCTCACAACCACAATATGATACCATGTGTTGACTACAGGAGTGAACGAACAATTATATGAGAACTTTATTGTGCCCCCTGATTTTCCCCAAAGGTATATTTGGTTTGCATAATCCCAGTAAACGGTTACCCCGTTATTAGCATCTGCATATTGGCCATATAAGGGACATGACGCTGCAACCGAATTAAATGTCACCAGTGTCTCTATTGTAAAATCAGAGTTGAATATATTCAACTCGGTAGAAGCAGGAGTAGATATATAATCCCCCGTACCATCAAACCTCCCAATACCAGCACCCGGAAACGGTAACAGTTGTTTAGCGTCACCGTTAGCAGTGATAGTCTTCGGTGCATTGGCTGTAGATACTCCACCAGGCCAATGGAGGATACAGTTGTTCTGTTTCAACCCGTTGATACTTGTTAACGACATATTATTCGACCTCCGTGAAACGGATGGTTGCGGAATGCGACAGCATTACTCTACACCCCTCACACCGGGATATAACGCGACAAGTCCTTTACCCGTTGTCGGGTGGGACATTTTCATGATAGCACCGATTTCAGCACCGGCTAACGCTTTGCCTTTGTAGATAAGCAAATCTTTGATGTTTCCGTTTCCAAACACTGTCCCTGCACCATTTCTACCAATCAAAGCGGCTGCAGCGAACACCGTAGAAGAATCGGTTTGTGCAACCGAAGTGGATAGCACCTGCAATACCCCATTAATATAAACAGATGGAGTTCCTGTTGCAGAAGATTTTACAAACGCAACGTGATACCAGTTCCCCAAAGCAGGGGATAATGATACGGCATGATTACCATTACTGCTCCCGCTAACATACCGCTGGAAAAACAATAATCCGGATGACTGTTGCCAATATATCGAAGCCCAGTTTGAAGAATCTGCATACTGGCTATATACATTGAATATAACACCGGCTGATATCGAATTGAACTTTATCCAAAATGATATAGATGCTGCATCTATCCAGAAATCCCATGATGCATCATCAAGCAGCGATATATAGTTCGTTGACCCGTCGAAAGTTTTCAGTGTAACATTGTTCCCAAGGTTAAGAGAATTCGCCCATGTCCCATTCGGGGTTACTGTCACTCCTGCAGGCAGAAACGGGAACCCGAGGTTAGTCTCGTTAGTTCCCTGCCAATGTAAAACGCAATTTCGAAATAACTCTGTATATTGGGTGTATGTCGTTAAAGTCATGCTGTAAGCCTCCAATAGTCATAAGGCCCCGGTATCATACCTGTGCCAGTCGTGGGATGAGTTCGTGCCATGATCAGTTTTATCTCGGGGACGGTCAATGCACGGCCTTTGTAGATCAAGAGGTCTTTGATGTTGCATGGAGCGAGATCAGTAAATGCGGGTCGATTGTAACCGATATATGCCAATCCAGTTGAATCAAATAAAGTATTAGATCCCACATTAATACTAATCCCATCATCAACTCCATTTAATAGACATTTTATATATCCCCCGGTTCGATATAATGTTACATGATACCAAGTTGATGACGATAGAGTAGTACTACCATAATTTCCTGATATTCCCCACGTAGTGCCATTATAAGAGCCTTGAGTATATATCTTGAGAGTTTCAATGCCGAAAAATACGGGCTGATATCCGCCAGCATTTGACTGACAAAATAATGCAGGCCCAGTAGAATCTGTTGAATTAAGTTTCACCCATCCACAAAATGTAAAATCACCTGCCCCAAAACTCCACGAATCAACGTCCGTCAAACTCAAATAGTTCGTAGACCCGTCGAACTTCATCACTGACTTGTTGTTACCCAAACTGTCTTTCGTCCACGTTCCCGCAGGAGTTACAGTTACACCCGAAGGGATGATCGGGAACTCGTCGTATAACGCAGGACCACTGGAATCAACAGATGCCGTTCCCCAGAAATGGATCAGTAGTTTTGTATACGAGTCGGTGGTAAACGCTCTGGTTGGATATGTTATAGACGATCCAGTATACCGGTTTGTGCCTACTGATACCCGGAGTTCTGCCATATACCCGTTATATGGGTTGTATGTCCCACTGGTCATTGCACCTATTGTCAATGGGTTTGCAGAGTCAATCCCACTCCATGTAAGTGTGGTTGTGCTAACCCGCACCCCGTCAACATACATGCTATAGACAGTTCCTTCTTTAACACACGCAATATGGTGCCACGCACCGTTATTTAACGCACCATTTGAATTAATTGGGTGCTGCGGGGTGTTAGAATAATCAGGATAAAAGAATATCCACCCATTAATGATCTGAATACATGTTGCAATTGAACTGCCTGTCCCAGATGCGTCTCCTTGGTAGACCAGAGTTCCGTTCGACGCACCGTGGTTCGTGGTGTTGATCCAGAACTCTATACAGTAGTCAGACGACCCAAACGCAAAGTCTGCGCTATCAGGGATCGTAAGGTAATCCCCAGTCCCGTCAAAGATTCCTCCACCGCCATCAGTTAACGGGGATGCTATACATTTGACATCGCCCATTCGTGACATTGCACGGGCGTATGGACTGCTATCTGTTATAGTAGTGCCATTTGCACTGCACCGTAACCACATCAATGTGCTGGAATCTGCGACAAACCGTATAGACCTTGGAGCAAACGACCCAGTGTATCGAGCAACATTAGATACGATAAACTCACTCATTAACCCGGTAAACGGTGTTCCTCCTTCGTTAACACGGTTCCCGACTGCAAACAGCGTGTCGCCATTGGCAACCCTGCCAGAATACGTGCCTGGCCCAGACCCCAGAACACCGTTAATATACATTCGCTGGCTTGCACCCTGTCTTACTAATGCAACATGGGTAAGTGTGTTGACACTGAACGACTCGGATACAGCCCACTGCTGTGCTCCCGAATGGTAGTTCTTCCAGGTAATACTGCTACCGCTGATATAACACGAATGGTATTCCGATCCACTGTCATACGAAAACAGGTATCCCCCAGTGCTACCAGTGTAGAAATAGAACTCTATTGTAAAATCACCAGTTCCGAAATTGAACTCCGCTGCTGCTGGAGTAGTTATCCAGTCGCCGGTCCCGTCAAAAACCGCAACACCGCTTGCACGGGTAGGGAATATGGGTTGGGCGTTCCCACTGGCAGTTACTGTCTTCGTAGACGCAGACGACGCTACAAACACGCCCGGCCACCATAATACGCAGTTACGAAAAAGATCGGGGAACTTTCCAGTAATATCACTCACCCCCTAAAAAACATTTAATAATCATATTCATGCCCGTTAATAATTTCTTCAGGATAAGGTTCTCCCCTTAATTCAAGATCCTCAAGATACAATTGATAATCTGTATTTCCATTACAAACAGGAATACTTGCTTTTGGTTCCTTGTTCCTAAAAATTGAAAGGATACCACCGGTCGATGATTTAAATACAGTATAGTCTTCCATTTTTACAACTCCGATGAAATAATAAACCTGTCAGTGGTCTGGTTTCCTGTAATTAAATTATACGGTCTATATTGAGTGAGACCCGATGCAACTGTGCAGGTTACAGTCAACATATTTGGGGAACTCCCCGAGTTAACTGTTGGATTTGTACTTAACGCGGCGCTTGCTCCTGCACCATCGGTAAGCATGAAATTCGCGTATGATGTCGGGGCAACAATTGTGGGAATTGCTCTCATAGGCGGGAAAAGCGGGATCTGCACATGTGCCACAATTGTTGATGCTGCACCTCTCGGAACTGAAATATCCTCGTATACAACATTACCGCCAAGTGCCCGGCAATACCGCCTGCATTTCTGTAATTCAACAGCATACCCTTCGTTCACGAACGGAGTTGCAACCGGCCCTTCTTCGAGTTTTACGTTAGAAATCTCAAACGTGCCGGACTGTTGGCCTAATGAGTTTGTTCTGGTATTGTAATCTGAACCAGCATCAAACCAAATACCAACTGCAAGATTGTCATTGTTATCAGTTCCAAGAGTTTTGCCACTAATACTTGGAACCGTTACAGGAATTGTGTATTTTGTCCATGTGGTAGATAAAGTGGTCTTTACAACATTAATCGCATTAACTGAAGTAGATGGACTTCCACCAGTCCCAAACGACTGGCTGAACTCTATGGCAATTGGTTTTGCTGCATCTACTTTTGCGTAAAACGTAAGCGTTGCCACTTTGCCTGCCAAAGTTCTAACGCCCTCCACCCGTTCAAATACACACACCCGGTTTGCAGCATTTGCAACACTCGTTACAACATACCGCATATAGTTTTTAGGCTCCCCCGGAACATCGGTCTGACCAAGTGTAAATGCCTGTTGCGATGCTACAAATGTAGACCCTAAAGATATCGACATCCACCTATCTACGGGGTATCCCCCGTTTACAGTAACACTTGCAACCGCCCGCTGATTGACTTCAAACCCGCCGTTGATGATGTAGTTATATCCGGTATACGGAACTGCTGCGGGTAAATTGTCAAACGTGGAAGCCCCGTTACCCACTTTCAGGATGTTATAGGTAGAATCGTATCCGGGTTCACCTGCTTCCAAAACGGATGCCTGGGAAGTCCATAGAGACTTAATCCCATTTCTAATTTTTAGTAAATTAATTCGTGCCATTATTCACCTTTCCAATTACAACTTTTTCCAGTCCATGGACAGAATTTTGGAGTATCACAATCCACTGCTTCAAGATAACATGATTCAATATTTCCACAATCTTTGCAAATTAACTCCATTATGGGCTACCTCCATCAATTGTACCTGCTGTAATTGAAACTCCTGCGAATAATGAAATTATTAAATCAGAACTTCCAAGGTCGGCTTGATTGACTCTAAATTGAATTACATCACCAGTAGCCAGAGTAGTCTGTCCTGAATCTAAAGTTCCACTGGCTTGATAAATTCCATTTGTTGCACTTGTAGCCTCTGTAATCTGCATTGGAACATCACTATTAAATATTGAATTCGTTTCAAGTAGTCCATTTTTCATAACTTGAACTTTGCAATATGAGCCAGTGTTTGTCGGATTTGTTCCTAAATTCATTGAAACTGATAATATTGAACATGCTGCAGGAGCAACCCAATATAACAAAGTTGTTTCATACACAACACCTTCAATAGTTCTTTGTACATTATATGTCGAAGTGTTTGTTGCAGATGAACTTACTGCAATAGTTAATGTTTCATTACCACCATCAGTTCCTTCGGTAAGTGTAACTCCGGTTCCAGCAACTAGTTTACCATTGAGATATCCTGCCGTTGAATCATTAGATGAAACTTTAACTTGACTACCACTCACACCACTTACTGCTGTAGTAACAAATTCCGTGGTTGCTAATTGAGTAGTATTGGTACCTGCAGTTGCTGTTGGTGCTGCTGGAACTCCAGTGAATGTTGGACTTGCTAAAGCAGCCTTATTACCTAAATCAGTAGTTAAATTCGTGACATCACTTTGCGCATGAGTATGTGATGATGCTGCTGCCCCCACATTCGAAGCACTTAATGCTACATTATTAATTTTGTAAGTTTGACCAGTTGGAATATTTACTGAACCATTATCATCCACTGTAGCAAGTGAATTTTGTACAAGTTTCCCAGTTGTATTGTCAAATCTTGTTATGGCATTATCAGTTGCTGAACTTGGACCAACTACATCACCAGTTCCAGTAGCAGTTGATGTTAATGTTATATCATCAGTGTTATTAGTTATTGTGATTCCAGTTCCAGCCTTGATCGTCTTTAATTGTAAATCAACGCCAACTTTGGTTTTATATACAGTTCCAGTTCCAGTTCCGACATTACTTGCAGTATTTGCTTCACCTACAGTGGATATTGTTCCATCACCAGCAACACTTATACCGCTACCAATCTTAACTCCACCAACTGCAGATCCACTTGCAATTGGTAATCGTGCAGTGTTTAAAGTTCCACTGCTAATATTCGATGCATTAGTTGTATCGACATTCGCAACATTACCTAAACTTAAATCTGATTTACTTAATGATACCGTAGGTCCACTTTGTCCATTAACTGTTGTAACATATCCTGATGCGTTTGCAAGTTCGTACCACGTTACGTTAACCTCGGAATAAATCTTGCTTACTCCAGTAGATGGCTTGATCCACACCCATCCTTCCTCTGGTGATGTAGGCTCTGTTTCCTGAACTTTAACTGCAGTCATTGTGATTGCAGGAAGTTGAACTGATGGCACTTTTCCATCAGCCCCTAAACTGGCATATCCATAAGCAACTGCTTTATTTGCAATATTTTCAGCAGTATACCCTAGATCACTACCATTTCCAACATATTGCCATTCACCAAGTTCCTGAACCCAAACTTTAAGATTAGTCATTATACACCTCCTATAATTTCATCTGCTTCTGTTTGAGTCAAAACCGAAGGTACCAAAGATTGAATGTAAACTTCATCCTTCAGCCCCCTCTTAAACCACGACTTCAAACATTTAATCAACACTGCACTCGCCATTATACCCCTCCCATCAACATCACCAATGCATCAATTTGCTCTTGTAAAGTCGGTTCAGGAGCGATCTCTTCATAATGATCTGCATCATAAACGAACCCGGTATCGTCCTGCTCAAGTTTCTGGTCTGCGATGTATTTCCAGCCGCAAATAGTAAGCGAGTTGCAGATGGCTTCAGAGCCGAGATATAATTTCCCTGCTGATTCAGTTGGAGTTCCAAACCCATAGGACAGGATTCTCTTGGTTGTTTTGTCAAAAATTAGAAACATTTGTAATCACACCCCTATGAAGTTCCAATCTGTGCTCGATGCCGGATTCTTCGGAGTTGTTGCGCTGTTCGTATTTCCAGTCCCATCAGCAACATATCCACCAAACGTAGCCCATATTCCAGTCGTGTTATCAGAATCTATGAAATTCCGTTGTAAATATGCGTATGATGCAGCAACAGCAATTGCATAGTCGTGGTTTTTTATGTGGTTCCGGTATATAGACATTCTACTAACCGATGACCCGGAAATAGCAATAGAAGCACCACCTTTAACTCCAGCCAAAGCACTATCAGCAACCGCACCAACAAGATTCTGTGCTAATGCACATATAGAATCCGTCGTTGTCGATGCAATATAACAAAACTGAACACTTCCGAATTGAGATGAGGAGATTGTTATTCCTCTCTTACATGCCTGCAAAATACAATTCTGCACAGTTAAAACAGCGTTGGTTGAATTTATAGCAAAACTGTTAGACCTAACTAAATTTAAACCGCGAATTAACACGTTTGTTGTTGCACCAGTTATAACAAAACAGGAATTTCTTACAGGGGTGGTTCCGTCATCAGATCCATCCATCTGCGTCCTGACGATAACATACTGCCATCCTGCTGTCGGAGTTACTGACGACCCCATTGATACCGTGACATACCCAGATGCCCTGTTAGTAACATCGGTAACCGTTCCAACATATGATGTTGAAGGAGAAGACGCTTGATATGTTCCGGAGTATGGCATCAGAAATACTACATCGCCAACTTCAACAGCGGAGAAATCATCTGCTGCTGCTTTTACCAACCGGTTTACAGTTGCATTTGTTGCTGCCTGATTATACCAATAATACTCGCCACGAATTTCAAGTGATCCTCCTGCAATAGAACGCTGAATAGTAATGGTTTCTCGATATGGGGTTGTTCCTTTTCTGATATAGATAGTAACCGCGTGGTTGATAATTGCAGGTAACGAATTTATTGCAGCCTGACCAGTAGTAAAAGCGTTAGCCCAATCAACCCCGGTGCCTGCCCCAGTTGCCGCTTTGTCTACATAGATACTCTGGGTTGCGGTTGTGGAACTCGCAGCAGATAATGTATCTCGCATTGCAGTAGTGGTTGTATCATCAAGTAAACTTCGTGCTGCTGCTGTTATTGGGGTTGTAGTTGCTGTATCAGTTCCAGTGAAGTATGGTAATTTGTCAGCAGAAGTAGTAAGCCCCGCAATTGCAGTTAATGTAGCATCTACTGGCTGTGCTCCAATATCACTGGGTAAAATCTGATCAATTCCACCCGATGCATGATTTGTTTTATGGGGAGCAACATAACTTGCTTCATTTGTATCTGCCCATAAATCACCATCTACTGGATTTGCCGGGGGTTCATCTTGTGTTGCAATTACAATTGAATGACCATCAGTACCGTCTATACCATCAGTTCCATCGGCACCCGCAGGTCCAGTTGGTCCCATAATAGTAGGGGTCATATCGAGCCATGAACTCGTTGCAACTTTATACTGCTGGAGACTTTCAGTGCTTGTGATGTAAATTGGTAAATTATCTACCAGTTCAGTGGGATTTGTGACGAAATATGCATCACGAGCAGTAGTATCTGCAAAAATGTGATCGTTAGCAACAGTGATCGCACCACCCGTATTTTGTTTAGGAAGAAACATTGTTTAAGCCTCCATTCATCAGAATACGCCACCACAAGCCACCGTTACCAAACCAGTCATCGTAGTTGATGCTGAATATTTAAGTGACACAGTTTGTCCTTTTGGTAAGAAATAACTAGAAATAATTTGAAACTTTGCTGGATAGTCTTGATTGGGATCAGTAAGATAGTGACGTTTTCCTGATGGAGTTTCAACATATAAACGTCCAGCAGCCTCGAAAAAACATTGCAGACTAATCAACGATATTCCATTATTTTCAATTACACCTTCCAAGGTGCAAATTTCTGTATCTGCGGTTACTGACACATCTTCCAATTGTGTGATCTGTGGGAGAGTGCGTAATTCGGTTATGTTGCCTAGTACCACGGTTTATTCACCTGTAGCAACAATTAATATTTACATTATATAATACCAGAAGTTTTATTTAAAAATCAAAATTCAATAAATATAAATAACATAACGATCTATTACCCTATATGCAAAAAACAACAGCATTAACAATTCTATTGCTGATCACAGTAATGATCGTTCCCAGTTTGGCTGACGATGTTATGGCGCCTACTATTTACAAGCCAATTTGTCTATCTTGTGGTGGGCCAACACCTGTTCCAACACCCACACCTATTCCAGCATCACAAGTCGAAATTGGATTTGACATGCCTAATAAAATCCGAACTAATAACGCCTTGAGTCTTTCAGGTTACCAAATCAGTGGAAATCCATTAAGCCCTCTTGCTGGATGGTCTTGGCAGTACCGAGATGGCTCAACGACGAAAAGTCTAAATGGCCAAACTGTTACTATAACTCCTAGGGTTTGTGGAACTATGAAAGTAACTTTGAAAGTTAGTGACTTTCTAACTAACTCCTATGGTAGTTGTATGAAAAGTATAGACGTTAGGTGATCATCTACTATCTTTATATAGTGGTAGAGATATATTTGTATGTGCCAAGGGACAAAGCAAGAAGAAGAGAATATCTTTTTCTTTTTGTTTTGTTTAGAGTATTTGGTGATTGTCTATTCTTCGAAAAATTTTATTGTCTGTCCATGTCCAGTTCATAATAGACAGTTTCTTCAAGTTCTTTAGTTCGGAAGAATGTTAATCCAGTTTGATCGCTCAATCCCGCTACTTTGAGGATTTTATGGCCAACGGCATTAATTGTTCCAATGATCAATTTTCCCCATTCGTCAAGTTGTCTGTAGAATGATAAATTGCCGAATTCATCGAGGCCTGGGGTGTCTGGGACTTCCTTTTGGATATAACAGGTAGTCTCGCTGAAAATTTTCGCAGGGACTATTTGCGTAGAAAATTCAATGGGTTCTTCGAATGTTTTCACGTCGAATGAACTAAATTGATCCTCGATAAAGTTTAGTTTTTCGATGAATGTTTTTGCGGCATAGTGGATTTTAATACAGTTAGTGTATGTTTTAGTTGAAGTTCCTGCTGAATTTGTAGCGTCTAATGTGACATTGTAAAATCCATAATTTGCATATGAATTTGTCGGGCTGGTGACTGTTGATGAATGCCCATCTCCGAAATTCCAAATATATGTTAAGTTTTCCCCAAGCGATAAATTGGTAAATTGAACACTGACTGGGAGTGTGTTGGTAATTACATTTAGGTAACTTGGTTTGAAGTTGGCATCTGGAGATTGGCCAAGTGTTATAGTTGTTGCTGCTGTAGTTGAAATATTGTAATTGTTTGATATTGTGCATGAGATTGATTTTGTTCCACTTTCATCGAATACTATTGTTGGGCTGTCAATGTTGTATGTGGTGCCATCTATGGTCCAAATTAAATTTGTTATATATTCGTTGAGGGATTTGTTAGTAGTGATTGTAGGGGTGAATGTAAGTTTTCCAGGAATGTTGTAATCATCATGTGTATATATGGATATGTTAAGTGTTGGTATTGGGTTTGCAATGGTGATGGTAGTTGAATATGAATCACTGTATTGTTGGTTGGATGAGTAAAGTGTTACTATGTAAGTTCCTGGCGTATCGTATATGTGAGTTGGGTTTTGCACATCGCTATTAGATGAATCTCCAAATTCCCACCACCATTCATTGGGACTTCCTGTTGATGTATCAGTGAATGATATAGAGTTTAAAGTTTGTGATATGGCGAATGATGTATCAACTGGATTTTTTGAGACTGTTACTGTGGCATTTGAAATTTGTAATTTGTTACTTGTATCGTATCCTTGGGCATGAACGAAGAAAGTTCCAAATTCGTCATATGTGTGGGTTGTTAAGAATGATGCGTTAAGAGTTCCTGGTGAGTAAGTTTCGCCATCACCATATAATAGGGTGAAGTTGGTTAGTTGTTCGAGGATATTTACTGTTATTGTTGGGGTTAATGGTAAAATTCCAGTAAGTGGAGTTACGACTAATGATAGGATATTTCCACTATCCACGTTATATTCTTCGGATGTCCAAGTTCCAAGTGTCGGGGGAGTTGCTGTATATTGACGGGCTGAAACATTTTTAATATATATGTTGATTATTTCAGAACTGGCTGTCCGAATAAAAAATTCAGGACGTTTGTTTGTGGCAAATGTTGCAGATCGTGTAGAAACTACCGTACCGTTACGATAAACTTTGACATTGTTTGTGGTATATGCATCAGACCATTCTATCCATAGATCGTCAGTTGGATAATTTGGGTTAAATCCACCAACGACCCCTCCCCAATATCCATTTTGGATGCGGCTGGCATTATATCCAAATTCTACATACCACCATGGCGGAGTTCTGCCAGATACACCAAGTAGTGAAATATTAGCTCTGCAAATTGAGGTGGATGCAAGTGCAGTGGTTTTTGTGAGAGTTGTTGATTTATCAGCCGCTACAGTAATTTGATTGTGGTAACCGCCGTTTTCAATTGTGTGGGTTGTAAATGTTGATGATTCGGTCCATACTGTTCCTATGGTATTTGATGAAAATCCTTCGAAAAACGTAAAAGTATTGGTCCCATTACTTTCACTATTTGCAAGTGCATTTCCATAGATTAAGTATATTGTTAATCCTGATATCGATATTGTATTGAATTTTACCCAGACAATCGCCGTGGTATTACTTGTATAACTTTCGATAAAATAACTATAGGATAAATCTCCATATGGATTATAAAATCGTATATCGCTGAAGTCGCTTTTACAATGCCCACTTGGTATATATATAGTTTCGCCGGTGCTGGTTCCAGATCCAATGTTTATTGTGAATTTTATGGGGTATCCGGTTAGTTCACTACCAGCATTTGAAATTGTTAGTGATTTTCTATACGCCCAAGCAGAGAATCTAGACATTAAAGTGTAATGATAGTTTACTTAATATAAAATAGGTGGATAATCAAATTTCCAACATTGAATTTGGAATGATTTCAATGTTTGGTAAATATCGGCCATCTGGTTGTTTGCTCATGATAATTACCAAGTAATCGCCATATGAAACTATAGAACCTCCACCAATTGGCAATGTTACTCCTGGTATTTCTTCGAAATGAGAACCTTCAATCAAAACTACTAATTTTTGTTCTCTGATCGCATATATTTTTCCAAGATGCACAGCAAATGAACTGCCACGAATGTTTCCTGGATCTGTAATATAAATATTTCCATCTACAGTGGTTGGTAATGTTCCCGGATCACTAATCGAGTTCAATACATTGTAATAAATCATATCTTCATGGAACAAGTATAATTTTCCATCCATTTCAACTGCTATTTTTGAGTTGTATAAGAATTTATTCCTTGGGATGTTTGACATTTCGTCATTAATTGAGCCATTTAGGTTGGTTACTCTCATATAACATTCAGTAAATGGCCAAGACCATGAATAAAATGGGATTATTATGTATTCTCCTGCATATACACATGATGGTAAATATGATGGGTTTGGTCCTGAAAAACCAACAGTTCGTGTATTTGCTGTGAGGCTACTGTTGTAAAATGAAGCAACATATTGCCCATATCCAGTTGTATACAGGGTGCACCATTCTCCATCTTCAGTGTAATCAAGAGGGCTTCCTTGTGCGCCCCCCGCCCCTGGAAGAAATCCGCATTTTACCCAATAGTAGTTTCCTTGGGATAAAATTTTAATTGCTCCTTTATCGTATGGTGATGCGAGCATTACTGAAAAAATTCCAGCATTATACCCACTGTATAACCCAACCATTCCACATGCCATACCATTAATGACTCTTCCATGTGAACCACTTGCAGTATACCAAGTATTAGCAGGCCCAGAACCTGTGAAATTCACACAATTGTTGGTTAATTTTTCTAAATACTTCGGGGTTTGGTTAGTATACAAATCGGCTGTCTTAACATAAATGTTGAAATTGACTGAATTGAAATCAGTTGCATAATATGGTTGAGTATTAAAATCATATTCAACTACTTTCATATCATTAATTGGAATACTTGGTGTTTTACCATAATTCAAATCCCAAGTATATCTATAATAATTGGAATTCAAACATTTATTTGCAGGTGTCGATGTTGGTAATGCAGTTAAAGTTGATGATGTGTCTGGAGGAGTGAATTGCCATAAGAGTGCGGTGATTGGTAGGTTTGGGTATCCAAAATTTGTTGTTTCACATCCGCTAAATGTAAGTGATGATGTTGTACAATTCTTTAAAAAATCAAATGGATAAGATGTTGATTTCATTTAGTTCACCCAGTGTAAGTTCCGATTAATAAACATTTATCTCCATCTACAATATCATCACCATTGCAATCAGTATATGTTATGTGCGAAAGTGTAAAGGTCATTCTAACTGGAGTTGTATTAGTGTATTGACCATTTGCACTGGCTATTAATCTGACATCTCCATTTTTACGTTCATTGATATTTGTTAGATCTCCACATACATTTCCAGTATATTCGCCGGTATAAATATTTGATGTTCCATTGAACACTGTTCCAGCATATCCACCATAAAATAATTCAAGTTTGATATATTTACATGGATCGGTATCGATTCCAGTTACAGCGGGCATAAACCATGTTTCGGTAGCAACATCATAAATTTCTACTTTTATGGCAAACGAAAATGATATTTTTACACTATTTGTTTGAACTATATTACACAAATCAACTGTATGGGTAGTAGTATACTTTTGGAAAGTTATTTCCCCACAAAATGTATTTGTTACATTTGCATATGATGAATCAATATTTATGGTATTTACCAAATTAGATCCTGGGCTATACAATGAATCTCTATCAAATTTGACAATATTTCCAATTGATGTGCTGATGATTGTTCCACGTTGGATCAAATTTGTTCCGGTATACATTGATAACACTTTTCCATTAAGTGAATTAATATCAAAGGTCATTATATTCTCCTATATCTTCTTTATATCCTTCAGTAATTAAATTCCATACACCAAGATCGTCAAGGTAATATACCATGCTATATTTACTATTTTCTTCCTTGGAATATACATAAATTAATATTGATTTACATAGCAATTTGTATTCTACATATAAATTTGTAAATGGTATGGTATTTATTCCAAGGTTATGCAATCCATAATTGTAAGTCGTTTCCCCAATTTCAGTGGATTCGCTTGGTGTCAATGTTGCATAATTACAGCAATTGGTAGCAATACTAAAAGTTACTGTTACAACTTTAAATCTGCTGGCAACTCCACATACCAAACAACCGGAATCTCCAGTTTCAGGGCATGTTTCACAATCATCAATTTTAGTAGCACCAGACTTTTCAGTTAATCGTTCTCTGAAATTGTAATTACTTGACGAATATGGCATCGTTCCATTTGCAATAACCGAGTTTAATTTATTCCAAATTGGAGATTCGCCAGTTCCAGTATTGAACCATAGTGAAATTGGTTGTGTTGTGGCAGATTCTCCATAACTTTCAATGATTATTACATTTGTATTTCGTTTACAAATTCTACCTTCGGCAACTGCAATGGTCAACCCTGATATAACCCAAAGAATCGATAAATAACCATTGTATTTATAACTACATTGTTTGGTGTATACTCCAGTTTGATCGCCATAATATACATTTCCAGTTGTCTGATCTGGATTTAATGTATCACTTCCGTAAACAAGAGCAAATCTATGTAACCATATCAAACATTGATTACCATTTAATAAACCATAAACTCGCTGTGCATTTGAAGATGTCATAAATATATATATAAAATAGTAAGTAATGTTATTAATATTATGTGGTTGTTATAGTTTTCCAACCAACTCCATAACTAATAAATGTCTTTAATGATACATCTCCGGTATTCCAATATGAGTCACCTGGTTTATATGTAGCAGGAGCACTTGCCAGTTCACCATAATAACGAGGAACAGTCGTTGTATATTCTAATGATGTTAAGTGGTAATATTGTCCTGATGTCCCACCTTGTAAACTTGCAAGTGAATTGTGATCTCCGGGGAGTTGCACTGGAAATTGAGTAGACCACGCAAGAGTAATTGAATATATACTGGTTGCGCTTTTTAATACAATTATCTTTGCGGCCAATTTTGCCCATTGTGCGAGGTAATTTGGTATGGGTGCAACTGGACCTGTTGCTGCTTGTGCTTGCGCGAGTGTGTATGATGCTTTGCCATATAACATATACATAGAGCCTTCTGGACATATATATAACCAATGCACACCATATTGATTGTTTGATAAATCTGCAAGACCTGTTGCTGCATTGTTATATTGTGTGTTGTTTATTGATGTTTGTGCAGTTTGAATTGTCCAAGTAGTTCCATTATCAGTGGTATAATATGCGTTAAATGTCCCAGAAGTATTACAATCTAATGCATTGACATTTATTTTATTACTACCTGCGTATAAAACTCCAGCGGTAAATGCAGGTTTAAGGCCAGTTGCTGATACTGTAAGGCCACTTGCATAACTCACTCCGCCAAATGTATCAATCCATTTTTCATGAATCAATCTTGATTTATTATATAAGTTAATTCCACTAACCAAAACTTCTACTGCAGTTCCACTTCTAAATGCCCTTCCAATGGTAAATTGATCAGTTTGCCTAATCGATGATCTATCAGTAGTTACTAATATTTGTGGATTTCCAGAATTGTAAGTTACATAAATGTAGTTAGTTTGATTATCAGTAAGTGCTACGCTTGTTGATGCAGCAAGATCGAAAAATTCAACATTTCCAATGGAATCATCGGTCAGTTTGATAAATCCTGTTAATGCACTAACATCTACAGTTCCATTTGCTGGTGAATGTGCGGTTATTAATCCACCACTTATTCTGCCACTTGATTGAATTACATCTACCCATTGCTGAACATTATTATATGTCGAACCAATTTTACTGGTTAATAAAACTCCACTTGCTGGTTGCTGGACATGTATATGATTTAATGTGGCAAATTCACTTGCATGGTATCCATCTAATAAATCACTTTCACTTCCACTTCCATGGCCACCAGTTAAATTTGTGAATAACTTTCCACCATCAACATACAAATATGTGCCATCACCAGTAAGTGTCACGCTTGTTGCTTCAGTTGGATAACCACCAACATATACAGTATTATGAGTTGCAACTTCAGAATATAATGAAGCAGATCTAATATGAGATAGTGCATTTGTTGCGGTTTTAACGTGTAATTCACCACTTACATCGAATAACTTAACACCGTTATTTATTTGAAATGATGCATTGGGTGTGCCAATTGATGGAACCAAGTCTAGGTATGATACACCACTATTTTTAATATTATATCCACTAGTGCCATCAAATACTACTATGGAATTATTTGTGGCTCCTGGAATTCCAACTACATAACCACTTCCAGGTTCTGCCCATATTCCATCATCACGAGCAAATTTTATCCCAGTTGGAATTGTTGATGCTGGACTATCACCAATTTCAATAAAATGAGCAGCCTCAAATTGAGTGCCGTTAAATTTTATACCATATCCAGTTGGAAAACTTGTTAAATCAATATCACTGCCTGCCCATGGAATTTGATGACTTTGAGTTACTCCATCTGAAATTTTAAATCGACCAGTATACAAATTACTTAATTCATTCTTTTCGACTAACAGGGCAAATGTTGGAAATACATCATTATTAGATTCCCAATTAGTAGCAGTGTCAACTACAGCGTGCAAACGGTATAACCATTTTGATGATGATTCATCATAAATTAAAATTTCATCCTGTAATGGATCTCGATCGCTTTGAATTAAATGATCACCAATGGTAGTTCCACCTACATAACCCAATGATGACCAAACTGTCGATCCATTACCAATTTTGATCTCCAAGTTATCAATATTGAGGGCAAATACACCCCTTGGTATGATAGGATCATATAATGCCCAATTGGTTGAGGTTTCCCACATTACGTTGTCAAATGGCCGTATCATTATGACTCCTTGGTAATCACACCATCATATGAAATGTATACTGATCCCGTACCAACATTGGTAATGGTTAGATAATTGTTTCTCGTGCAGTGAAAACTATATGATAATAGGGAACTTGACAAATTGGAAATCTTAAAGGAATATGTCCCATCATTTCGATATAGTTCTATGGTGGATCCAAATGGCAAATATATATTGTGTATTACCCATTCGGCTGCAGATGTTGCTGGCCTGACATCTAATGAATTGGTAGATAAAAGTTGAACTTGGGTAGATACCACATCACCGACAGTCATGATTATCCTCGGCTATTGATGATCTTCCAAATCATACCAAATGTCTCACCATTAGCAACAACCCAATTGTAGTAGGTCTGGCGTGCACCCATATATCCACCTGTAATAGTTGTGTGCAAACCCGACTCTCGTAATGTGTAATCGCCACTTGATGTCATTATAGAGGTGTATACAGCAGTGTCAGGAAGCAATACATCAGTGCCATAAGTATTCATAAAGGATTTTGTTGCTGCAACTCTTGTCATTACTGGGGCGACAAGTTCATTGAGGGTGTAGTCAGTTCCAAGTGTCGCGTCAGTGCCTACTGAAACATATGTGTATTTAGTTGAAAGGTATGCTGCCAAATCATTAATTGCGTAATTTGTCAATGCATCATCAGCCATATTTCCAAGGCCAACTCTACATTTGAGTTTTTGAAAAACCGATGGTTTTTTGACGGTTTCAACTTCCAAATCCCATCGGCCATGTTTATCTATTCTATACAGTTCTAGTTTGTCGTGGAATCCGGTGTTTGTGATATTAGCCATGGTTGATCTGCCTCGCTCATGATATAAATGTCTTTATATACTTCGTAGTCAACATGAAACTTTACCTTATATTTATGTTGTGTGGGATTCTTGATGCCTATTTTATTAGCATTAGTCATACTAAAGTTGAAAACATCCCCACTTCGAATTCCATCATTACATCGAGTCAAGTAATCACTGAATTCCACAGTTTGGCCATGGTAAATTGGAATATAAGTATCTAAACTATCATTAATAGTGAATTCAACGAAGTGTAATGGTTCACTTTTAATAGACTCCAATACCACACTATTTTTATAAGTATTTTGCATCCGTTCGTAAAATACTGGATGTACTGATGATCTGTAGGTTGTAACTTCAGGTGAAAATGGCAAAACTTGATTATAAAATCTTAATGATGCAACACTACTTCCCAATTCTTCAGCAGTTATGAAATCGTCTACCGTGTCATTTGGTTTGATGGTTATGGTAAATATTGCAGCCTCATCATTTACATTTCCATCGCATTTAACGTCAATAATTCTATAATATTCATCAGCAGCAATTATTTGAGGGGTTATAACTTTCAAATATTCACTATTGGACATTCCTTTATATGCCATCCTAGTATAGTCAAGTGTTGGCTGATCTCCTCCTTGTGTGGAATATAAACTTTCATCTGACTTCCACAATACACATGGATGATTAGTTCCATCATATCCAGTAACTGGCATTAACTGAAAACATGAAGGGAAGTATACTGCAGTATCTGCATACCACTTGTCATAGAATCCCCAAATCTTGACAATTTCATCCATTTCATAACCATCAACAATCCCAAAAATTGGAAGTGTTTGCGTGACTAATTCTGATCCTTTTGGTAATACGTAAATTTTTGTGGATTCCTTTGTTTTGTCAGTGGAACTACGAATGTTCATCAATGTGCCATCTTCATAGTAAAAAAATTTCATCTTAATAGATATATTGTTCAAGGTTATTTTTGATGAAATGTTATTGGTGATGGTAAACCTAAATTCAGGAGGATATAACAATGCTCGTTTAATTGCCGTTTCTCCTTCTTTTCCTGATGTCCACCAATCCAATTTGAATGGGGGTATACCTTTCCAAGTTCCAATTGTATATTGCTGGATCATTGTGGTGTATTGTGCGGCACTTGGATATTTGACATTAGAAGCATCGCCAGTAATTATATCTTTACATACCAAACTATCATAAGTCAGATCTACTCCATACCACGAAGGCTCTGCAGCAAATGACATTGCCATATCCCAATCTATGTCAAATGCAGCATCAGGATCGTCAGTTTCTCCAATGGTATATTGAATGTATACTTGACCATAATCATAGAATGCAGGAATATCACTCATATTATTAGCGCCATCATCTACAATATATTCATCAGATCCATAAGATCCTTCTCCCATATATAATTCTATAGATGCATCTCCTTCTATTGGAACTTCTCCAAATGTAATATAATTATCAATGGTTGCAACTTTACTCTCATCATATGAATTTTTAACATCAGATAAATCGGTTATAGATGCAGTAATTTTAATCTCGCCATTTGATTCAGGTGGAATTATAAATGGCCGCATATAAAATGCATCGGTGGTGGTTGATGTTTTTTCATCATCAACTGGAGTTAATTGTGGATCAGTAAATGTTATACTTGTTTGAGCACCCTTATCATTCTGTGCTGAATTTTTATATCCAACACTAATATTGTAAGCACCAAACTCTGCTACAGTTAAACTCGCAGTAGGAGATCCACTACTAAATGTTTCGCCATTTGATGTCCAAATTATTTGCGTGATATTACTACCATCACTTGGATCAACGATTAAAGTAAATGATGCTGATTTATCACCAGTCTTTTTAGTCTCAATATATGGAGCCATTATTTTACCTTTATGATTTTAAATTTGAAAAAAATAAAATGTCCACTAATCATGATTGTCCTTCACTTTCAGCGATTTTCTCCCCGCCAACAATCACTACCGAACTATCCCATTTTTCAACTTCAGTGGGTGATGGCGTGGAATGAATCAATTGAATTTGATCGCGGTATAAGTCGAATATTGAGTAGAATGATGGCCCAACAACAACTTCAGTATAATCACCACACATATAAACATCTTTGATTTGCCAAACAGTGTCACTTGGATCTTCAGTCGGGTTTTGATCAGGACCACTACGATAGACCATTTTTTCTTTGATAGTCTGATCTCCAAGTCCATTGAACATATCACCTTCTTTGAAGCGAGTTATTCCAGCGGGAAACCTAACTTTATATGTTTTACGATCATTTTGGAGATCATTCCATATTTTTTCAGCGAATGCTTGTAAATTTCTATCCAATTTATTAGTTTGAAGTCTAAATGATGCTACAGTAACATTTCCAACTGGCAAGGATTCTGGATACAATTTATATGCACTCCCATCACTATTCCAGACAACTACATTATTTGGCTTATATGGCAGTGAAAGATCTTCTGGTTGTTTCTCACTATGTAATATCACTTCATAATTCAAATCTAATGTTATGGTATCTCGCCCATACCCGTATTGCAAAGAACCATCTAATCGACCATACCAAGTATAGAATCCACACTCGTTCTCCAAAAAACTATCTATGGCTGTCCCAACATCAGTTCCTGATAAAATTTGAGTTGGGAGTATAATATTTGTTGATCTATTTGGTAACAATTTCAACTTGCCTAATGAATCAGGGTTTGATATACCAACTCCTGGATTATATTGAATGGTCGGATGTCCAGTATAAAATGACATTATACTTTGAACCATTTGCTCAATAGACATGTTAATTCCACTTTCAGTTGGATTTCTAATCATAACACGAGGTTTGAACAATCCTGCTTGTGGATTTCTAACTGCACATTGATATAATACGCTATTTAATTCCGAACATTCATATGAAACCATCCCACCAGTTGAAACCTTAACACTTTTTATATAACCAATAAATGCTGGAATTGTTTGTTCTAATTCTGAAAATATTCGAAGTTCTGCATTTTCAACCAAGCCATCTATCTTGTTGATCGACCTAAATTTCGCAGTGTTTGGGTCAAATAAACTTCCTCGAATTTCAGGATCAATAACTGGGATTTGATCTCCACTATCACTGATGCCTAACTTGATGAAATATTGAACATTTTGCTTTAATGCCGATCCATCATTACCATCGAATAATTGACTTTCCTTGGGATCTGACCATATATAACTTAAGGTCATCATAAAGCGATAATGACCGAGTTCTTTGGCATTTCTATCCCAAGTAAATGATGCGATTTTCCACTTACCCCGAAGTGTTGGAAAGTTATTCCGACCATCCTTGAGTTCTAATCCACGTCCGCAAAAAGTCCCTTTCGATCCATATTGATAACAGCCATTAAATAAATCTTCATCAGTAATTTCTGAACCCGGATCATCGGGGGTATTTAATTCAAAATAACCAGTTACTACACATTCACATTTATCAATACCCATTGGAATGATTTCAGGTTCAAGGGTATTATCTTCGATTTTGATACACGCAGCAATAGTCGAACAATTAATGTCTTCAATTGTACATGGAGATAGAATGTCGGCTGCTACCCAAGATGATTTGCCCTTGGTATCTTTAACTTCCTCGATAATTCTAAATTGAACTTGCGAAGTTGGTAAGGTCATTCATACCACCTATACAATTCCAGATCGCCATGCATGATTCGTTGACTTACTCCTTCACGAACTCTCCATGAATTGACAAACCACTTTGAACCACTTGGAATTTCCTGAAAACCATATCCAGCACTTGCAATTAACAATGAACCTGCCATGAAAATATTCCTTGGCGATTGAGTATTTGATAGTCTATACGCTGATATAGCGCTCATATAATCCAATTGTTCTTGGGTATCGCCAATGCGAACTTCAAGGACTAAAACATCAACCTTTTTACCTCTCATAACTGATAGTGGGACTGAACCCTGACCTTGATTTTGCGAAATGACATTTACTGCATTGGTATATTTGAGGCGATAACTTTTTATATTATGCGTTGCTCCACCAGCATATGTATAGGTTTTATTGCCATGACCCTGGGCACTCATGGATATTTTAATGAAATATTCAGTAAAGTTCAACGCCATGAAAAAACATGATGTTTTACCATATATAAAACCAAAGTTCTCCAAGTTTTAAAAAATATTTAATAGTTCGAAAATTAAAAAAAGTATATTGTCTATGAAGTTCTACTGGTTTGTGTTTTACCTTGTTGAAGCATCTGTGGTAATTGAGCCTGAATTTGCTGCATCACTTGATTTGCAATTTCATTCTTATCACTACCAGTTACCGTGATTACAACTTGGACATTTTCAGGAACTGTAGAAACTGGTTGTTGTTGCTGTTGTTGAACAGTCTGTTGTTCCTTGAGCATCTGTAAGAATGTGTTGGATAATGCAGTGGTATCTGAAACTCCAGTAATAGAGTTCACCGTTGCGCTATCATCTTTTCCAGCATATGCAACACCAAATGTATTTAGTTGATCATTGGTTTGCTTTCCGAATAAGTCATTAATGTTAGTTACTGCTGATGTGATTGCCTCGTTGAATGATGCAATTGATGCTGCTGTTTCTCCACCTTGATAATATCCAGTATCTTTGCCATCAATTGTAAGCGGGGTTACTCCACTTTGTTCTTTGTATCTACCATCATTAAGCCATTGGGTTGTCTGTGGCATTAGCATATCGGCAGTCATCGTGCCTACAATTGACGCTCCTGGAATTGGAACCCCTGGCATTCCAGCAGATAAAAACATTTGTGCAGCACTCCATGGATTTTGAGTAACTGCACTTCCAACATCTTTACTAACATCCATTGCAGTTGCTCCCATTCCAACACCACTTGCTCCCATTGCAACGATATCTCCAACATTTGCAGTCATTGCCTTTGCAACTAAATTGTATGAATCTTTGACAAGTCCAGCAGCAGTGTTAGTTCCTATTTCACCAATAATTGGCAATGTGATATTTTTATTAATTCTCTTTATAGAATCTGTAACACCATCTCGATAATTTTCTAATTTCTTCGCTGTATCATTATATGTAGCATCACTTCCAGTAAGACCTTTCAAAGCATTTCTTGCAACTGTTCCCGGTCCTGCCCCAATACTCATTACAGGATCCATTTGTTGCATCATTTCACGAAGTTCTTTTTCGGACTTGCCATATGATGCAGCCATAATTTTCATTCCTCGTGCATAGGTAGGTGCTACTGCTCCCCCAGTTAATAAACCAGTTACTGAATTTGACTTGTATTTTGGATCCATCATACTGTCAAGTGATTGACCTTGCTTAACAAACTTGTCATTTTCAGATCCTGCTTCTAATATTCCAGCCCCTGCAATTACATATGGATTGAATGCAATTGCATTGGCTTTTGTAAATGCAGTTCCTGCAAGTGCAGCTCCTTTACCAACACCACTTGCTGCATATCTACCAGCAATTCCTGCAGTTTTACTATTCTGAAGCATTTGTGGAGCATATTTTGCACCAACCTTTGCAATTGCCGCAGGTGCACCTTGGCCAGCCCATTGGAATCCTTTTCCCGCATATCCAACTATTGCATTCTGAACTTTTACTGAACCATATGCCTTTGCTACTGATTCAGCATCACCACCAGTAGTTGCAGCAACTTGCATAGTCATTCCATGATCTGCTGGATCACTACCCCACGTTGCATCATTACTCCATAATGCTCGTTGATTTGGACCTACGTAATCACCAGGGATAAACCCAAATTGCGGATCTAATGTAAACTTTCTCCCTGCTGCATTTTGTGCATTTGCTGGAGCATTTCCATAATTGTAATTACCATTATTCCACCGATCCATATATCCAGTTTTCTTACGTGACTGTGGACCATAATCAGTAATATCTCCCCACTTTCTATATCCAGCATGATTGTAGTAAATTTCAGACAGTTCACTATTTGCAAACCCTGCTGACGGATTTATATTTCCAGATTGGTGATTAGTTGACCCACTACCATTTTGTTTCGGTGGTGGTGGTATTCTAACACGAACCCTTCCAGTCTTTGGATTGTAACCAACAGTTGTAGAATTCATAGTTGCTAATAATGAAGTTATTGATGAAACTATTGAATTTATTACAGTTGATATTGGATTTGTATTTGGTGTAGGCGATGGATTTGGCGTAGGGTTTGGCGTAGGATTTGGTGTTGGGCTTGGATTTACAGTTATTCTGCCTGGATTTGTAGTTGGGTTTGTTGTTGGATTTGGATTTGCATTTGCATTATTTCCATTGAAGTTGAAATTATTTGGAGTTGCACTTAACAATCTTGAAACATATCCAATGTCTGGAAGTTGGAATGGTGTTTGGTTATTACCATTACCTTTTCCTGGACCCCAATCTCCTTCTTTCCAATTGCGAACATATACGCCAATTCCATCACTTTCCTTGGCATCATTCAATACTTTGGAAGTAATACCATTTACTGTTGCATTATCTTCCAACGCACTTACTGTTTTTCCACCATAGTAATTAGTGTCGGATCGACCACCTACATCATATGCTGCACTTGGGCCTAATGGAATTGATGCTGGATTTGGTGTGCCACCTTGCGCGAAATTGTTCAAATCATCGAGGAATGTTTTGCCTAATTTCTTGGATGATTGCGCATTAATAACATATTCACCATCACTTAATCTTGCATTGACTTTATCTTCGCGTGGACCACCAGGACCATTAACTTCTCCGCCAGTTGCGAAATTGCCTTGAGTTCCAGTAAGAGCGCCTGTTACCCCTGAAATATTAAGGCCATTGGATAATGTCGGTAGGTAATTACCTTGTCCAAGGAACATTGGCGATACTTGCATTAAATTGGCAAGTTCACTAACTGCTTCGACAACGAGTAAAATTTCTGCGAGGACTAATCCCCATCCAACCAAGAATGATGCTGCCGAACTCTTGGAAATTGCTTCAGTTGCAAGTAACGCGGCATTGAAAGTTTGGACAAGCCTTGTCATCTCGGCAAATCCACCAATCACTGTGAGCAATGCAGTAAATCCACTTGCAAGGGGCTGAACCAAAATCGACATTATATACAAATTGGCAAGCACTTGCATTAAACCTTGATTGTCCGTAATCATCTTAAGGACGCTTGCAAATGTCTTCATTCCTTCGACCATTGCAGGAGCAGCCTTAACTACACTTTCAATTAAACTTTGGAATGTATCAATGTTTTCAGCACTACCCAATTCAGCAAATAAATCTTGAAGCGGCCCCAATAACCTATCGCTAAATGATGAATCACCAAAAACTTTAGCACCTAATGTGGCAAACATCGTCTGAATAGTCGCGGTTAATCCAGTTACCTGCTTCCATCCATTAGTAAGATCATCGACATTGACATTCATCTTGTCCATCACGCTATTGGCGTTTACAAGACCACCAAAAGCATTGGACATGCCAATGTTCTTCATCATACCTTCGATATCACTAAGTGGTCCTGTGATTGCTCCTACAGCCTGCTGGAAGATCATTATCACAGACTGCATGGAGAAATATACACCCATTGCCGACATACTTAACGATGCAAATTTCCAAGAAAGTGTAGATAAGATTTTCTCACTCTTGCTCATCTCACCAATGCCAAGACCAACCTTCTTAACCGATTCCGCAGTATGATTAACAGAAACTGTGGCTACATTATTATTCGCAATAAATTCTTTGTGATATTCATTTGCTACTTTACGAACTTGATTTAAATCAGCACCCGACTGTTTTATGGCATTTGCATTTAATTCTGGACGACCTTCTCTATCAAAGTTCATTAAGTCAGTACGACCACGAACCATCTGCCCATTAGTCCCCATTACTCCTGCTGATAGTTTATCAGTCAGACCCCTTTGATAATTTGGTCTCATTTCTTCAGGGACTTGGAAAACCCTGCTCATTACATGACCAATACGTTGCTCAATTTCAGCAGGATCCATTCCACTTTTATCAAGCATTGTTTTTAATATATCAGTAGTAACCACAGTAGTTGCTTTTTGAGTTCCTTTGTTATCAGTCGCTACACCACGTTCAATATTAATTAAATCTTTTATTTGACTTTTTCCAATTGTATTGCCAAATTCACGACTAAATTCTTCAGCAATATTTTTAGGAGCATCGTCATATGCCTTGCGATTGCTAATAAATGCTGAAAGTTTCTTCAGTTCTTGTGGATCTTGCCCATTAAGTCTACCAGTTTCCAAAACCTTTGTAAGTTCGTCAATTGACAATTTACTGGTATCAATATTAGAATATATTCCACCAACATCAGCATTTGCTTGTGCAGAGAAACTATATTTGGTATCCATTGGACTTCCCATGTTTTTAAAGAACGTCCCAATACCACCACTCATATCATGAATTGCACTTCTAATTCTACCACGATTTGGTTTTGTTTTTCCAATACTATTTAATTCATCAGTAGACCATGCCCAAGCATCGCTCATGTCTATGCGAGCACCCGCGGGGCCAATTGGAGCACCAGCATGATCAGTAAGTTCTCCCTGTTTATAGGTCATGTGTCCACGATACAAACCACCAACACTTGACTTACCCATTGATCTACGATCACCAACATCCATATCATCAGATTCTGAAAAAATACCCTTTCCCATTACCTGACTTGCCATATGCATATTTTTAAAAAACTGATCAATTTTTTGTTCAGCATTATTTTTCCTGAACGATCTCATTAAATATGCAAAAGGATCATTATTTGCATTGTATTGTTCAAAGCCTTTGCTCATTACATTGGTTAGACCAGCACCAGGAACTGTTGAAAATGAAGATGTAATTCCAGCATGTGCAACTTTATCACCGTATTGTGGTTGAGTCGGACCTACTCCCGCTATACTTGAATATCGCTGATTGTTAAATTTCGAACCATCACTTGAATAATCAACTTTTGGATATGATTTACCATCAAGTCCCGGATTTCTAACTGTATCTGGAAATGCCTGTTTAATTGCCTGTTCAACAATTGGCATTACTCGATTTGCATAATTTTTCAAATCATCGTGAGCCTTAACATCACCACTATCTAATTGACTACGTAAATCTCCCTGTCGTCTATTAGTATTCTTGGCAACTAATGCAAATAAATCCTTGGAGCCTAATAAATTACCATATATTGCATCACTACTCGTGCCCATATCGGCACTGTAAGATCCTACAAAGTTCTTGGCAATTGAATCATATTTGCGTGGATCTACTTGATCTCCCTTGGCAAATCCAGCAAGTCCACCATTTGCAAATCGACTAACTCCACTTGAATTTAACAAACCTGGGAAATGCTTATCGACTTCAGCACTTGCCTTGGCATTGACAATATATGAATTTCTTGGCAATACACTAAATATGTCATCAGCAGTTGGATTCCCACTACCACCCATAATAGTCGAAATCCCACCATTTGACAATTGTTTACCAGAGATCATCTTGGAAATTGATAATTGTTCATGTTTATCTAAATTTCCATCAATCCCACCTCGGTTTATAGCATTTAGGAGTTTAACTCCATATTTTCCAGTTACATTTGGCGAGACGAATTTTTCATGTGACGAAATGAGTGCAGGTATACCACCAAGTCCACCTTTAGCAAATTTGCCCCAATGTTTTGCCATTGCAGCAAAATTCTTTGGCAACACTGCTTCATTCGGAGATGCTGCTTGTGATAACCAATTGCGAAGTTGGCTATGTTTTACATCTTTCTTTGGAATGTCTACACGAAACAAACTACCTTTAGTATACTTGGCATAGTCCTGTGCATAATTCTGATCTGGAGTGAACCATTTTCCAGAAGTTTCCATTTGATTATCAGATATTACTGATGGATCGTGGCCATCTGCTCCTCTCCAAAAAGTAAGATTTTTACCCTTGGAATTCATCAATCCATTTACTTGTTCCTTGTATATTTTATTAAAGTAATCAGCATTTCTAAACTGAAGTTGTCCACCCTGTGCTTCTTCTGCATCTATATAATCACCGCTATTAAATCGGGGAATCATACCCCCTTCTTTAAATGGCATTGGAATTCCACTTGAAAATAGATTACCAACAAAACTTCCAAGCATTCCAAGTCCTGCGATTCCAGCGCCTTGGAGTCCAGTTGATATTATATCTTTTTTACGTGACTTAATAGAATCTAAAATGCCATATTTATGACTATCACGACTATTGCCCATGAAATTTAAATTTGGCAATCTACTAATTTGATTGGGCATTTTAGGAGATTTAAGGCTCTTAAGCATATTTTGCAGGCCAAATGCTGGAAGGTTTTGTCCAACTTTAGTAAAGTTTTGCAAGGCTGCAAAGTGACCTTTTAATGATTGATTACGTTGAACATTTTGTAGGAATTTTTGGGCATATGAATCTGAAATTTGAGTGGCTGGTTTGGCAGCAATTGGTTTAACATCTGGAATATAATTACGCAGGATAGATCGACTAATACCCATTCCCATGATATTAGGTTCATTGGCCTTCATTAAAGATCGAACGTGTCTTGCCACTGCATTTCCACCAATATCACCACCTATTTGATCAAATTGTGGATTTGAAGTTTTAACTCTTGCAAGTGATTTGAGGTATTTTTCAAGTTCAGGGCCTGATTTCGACTTTATAATATTTTGGAAATTATTAGTCGCAATAGTAGATCTCTTTGCATATGCATTTTTAATATACATTTCCTGGAGTTCAGGACTAATATTTTTGCCATCCATTATGGCTTTCATATTGGAAGTATGGCCAGTAAGTCCAATAATGCGAATGACATTTTCCAATACAGGATCCTTAACTTGATTATATTTACTTACTTGTGATTGAACATTTTGTCGAATTGGCTGTAGGCGATCAGCGATGTGAGGAGCAAGTTGTTTGACTGATGCTTCGCTATATTTTCCTTTTTGAGCGAATTGCTGTGCAGCATATCTCCTCGCTATTTCCTCTGGGGATATTCCACCAAGCATCAAGTCTCTTGCATATTGCTCAATTTTTTGTGTGCCAGTAAGATCGTTAGTGCCCTCCGCATAATGTGGTAATTCTCTTGGCTTATTGAAAATTCCACTTAATGCACCATTAATGGCCTTAACCATCCTGCTATACTGTTCATCACTGTATTGAGCCATACCAATTCAATGTTATTTACCACATATAAAATCAGGAGGGTCATTCGCCGGTGATGTTTTATGCACGGTGATCAATACATTTTTATAATAGTTGCGATATATTTGTATGTGCCGATGGACAAGACATAAAAGAGGGAACCCCTTCTTTGTTGTTTTGTTTAGAGTAGTTTTGAGGTTGTCGGCAATTCATTTCTCAAAGTTTAAAATTGGATAGCGTTGGCTATATCATTTGGATTAAAAATAAAATAGTTGTTTGTTGATGTTGAGAGTTCAGCGATACAATGCCGTATAATCCTAAACAAACAAAAACAAGGAAAAAAAGATCCTTGCTTTGAACTGTTTGTTCATGTTGGGCACATACAAATTAGTTTTGAAGTTATATAAATGTATGGGTAATGGATCATTTAAAGCCCATCTTGCCTGCTAATATTGGAATCATTTCGGACCACACCAAATTAGAGCAACGAAGGTCAAACGATAGGCATTCAAACCAATTATCTGCTTCGAATACTTGGTGTGGTAAACAACCTGATAGCAATGCCAAGAAGCCTATTGACTTCATCATTTCGTCAGATCTATTGTCATAACCATCTGGATCATTACATTGGGTTGCTTGTTCATACAGGCTCGTCCATATCTCGAAAGGAGCGGTTGTCTATTGAAATATTTTGCACCGCCGCCGTGAAGATTGCCATTAACTGGGTCCACGGAATTTCATCAAGTTCATGTGAGATTAGGATAGACGGAAGCACCAACTCTACCCATTTGTCCATCTGGGTCATCATCACTTCTTTTAGGGCTGGGGTTTCTAATACACGTTCGACCTGAACACCCAGATCATCAAGGAGTGGAACTCTGATCGGCTTGCCATTTTCATCAAGGACTTTTTCGAATTTGGGTTTGCCATCTTCACCAAGTATTACTTTGCCTTTTGCATCTTTGACTTCGACCATTTTGTCAACGAATACTGGTTCTCTTGGGCAATTGGCACGCTCGTTCTCAACTTCCATGAGAATTCTAAAGTGTTTCCATCCAAGTGGTCCGGTTGGAACTTTGATGATATAAGTATCGTCATCGCCTTTAATTTCTAAACGTCCGTTATTTACCGCTTTACGAGTCATTAAGCAAAGTTCAAATTGTCCTTATATAAATGTAATGTAAGGGTGTTTTGAGATTTAGAAATTTAGTTTTTAAATGTTCAAAAAATAGTAAAATTATGGATAAACATCGCTGAATTGTATTGCGCTTGTATTGGATGTTGTTGCACGCCACTTAATGGATTTTTCAAAGCGACTTTGTCCTTCAGTTGAAACTTCAGTATTGACGGCGTTGATGTTTGGCAGGGTTATGGTGGTTAATCGTTTAGTGCCACTTGGATTATGTAAGTTGATTACTAATTGCCCAAGGCTTACCACATTGGATTTTGGATCATCGTTATTCCAATTTGCTTCATCACCGGTTGTTATGATGTCGTCTATGTATGTGTAATCTCGGTTGGATAATGATATTGAACCTTCGATATTCAAATTGGCATTTTGGTAAAGGGATTGAGTATATTGACTACCAAGGATATTATCATCGTTACCTAATGGCCTGGTGATTTTAATGGTAACTCCAGTGCATTTAATTCCTTGGATGGTTGCATTGTAAAATATTGGGATTTCCTTGGTGTTGTCTGGGGCACTCAAGGTGTATGCGAGTGGTTTTTTATAGGTTCCAATCCAGTCAAATGTTATGTGGGCGAAATCTTTAGTTCTTACGCTTAATTCACATGATGTTATCGCACATGATGCAAATGTCCATACTTTGCCATATTGATCGCCAGTGGATACATCGTAGAATGAAAAGGATTCACCAACCCCACCTGATGTGTTGCCTAGTAGACCGTTTTGGATGTAAGTGTTGAATATTTCAGGGCGATATGCTGCGCTAAATTGGCCATTTGTAGTGTAATTTCCACCATAAATTTTAGGCTCACCAACCGATCCACATGATTCTTCAATTAATAAATTTCTATCGGTGGAGAAATTTGTGGATAATATTGGTAGGGATGTTGAATTTAAGGCAAGTCCTTTGATGAACATGTTTAAGTGAATTCGATATCGTCAGATCCACAAGCCCAGTTGTATGTTTTTTGAATGAGGCTTCTACTACTGGTATTTTGAGCAATTCCAGTGAGAATCATAGTGGCTATTGTGACACCTGCAACGTCAAAGTCGAATGTTGCTCCACTTACGCTTGCTCCTGGATATGCAGTTGCTTGGGCCAGTGTGATGGTTCCTGTGACTTTAGTATCACCGCTTTGATAGATTGATTGTGAGAAATAGTCAGTTCCTATGATGAAATCGTCAGCGGAATATGGGCGTTCGATTTTCACACTAAATGCACTGACGCTTCCCGCACTACACGATCCACCAGAAAACACACCAATATCAGCGCTGTAATCGCCAGCACCTGCACCTGCTGTCATTGAGTATTCTTGGCCGATCCAATTATAGGAAATTCTACCATAATCACCGGCTTTCATGGAAATTTCACAAGAAGTAATTGCACAATCAGTTGCGCTAATACCATTGCCGTTATCGTCGTTGGTTATAATTGTATAGTCTTTTTTACCATTATCAGTTATCATTGTCGAAGCATATGTAACCATACTTGCTCGAAGTGCTCCACCAAATGAACCACTAATATTGTTATATAACCCGCCGTATAACTTTTGACCACCTTTTCCATTCATTGATTGCTCAACAAGTGGATCTCTGCCTATATTGAATGAAGAATCACTAATCGGAAGATCGGTAGTGATTTTGACTCCTCTTACCATACCACATTTTGGGTATTTACCTTATATAACCCGAATGTAGCGAAGTTAAAAAATAGAAAAATTAAGGGGATTCTATACTGGGTTCCAAACATCAACGTAGAATTTGCTGGTGTTGTTAGTAATTGCCATCCACTTAACGGTCTTGTTCCATCGCTGAATTCCCTGTGCAGAACGGCTTGCTTCGGTAAGTTTTGCCTGATCACAAGTGATACGGGAAATTACACGAGTTCCGTCTGGAGAGTGCAGGAGAATTTCGAGTTTTCCTGCAGGAATTGCGTTTGCAAGGACGTTACTGGTTGTAGTATTGGTTACACTACCGAAGTATTCACGCTTGCCCTGGTCAAGTGTGTTGATGAGATCGCTGTTGCTACCTGCATACATGGCACGAATCTTATCCCAGTCAGTACCGGAAAGGGTGATGTCTCCTCCAAGTTCGGTAAGACCGTTGTATGATAAATTTGCAAGGAACTGTGATCCAATGGAATAGTCATCGGTATCGATTGGACGGTTAATACTCATGCTGAAATCAATGCACTTGAATGGAGTTGCACTTCCACCTTCTGGAGTCCACTTAAGAACTGCATTGTAGAACAGTGCTGGATCCCCGGTTGGTTCAGTGTTTGAGTTAACTGCCTCGTCGTATACTTCAGGTTTTCGCGAAAGCCACTGAATAGTTGAAGTTGCATACTGTTTGGCTGCAAGTTTAAGTTCGAATGAACTGATACCTACTCCACGGTAAACGGTAGTAGATCCCTTTGCGCCACTGGTAAGTTTTGCTGCTTCATCGACAATTTTAATTGCGAGAGTTGCCGGAACCATCGTAAGTTCATATCGATATCCTGCGGCGAATCCAGTTGCTGGGCTTGCTACAGTTGCAGGGGTCTGATAGCCCATAATTCCTCTTAAGAGACCAGTGGTATGGAAATCGTACCCTCTGAATGCTCCACTGAAAGAACCTTTTGGACTGATAGTTCCACCGAACAAACTTGCAACGGAAACCTGATCGGTTGACTCTTCACGAATGGTATCACGACTGACTGCATCGTCATGCTGATTAACACGCAGAGTTTTGAACGCTGCGGTATGTGCATAACCGGTGCCCCCAGGATACGCGATCCAATCACTGGCTGTTACGAAGCCAGCGGCAATATCGTAATCATTTACGACTGCCTCATCATATGCATATGGGTCTTCGGTAATGCATATTTCTCTTTTTGCGACCATGGTCTTATTTTCTCCTCTTGATCAAAGGTGATAGATGATCTTTATTTACCTCATTTATATGCAGTGTAAATTATGAAAGTTAAAAAATGGGTTTAAATGGTTTAATGATCAATTATTGTTGTCGATCCAGTCAAGTTCCATTGGATAAATCGCATATAAGTGGACATTGATGGTTTCTCCAAGTGTGCTGTAGGTGGGTTTGGTAAATCTAAATCCAGTGCACCATGGGGCGCCACTTGCTTCAACATCACGAGTTACATTTTCAATGATCTCTAATATGGTATATGGAAATTCATTATTGTTATCAATGTTCAATTCAATGCACAATTCAACATCAACTGCATAACTTTCATTTGTATAAATGTCAATTGGGACATCAGTGAACGTCACTACACATTCTTTATTGGCCATTGCTTCTTGAAGGCGTGGTGAATTTTTATAGCCTAATTTCGATAAGGATTTTTCAACTTCCAATTTGCAGTCTTGTTGTCTTTTTAATCTAACTACCATAATGAGAACCTCTATGTTTTTCGATTATTATATTACTCTACGTGATGCTTTGAAATTTTTTCTGAAATTTTGTGCATATTCTTTGTTTGTTTGTTTGATTTGCTCCCATATTGGGTAATTTTCCCAGTAATTGGCTTTTCGTTCCATTGATTCATCGAATGTTTTACGATCAAATTGCTTGGAGTAATTTTCATCAAGTTCATCCATTTCAGCAATATATTGTTTATTTCGGGATGATCGTTCACGAATGGCACGTAAATCTTTTTGGTGTAATATTCCCATATTGTTGATTAGTTTTTCAATTTTGGCATTTGCTCGTTTTTCAGCAACTTCAATTTGCTTTAGAAAGGCCATTTGCCACATCGCCCAATATGATTTGGGGATTCCTTTCCAAGTTCCATTTTTGATTCTGAAATCGAAGTCTGGGATGTATGCTCGTGGTCCTGGTGATGCACCTTTGACAAGTATTTCTACGTAGTCACGGCGATTTGTTTTTGCTGAACATGGAGCAACATATAATTCAATGGCCATGGGTGTTATGCGGCCAATCTTCAGGGCTTTGCGAAGTTGCCCAGTGTGTTGACGAGTCGTGTTATACATTGCACTGGGTTTGTCTGATGGCGAGGGATGTAAGTTTCGTCTCTTGGTAGTGCGGATCCACGAACCTTGTTTTGTCCATTTGTTGTAATGGGAGGCCCTGCGATCAAAATATTGGTTAACGTGATCATACCAAAATTTTTGTAATTGCATGGCTTCAGTTTTAATGATATTTTGGATTTGCTTGCTCATGTCTTGTCCAAATTTTATATGAGCATCACGTGATTGTTCGATTCTATAAGATTTAGACATGTAAAAGTAGATGTTTTTTCCAAGTTCTACACTTTGGATGTTTTTATCGGTGGAAGGTTTGCTATGGAATAAAGTTTGATTTACTCTAATGCGGAAAAAACGAGTATTGGAGGTCATGGATTAATAATTGAGGGGCCTTGACCTGTTGCAATTGGTAAGATTCCTCGCTCAATTACCTCGGGTATCAATTCATCAGTAAAGGTTGTGCCAAATAGCAGTGATAGACAGTTTTTAGCATCTGTGATATCGTATGTTACGGTCAATCCCGCTGCACTTGGTAATGAACCATTCTGACGTTCTGCGAGCCTTGTATAATTTCTATAAGCGTGATATGTACCGACTCGAACCGTACATCGCTCTATGTGTTTCGTTGGGAATTCAGTATAATCAGTTAGATCGACCTGTAATTGTAAGGCGATCATGTCTATGGTATCACTTGCATCTTTCAAATCTCGATATGCAAGTCGATCATCGTAATGATCAATACCGATTTCACTGAGTTTATCCCTCAACACGAATATTAAATTAGATAGATCGACTGCCATTGAGATTTACCTTTGATTCAAAAAATTAGAGATAGTCAAAAATTATTAGAATTAGGGTGTGAAGGTGCTTGCTGCACATACACCGCTGATTCTCATGATACGATAGTTGTTGTTCAGAGTGTCTTCATTCTCTGGGATTACCATTGAATTGAAGTACTTGGTGTGAACGAACATTTCACTACCACTGTAGATATCACGGGCACGCTCAACGCCAGGTGCGTCAGGGCCAGTGTAGGTGTAGTGATCGAGAGTCTTGTTAGGGGTTGGAATTACAGCGTAGACATTTCCAAGGTAGTTCAGTTTAGTGCTACCAATCCATTCAACGCCATAGGTGTCCTTGGACCATTCAAGATCAGAAGTGTTGACCTGAATTCGGCTTGCGACCTGTGAGGTTGCAGACATGAGACGGGCTGGTTCACGAATCTGTGAGAACAGTTTCAGTGGGTAATAAATTTTCATACCATTGATGTCGCCTTCACGAACACTAACATCTTCTTTGTTGAAGAGAGTGTCAAGAAGTCCACCAATATCACCAGTTACATCAGCACCTGCAGCATCCCACTGTGCGGAAGCAGCCTTGGTAACTCCGTAGCCGTTCTTGATTGCATTGAGGATGTTAAGGTCTCGCTTGTTAGCGAAAGTTTCACCAGCACGATCAATTGCGCTGTTCAACTGGAATGCCATGTCACGACGAATCTTGGACTCATCAGTGAGTTTGACAGCGAATCGGCTCTTGTTCAGGTGAATGAATTTCTCGAACACTTCATCAGTGGTGTAGGGAACCATTCCACCTTCAGAACTGTCGAATACTCCACCAGTTAGACGCTTGGTGAATTCACGGTGCACATCAAGATTGGTTACATTCTTGAAAGATGCAGCCCCATAAAACTCCATCTGCTCGTAAGAAGTCAGATCGATGAGTTGAGTAAGTGAAAGAGTGCCTGCTTTAAGGACGCCTTCTCCAACGGATACGTTAGATCCTATAATATGTTTATCTACCATGTTAAATCACCTCAAGCCTTCTTGTACTGGTGACATACACGCACCGATGCAGTCTTTGCGCCAGAAGCCCCGCCTGTGTTGTCAGCGGCCCACTCAACTTTACCAATAACCCACTGTCCAGATGCTGCAGTCTTGATGAATCCACCAGTTGCTGCGGCTACTTCTGCGGCATATGCCATGGAAGTGTCTGCATAGATTGGCATACCAACGAGTTGCCCTGGGATCAGAGGAACGATGGTAACGTCGGGCCATTCAGTGTATTCAGTAGAATATCCAGAACCTGCAACCTGTGCATCAGTTGGGTAAATTACATTTGAGCCACCAGGAAGCGGGTGTGGTGTGTATGTAGTGATGTATGCCCATCCGTCTACGTATTCACCATTGGCTGCAGGAACTGCAACACACTGGGTAGGGGTGGCATCTGCATCGTATGCAGTGGATAGTTTGTCGGTCTCTACAAGCAGCCCTTCGAACTTAATCTGATAAGGGGTTGCATAGGTCATGTTGGTAATCTGGTTTGCCTCTTGCTGTTCTCCGTTTTTGAAGAGAACACGGAAACCAATACCGAGAATGTTTGGTATCTTCATAGGTCATCACTTAATGATTCTTGGAATTTGTGATTATATATAACTTTATTTATAAAAATTTATAAATATAATTATAATTGTCCAATAAAATTCCCATTTGGGTCAAATAGGACATTCATATTGTATTTTCGCATCAGAACTGGGTCACTCATTCTCATTAATTTGTGACGCAGTTCAGGATCGTTCGCACTTTCGAATGATTCACTGGCAAGGAGAGTATCTACATCCAATGGTTTTGTCGAACTTGGTGAGGAACTGGAAACTGCTCCATCAAGAGGTTCGCTTATTGGTGAGTTAGCAAAATTCTCCTTGATTCGCTCAAGCATTACGATTTGCTGTGAAAGATCCAACCCCGAATCAAGAACTAGTTTATCCGGATTTGCGACACCAAGAGCCTTGATATCACTCATTAGGCTGTCCTTCTGACGTTTGAGAAGTTTCTCATATTCAGCGGAAACCTTGTTGAGTTTATCCATGATCTCTGGTGAAGGTTCACTAGTACTCTCATTTTCGACAACTGGCTTTGCAATGGGTTCTTCTACTTTTGGAGTAGACGATTTTGCGTATTCCTCAATAGACGATCTGATTAATGCTGATAGATCATCCTTGCTCATGGTCACGGTATTTGGATCCGCTGCAGGTTTTGACTCCACAGCAGGTGTAGTTACATTTTGTGCGGTCATTTTCTCATTCAATTCGTTCAATTTCTTGGAAATTTCACCAAGAGGTTCTTTCCATGCATCATTAGTAATTTGAGCATCAACACTTTCAGGTGCGTCAAATTTTAAAACTTCAGTCATAAATTGCTCACTTACCATACCTGGTTTGCAACTCATTGCAATTTTATCCAAAGAAGCAGAAATTGAATGTTCGTGGCGATCAATAGAGATTTCAGGAGAGAGTGAATGGAAGCCATTTTTACGCATTAAATCAAATTTGGCAGGATTCGTAATCAAAATTTTAGCGTGAATCGAGTCATTATTTAACACGTATTTCTGGACTTTGCCAATTACGTCCTTTCCGTCATGAACATCAATTAGTTCAACTTGGCTGTTAACATCGTTGAAGATACTCGCCACATCATCGCTTGATAATTCAAGAGTTTTCCCAGATTTGTCAGTAAATTTACCCGCAGTTACAATGGGGCTATCAATGACATATGTTTGGAAATCCTTAACATGATTGTGGATTGACATCTTGGCAAAGATTTATAAAATTGTCCTTATATAAAGGTAGTGATAATAATGTTTTATAATTTTAAGTATTAAAAATGTATATTATACAATAGTTTTATATATAGTTAAGAGTATATTTGTATGTGCCTCACGCAACAAAATGAACAGGAAGACGGGATGAGATCCGGACTTTCTTTTTCGTTTTGTTAAGGAGTATTTGGGGGCGTTTGTTCTTTCAAAAATTGTGGTGTTAGGGAATTGGTTCTCCATATGAGCCTTGAGATTTGTCGCGTAAAAATGAAAAATTTAGATGGGTTTCATTCCGGTTTTTTCGTTTATTTTGCTGTTGGCCCCTTTGTTGATGACGGCTTGTGCGGTGTCTGTTGGTTGTTTGTCAGCGCTATGAGAGGTGGTTGGGTATGATGTTTGCCCATTGGAATTTCCACCAGGTGTGTTGTAATCAGCAAATGTTGTTTGTTTTGTGTTGAGATTTTTGACTTCTGCTTCGAACTTCTTGATGAGTTCGCTGGAATTCTTTTGTTCTTCGGTAAGGGGTTTATCACCGGTAGTTCGTCGTATTTCGGTTTCTGTGTAGCATCCAGACATTGCGTATTTGAATTGAGCCTTTTTGAGGTTGTCAAGTGGGTTTGCACTGATGTCTGCGCTTATATTGCATTCGAGGAATTCAACTGGATATGATGGGTTGATAAGACGAAGTCTTTCCTTCATGATCTTGAGGATTACTCGGGAAATTTTATCAGCGATTTGGGCAACTTTTATGCTTGCATGTGCGTATATCACAAGTTCACTTGCATAATTGGATGATGAAACTCCCTTGATGATCGAGACGGGCATATTAACGGCTGAAAATATAGATTCATTAACTTGGTTTAGAAGTTCATTTGCTTGCATATATCCGCCGGAATTAGCGTCCACCGTGGAAATTTTAGTGGTGTCCAATGTGATGAATGCTTGATCGGGGCCTTGTTCTTCCATTACAGCGGCTTGCTGTGATAATGCGGATGTTGCTGCACCTTCGGCTTTTTGGCGGCGAAGTTCTGGATTTCCCTGGAAGTTCAACGAATTGAATGATTCGGCTGCCAATTGTACGTGCAGGCGTGGGACGTTTCGGTATCGCCAGAGTGCGTCATTGGCCATAATAATACGCTTATACCATACTGGGATGATAGTGCGTCGAAGTGGCGAAACACCGTATATTCCGTAGGTTACTCGGCCTTTAGAGTCTTCAACATAGAGTGGGGTGTCGCGGAATCTGATGATGATGAACTCGCCTTTGTTGTAGATTTTCTGGGTGTCTAAATTTTCATCAACAACGAGGAAATTAGCCTGCATCATGAGATCGTCGATTGTATTACCACTTGCTGAATCCTGCAGGCGGTTGAGGGTGTCTAATACTGTTACGCGATCATTTGGAAGGACTGTTAATGATAAGTTTTTGTTGATTTTAAGGAATAGATTCCCATGCATGAACAATACTGATGCATAAATTTCGTATAGATTTTTGATGTCAAGTTCCTTGGAAAGTTTATTGGCGACATCTACCATTTCACGAAGTAATTTGTTATTGGCCTTGGAGAAATCAAATGTTTGATCGTCAATTTCTAATTTGTCTGGCAAATTATCTAATTCTGTATCGTTAATTACATCAAAGTATTTAAAGGATTCGCGAACCATAAGTGCGAAACTGTCCACTGCACTTGCGATCTCGGGTTCCATGGTATACATGTGTTCGAGAAGATCGTCTTTTGGCTCATTCGCGAAGTCCGATATGCCGTTTAAAAAATTAACGAAATTAGATGAATTTGCCTGATGAACAGCGACTCCCGATACGCACGGACGAGTAAAAGATTGCGTTGGCAATTTGTTTGGCGTTCGATTGGAGGCTGCAGAAAATTTATAGCGTTGTCTACGCTTCGATTTTGTTTCAGACATAAATTCAACCTCATTATACTCTGGGAGAGCCATTGGCTTCTATCCCGACAAAACAATTGGATAATATAGTGTGAGGATTTCCACACCTCAATTGCTTCGGAGTTTGACGATCCAATGATCGTGTGATGAAATGAGGTTATTGTCCTTATATAAATGGAGTGGGAATAAAAATTAGATGCGGTATATTCCACCACTTGGGGTGTAGATGGATCCGCCTTCGTTGTTGGCTAAATACCAAATACAGTGAGCAGTCGTATCTGCCAAATCTTTGCTTGAGTAGGCAGTGTGATCGACTTTTATACCTCGTGCTTTTTGAACTTTGATGAGTTGTTCGGCTTCTCTCTTTAAATGTTCGTTATATACAACATCCAAGTTAAATTCACCAACATCATCATTCAGGCTCATCCAAGTTCCATAAACTTCAGAATCAGCAATATGTTTAAGCGTTTCAACACCCCATTGATTATCACATTTCTCGATGACTTGCATCATGGTATCAGTATCATATATGAGGGTGGTGACATTGAGATCGTGTATTGCTTTTTCGATTCCTGCTTCGATGTCGGATGGAAGGACATATGCGTCATTTGTATCGCGTTTTTCGAATTTCATTACCCCGTCGATAATTATGTGATTGCCATCACGATACCCACATGACATACCAAAAGAATCGTTGCGGTATGCAGGATCGCACGCAAGAACATGATAATGTCGTTGTGATTCTTCGGGAATTCGATCAGTTTCGAATACATTTGTGATATTGCGGTTGAAACGAACTCCTTGTGGGAATACTAGTCCACCAGATACATCGGGTCGATTTGCAAAATCTCTCCAGAACATTTCCATTTTATATTTATATTCTTCACGGAGAGCGGCTTCATTGAATCGTGGATTACATTCCCATGTTTTGAGATCGTAAGTTAATGTGGTATCTTCATATATTCCATCACCGTACAATTTTTCAATCATCCCACCCGAAAATTGAGTGGATGAAATGGCCATGCACTTACCTTTTATACCTAAACTTTGAGTAGAGTTAACCATTTTTGACCAAACAATTTCTGCGCCCACTTTGGAGTCCGTTTGCTGAAATAGGTCTATTTCATCGGCTAATGAAAATTTTGAGGTATATCCAGTGCCTGCGCCACTCCCTGCTTTCGCTGCAGTCACTTGGGCAAATACATTCTTTTTTGGGCAGGTAATTCGACCATCATTGATTTTTAGATCGAACCATTGATTAAACCACTCGCTTTGTTCAATATCATTGCGCATAACTGCGTAGATACCGTCCATTGCTTGTTCACGGCCTGCTGCAACACAAGAAATAGCAATTGGCTGACTTGGAAGAACATTGAAGTGTTCATGTGGGTTGTCCAAACTCACCAGTTCGAAAAATTCAAAAGAGGCTATCTTGCCTCCTAATACCGTTTTACCCGATCTTTGACCCGCTTTGATTATTAACTTTTTAAATTCCGGAAGTGTTTGATCATATTTATATTGATAAAATGTTCTAATAATTTCTTCTTGTTTTGGGAATATTGTTTTCCATCCCATCACATCTCTTAAGAACCAAATTGGATCGTTGCGTGCCTTATTGACTGTTTTGGCATATTCAAGGCGTTCTTTGAGTGATAAAGTTTCTGACACTAATCAAAGTGAATATTTACGTTATATAAAAAGGTGGGTTATTCAATGAGTGTTGGTGTAATGTCTTCAATCATGCGATCTGCCTTTTTCTGGCAAGTTGGACATAGAATTCCTCCTGAAAGTAAACTGGTTACTGTATTTAAATTTCCTTCAACGTGTAGAATTTTATTTTCAATGGTGGTGGTTGGCTTTAGACGACCTTGGAACTCGCCTATTTTACTGATTATGTTTGTGCATTCCTTGGATAATTTAGTAAGTTGATCAATTTTTACGGTATCCCACTCGCCATCTTGACGAATGTATTCAACACAATCACGAACAATACTGTATAGAACACCCAATTCGTCTAATAGTAGATCGGGACTTCGAAGTTCTTTGACTTGTCGGCCATTTGAAGTGGTGGTAACTCCCACGCAAATTTCATGGTTGTTAATGTGATCCATGACATCTTCAGTGGTTATGCTGAAGTGAGTTGCGAGATCTTGAGCGGTTATGTCGTCTCGTGCGAAATAATCCCTTGTCCATTTGAGGCCAAATGCTCCACTCTTGCATATTGGACATTCATCGCGAATCATAATTTGAGTTCTCCAAGTGGTGCAATACCTTTATCTAATTTTTCAACAGTGTTCATTATTGACTGGAAGTTAGGATCTTCAGATAAATTGGTTTCGAGTTCTTCGAGTTTATGTTCATATAATGAGACTAATTCATCGTAGCCATGTAATTCGGCAACTTCCAGGATTAGATCGTGAAGTTCTTCTACTGTTGTGCCTTCGGGATTGACTTCTGGGATTAAAAAGGCATTAATATCGCAAATTATGTGATTTTCATGCTTCGCGTGGTATGTGAGGATATTTTGCATGATGGTCACACATTCTTTTTCACTTGGCACTTTAAATAGAGCGTTGGATTGCTCTCCATATACAATATATACATTATATTCGCCATTTTCGTCTTTGATAATGCGATAATTGGTGTAACCTTGAAGATCCAGGATATCGCGGGCTGGAGCATTCCCAATGGTAGTATTGTATTCTTGAGTAAGTATAAAAACCATAATATGAGTTGGGATTTATAGTATTTAAAGGTGTTGGTTGAGTATATAAATTTTTGTGCTATATTTATATATAATGGGTAGGTGTTTTGTATGTTATGATCGTGGAAATACTAATAGGTATGTTATTGATGTTTGTGATTATGTGGGTTGTTGTGAATGTATGGAATGAAGTAACGAAGGTTCAACCATTTGATGTAGATGAGCAGGATTTATTAAACGATCCTATTTTTGAGAAGATTAAGTGCCCAGAATGTTATAGTTATAATTATAGGATATGTTATGTTAATCCGATTTTTAAGTCTGGTAGATATGCGTTGTGTTCGAAATGTAGTAGGGCGTTTGATTTACCTGAAGATGATGATGGTAAAAATTGGGAGTTGGAGGTCATTGAGGAGGATAATTCAAAATTTGTAGAAGGGATTGTGGTGGATGAGGTTGAGGATTTGCCAAATGACTATAAGGTTATTAAAATTTGATGATTAAATTTTTTATGTTGGGCCATTTTGACCAAATTCAAATCTCGCACTTTTTGCTTTGTTCGCCGCTTCATTGATGATATTTTTGTAAATTTCGTCCATATAATATACATAATTGGGATACCAACCAGGATCGTTATAAAATCTACCTTCGCATTGATGGTAATTATGTGGATTCCATAGATGATATTGGTATTTTGCCGCAATGTATTCGTCAGGGTTTGGATTTATGTATGTTCCATCATCTTCGTATAGTTGCTCGCCATATTCATAGCCATTTATAACTGGGGTAGATCCTGGCATTCCTTCGGCAAGCAATATTCCACATTTTAATGACATTACAAGTTCTTTACATTTAGAAAGAGCAATTTCATCAAAACCAATCTTTGGCTTTACTTCTACATACATGTTTACTTGTGGTAAATAAAAATCTGGGAGATAATTTTTGCCATTTGGCAATACATATCCTTCACTTTCATATTCCCAGTTGATGTTTAAAGCGTCGAAAAATACTGCCCAACGTGCTTCAAGCCTACTTCGAAAATTATAACCTTGATATCGTGTTTGAATTGGTTTGATGAACATATACGAGTATATTTGTTATTATAACATTAATAATTATCGTGGAACAATAGTTTTATAAATTGGTTATTCTTATTTGTATGTACCCCAACGCAAGAATAAAAGAAGAGGAAGATCATTTCCTTTTCCTTTGTTTTTGTTAGAGTAGTTTTTCCGGGTCTTTTTTAGCAGGGTTTTATGTGCGCGTGAGTTATAAAAGTTCGCAAATAGTAGTCGTTGAGATCGAAAAAAATAGATTATTTAAACTTTTGGGTTGGGCTTTTATATGTGTTGTTGTATATAGTTTGTTATATGGAATTGAATGATGTAAATTTGGCCAGATATATTATCGAATTGCAGGATTTGATGAGGTTGAATGACTGTGATGTGTATGGCGAGATTATTGACGATGATCATATTAAGTTGAAGGGGATTGATGGTTGTGTCCATGGATATTATGAGTCGCAAAGGACGCTTAATAAGTATGTTATTTTTGTGAATAAGGATGTGGTTGGCATTGATTGGATGCTGACGGTTACTCATGAGATGGTTCATATTGTTTGCGATAACTTTTTGGGGTATTTGGAGAGGAAAAAGCCATTGAATGACTTTGGCAATAGTATTTTCGAGATGATGATTGAGAAACTGGCAGTTGGATTTTGCAATGCCTGGGCAAATGACGAATGCTTGTTGGGGGATGGTTGAATATGGAAAATTATCGTAAGGGGATTAGGTTGTTTATAGTGTTGGTTTTTATGTTGCCATTTGCTTTTATGGGGATGATTTTTGAGGTCATAAGTTTATTGTTTTATGAATTGGCCGAAATTTGCAATGAAATTTGTAAGATGATCGAAAAGATTGTTATTGAGTTTGAAAAGGGTGGGGAATAATGAAAAGAACCCCCTTAAAATATTATGAAGAATATAGAAATAATGTTGTTGCGTTGAATGAGCGAACTTATGATGTTTTTGTGGACATTTATGAGAATGGGCCATTGGAGTTGGGGGGTATTAAGGCTGTTCAGACATTGGAGATTTTAGTGAATGGCGGGTTAGTTGGGCAAAGATCCAATGGGAATGATGTGGTTGTTTTTGTTACGAAATTGGGGCAGGAGTTGTTTGAAGGCATGATGGATGTAATTGAGAAGTATAATTAGGTGGGTTTTTGGGATAGTTTTATATATTGTTAGGTATAAAAGTTAAGTTATAGAGGTAATTTATTATGATTATTGGCGAATTAGTTGATGAAGTTGAGAGTGAAATGATGGAGAAGAAAATTAAGTGGGTTAAGGATCAGATTAAGGGGAAATTGAGTAAGATTGAGAGATTGGAAGGTGAAATTGATCGGAAGTGTGAGGAATTAGGTAGATTGCAAGAAGAATTCGAGGAATTTGTCAATCAGGATTTAGAAGATGTTGAAGTGCCAAGTGGTAGTGTAGTGAGTGGGCTTCTTTATGTGAATGGTATTGAACTTACTCATAATACTTCTTGGACATCGATTGGTTGTGATTGTCAGGCAACTACTTGTAATCATTCACATTAATTTTTTTAAACTTTTTTAGGGTAGATTGTTAGTAGTGCTTGAAGTTCTTCAGGATCGACCTGGAGGATGTATAGAGCGTGTGTAAATGGTAGTTCGTTGTGATGGACCATTTGTGCGATCATTTGAATGGTTGGGTTTGGTGAAGGTTTGGAGAAATTTAAGGTTTTCATGATAGTCCTAACCAGATTCGAACTGGTGTCACCGGACTCAAAATCCAGTATGGTTGGCCACTACACTATAGGACTGTGATAATTTAAAAAAGTAATGGTTGATTATGCCACGTATGATTCAGATTTTAGACTTGGAGAAGTTAAATTTTTAATTTGAGGAGAGGCCGAGAACTACATCGATATCTTCTTCGCGGATCGTAGTGCGTCCAGCGTGAGTTGCCACGGTGTTGGCCTTGGTTGCGAGATCGATGATATGTGATGCTGCGAGACTTGCGAGTTTTACTCCAGCGCCATGTGAAATGCGGTGAACGCCTGCATTCTTCTTAATGATTGATTCGGTAGTTGCGATTGGGTAAGATACTTCGTTTGACATTTGAATTTGCTCCTTGGTGATCATTGATTAATTAATGATCGAATTTTAAGGGTTTGTTAGTGGATCAGTTAACAACATCCCTTGCATTTAGTATGTTGGTAGTTAAAGTATTTAAATGTTTGGTAGGTTGGGGGTGTTCAGGTTGTATATAATGACTTGGAGAACCATTAGCGCATATTTTTTGCAGGGAATAAAATAGGGGTGGGTGATTTTAGCAAATATTTTCTATGATGTAGATATCAGCATTTGGATCTATTTTAATAGTGTAATCGAAATTGCCCATTTGATCGCCATCGAATGATATATTATATGTTATTTGTATTGGGGTTTCAGATGCGATTACTATTGCCTTATTTATGCGGTTCAATTTCATAGTGCCAATTGCTTTTATTGTATGGAAATTTGAAAGTTCTTTAAGTTGCTCATGTATATTATACTGGTATAGTTTGAGTGGATAGAATAGTGTTATGTGTTCTTGTGGAATTGATTCCCCAATGTCATATGCAATCCCTCCATTTTTCCATTTATCTTTAGATATGAAAGTAAGTGGGTTTTGAAAATTAATTAATAGTTTTATAATTTCGAGATCTATGCGATTCGATAGCATTAAAGAAGTTTTTGCTATACCACTCTTTATTTCTTCGGGTGATGTATTACACCAATCAGCATTGAATGTGACTTTTTTTGATAATGTTTGGTTGTTGGATTGTGTGAGTAATGATAGTGGGATGATGAATTCTGAATATTCACAAGTAGTGTTAAGTATGAGATTTGATAAAATTTTTTCTTTCATGATTTATAGTATATTTTTAATAGTATAAAAATGTTTTGGTGTTAATTGGATTTTTTGATGTTTGTTGCGGTGGTTAATCCTTGGCAGTATCCGCTGTAATCTATACAGGTGTAGGGACTTTCGAGTTCGTTGCTACCTGCTATTGAGAACAGGAACATGTTGAGGCGTCTCTTGTCATAGGGGGTTTCGGTGTATTTGAAGAGAGTATGGTAATCTGAATTTTGGATGTAGTCGTAGATTTCCTGGCCGATTTCGTCGTCTAGTTTGGTCCCGGTGTAATGAGCGTAATCGTTGGTCCATGTTGAGGTGTGTTTGGATACAATTCGGATTACTAGATCGTTCATTACTTTGTTGTAGTCGGATTGGCTGTGGATTTGGAATTTATCGAAGCCCACCTTGTTGAATTTGACATTTTGCATGTCGAAGTAGAAGTTGATGGGGGTTCCTTCAGATGTGTAAGTTGTTAGGGTTATATCATGGTAGATTTTATCAGGGGTGTTGGGCATTACCGAGGATTTTTGCCAGGGTAATTTCCATTGGGATTTGCCAAATGTTGTGGTGTTAGTATCTTCGTTAAAGGCGATTTGATTTGTTCCGCAGCCTATGAAGATGAGGGGGAATAGAAACATTAGGGTGAATAATCCAAATATGGCTATGAGGCCGATTATGTCTGGGAATAGGAAGATGATCGTTATGGCGATCAAAGTGAATAGGATGATTGCTAATGTTAAATCCATGGAGTAGTGTAGGGTGGTTGAGTATATAAAACTTATTACTCGGATGGTTTTGTTTGGGGAAAAATAGAAGGAGGTGATTTGGTATCTTGAAAAGTTAATTGTTAATTGTCAATTAGCGTTTGACGATTGACCCGGATTTTTCCAGGCGCTCAAGGAACACTGGGTTTGCAATGAAGGATTCGAGAACTCCAAGATCTTCATCGTGAACAAGGACTTTGCCCTGCGGATTGACGATCTGGTAATCGGAGTAAGTAATTCCATCTTCCTTGTTGGTCAGATCGGCGTCCTGTCTAATAGTATATCCATTTGGATATTCCTTAATGATTTTTTCTGCTGCAATATCTACCATAGTGATCACTGTAGGTTTTCGGTTCGAATAAATGCTACACATAATATGCAATTTTACTTTATAAAAAGTTTTCTATGAGATCTGATCATTTTTGTGGTTTAAAAATTAGATTTGTTTAATGATCAATTATTTTTTAAAATTTAATATGGCGTCGATGTCTAGATTTTCGTCGATTCGCTTGCCGAGAGCAATTACTGAATCTGCAAGAGCGAGTTTTTCAGAATCTGTGAATTCGTGATCGAGATCGCCATTCATGTATGATGAGATGATGTTTAGGAATTCATAGATGAATGATAGGGCAAGACCAAGTTTTTTCGAATAGGTGTAGACTAGGGGTATTCCGACTATAAGAGCTGATAGGATATAGCCGATTATGGTAATTGGTTCCATAATAGTGATCACTTATTGACGTTATTTTAAGGTTGTGAAAGGAGTGCCTTTGATATATCTTGGCATTCGTTGCAACAATGAGTTCTATTGGAGTAAGTTGAAAACTTTGTTGAACATATGGGGCATATTTTGCTCGTGGCGCTCTTATGCTTGAATTTTCCTGCACATTGTTTGGAGCAAGTTTGTGCACGACCACGGAGAAGTTCGTTGAGGTAGGTTGGGAAGGTGGTGGAGCAAAATTCACAAGTGCAAGTGCGTTTTTTAGACATAAGGGGTGGTGGTTGTTTACATTATTTGAAAGTTTCGTTTGATAGAATGAATGATGGTATCAAAGTTAATTTTTTCGTTTGATAAAAATAGGAGGGGGTTGGGTAGATTTTTCGTTTGATAAAATTTAATGGAGGTGTGGATGTAATTTTGAAATTTTATGGGTGTAATTTTTAATATGTTTTTTTGGTTGATTAAATTTTCGGTTGATAAAATTGGAAAATATTGGGATTGATTTATATACACCAGCTTTCATGTATTACCCACCGCTACCGCCCCGTTTTTTATTCCCAGTGATATCACTAACCCCACATCACCAACCATTCGTCAATCCCCCCACTATTAACCCGCCGATCTAACATCACCACATACAAACCCACATCACAGTAACACCAATCATCAAATCCATAACACTATTTTGTGATATCACTGAACAAATTGTGATAACACTAACCTGGACATTCGTAACACCAACATCACTGGAAAAATTGTGATGTGAAAAATCTCACATTCGTAACACTTGAAAAAATCGAAAAAAAAATATCACAAAAATATCACAAAAATATCACTGGCCATTAAAAAAAAATTAAAGTAACCTCCTAACATTTGGATATCTACTGATCAACCTATCCAGCCTTACATCTGCCTTAACTTGATCCCTTTGCCTTCTCAATCCTTCTAACTCACCACTTATGGCAATTGCAGCCATATGACTATGAGGATCAACCCTTGAACGATAATATCGCAATAGAGCATTTTTCCTATTGATCTCATCCGCTAAAAATTTCAAATCATCACTCATAGATAACATCCTGCTTTAAATTCTAATGTATCCTTATAGTCATTCGCATTATCATCAGTCCTTTCTACATAATAATAGCAAGCCAATGATCCCTTATCGCAATGATCAAATTTTAAGATATTTCCTCTTTGGATAATATTTTGAGGTTTATAACATCTACAAACCTCTAATCTTAATTCATACTCTCCTTTATCCATCCACTTGCAATTTTTACAAAAATGTAATGTGTCATTCCCACATACGTAAACATCAGCGCCATCATCTTCCCCTGTCTCTATCCAAAGACCATACGATTCAAGCGCTTCTTCAACATCATTCCAAATATCACTAATCCATATCTGCCCAAAAAATACCTTATGGTAATGTCCCCCATCTTCCAAAGGCCATAAAGAATCTTCATGATCCTTGAGTCTATCATATACAATATGCATCTCATTAGCCAATGCAATAGGATTTGAGTCTTCCATATTCACTACCATTATAAATCCTCATCAACATGTTCATCTATCCACTGATCAACTGAATAATAAACCTCTTCCAATTCCTTCAGATATCCCGCCATGATATCATTAATGATGCTGTCAGCCTTACCAAAATCTTCAATTGCCTGATCAACATAACTATATCTATCATTCCTTGATCCCATCCATGCCATGAGTTCATGAGTATAAATTGGTATATGGCTGTCTAATGCTTCCATGACATCATAGCCTTCTTCGACTTCCCCGAGCGCGATCAAACTATCATGTATCATCTTATATCTCCAATCATCAGGAAGCATATCTTGATGAGCCTCAAAGTATAGATCCTGATAAGTCTCATCTTTGCATTTCCAGATACCTCCACGAATCTCTTCCATATATTCCATGTTATCAAGTATCTTTTTAATTAATTCTGATTTATCCATAATAATCAAACCTCCCTATACACAAATTCCTTTGTATACTCATTGTAAGATCCTAATCCAACACCATTATGATACCAGGTATAATTAGTCATATCTCGTTCTAAAGTATACAAAGCATAATTCTCATTCATGATCTCCATAGCAGTAATTAAACTACATTCGATTTTTTCCATTTTATAGCACCTTCATATATGAACATTCTTTCTGATCGCATATTATCATATCTGGATAATTATAACCAAGTGAAACAAGTTGTAAATAATGTCCACAGTTTAAACATTTGTACTGATTTATAAGTCCTTCAACCAAATGGGGGTATTCACCTTGTAACAACATCAGAACACCTTAAACCATGATACAAATACAATTGTATACAATAATACAGTATTCAGTCCAAACAACAAAGCCACTTTGGTTTTATACATTTTTGATTTATACATTCACTTCACCTTTGACATAATAAAATTAGATCTAAAAATATATAAACCTATCGATCTATCTTCCTTTAAATACCAAACAACACCACAACCTACTATAATACTACCTATCAAACCACCTTACTTTTATTCAAATTTTAATATATTAATCCCAGGATATAAGTGACCACACAATTCAACATCTTTTAACTTTACTAAAATTTTTTAACTTTGCTTTTCCAGGTATTTTTAATTTAAAAAAACAAAGAAAAAAGTCTTCCCAGTTACCGCGAAATTTTTACCTAAACTTTTCCAGGTATTTTTTCTAAAAAAAGACAATACAAAAAACCTCTATAGTTACCGCGAAAAAATGCCTATCATCATCTCACATCATCACACCATGCCATTATAATCCATAAAACGATCAACCATACCACCAACCAACAACCTCAATAGCGTTCGAATGTGTGTGCCATCAATAAGTATATAAACAGTCAATACTTATTTGTATGTGCCTAACGAGCAAAACGAAAAGGGAAAACCTTCCTTCTTTGTTTTGTTTAGAGCAGTCTTTGAACTCTTTTAGCCAGAAACATTTGCGCACCAAAATCTTTATAAGTTTAGGCTGGTCCGTGTTACACTGACCGATGAACAAATTATAATAATCAATTAATATAATTTAACAACACCATTCGGGGGTATTATATCCAATGTCCGATGGCTCCGGACACATTGAACAAAATAGAAAAGTTAACAACATGCATTTAATAACCGATATCTCGGGTATTATAAAATTTCGAAAACCACCTTGAAACAAACAACAGGAAAAAGGAAATGATTCTCCTCTTTCCTTGTCATCTGTCCCGTTTGGCACATACAAATAAAACACCAAACTATAAAAATCTATCCATATATTTAAGCCCATCTATCAAAATGTCATATTTTCTCAATCCAAGACACCCCAATAACAACCTTTAAAACCTAATACGCCCATGTAATATGTATGTCGATGGAAAGCACCCTCCAGGAAATCAACCAAATCAAAAAATTATGCACAAACCACGCTAATGAAATGGCCAGAAGTGGCTATCGAGAAGCCTCCACCACCTTACTCATGGAACTCAGTGGCATTGATGCAGATATCAGGCGTGCTGAAGATCTCCTCACCAAAGCCTACCTCAAGTCTGACAAAATTAGATCCAAGTGGAAAATTTTATAGATCAAATTTTATATTTTTCACACCACTTTCCTCAATTTTTGTTAAGCCTCCACATTTATTGCCCACATATAAACCTTTCTTGGATTTTTTAAACAAAGCAAGTTCTATTCTCTGATTTGTAAACAAAGCAAACCGTATAATTCTTGCTCGATAAAATTATCCAAGCATTGTATACTGTCGAATTCCAGATTCAAGCCCATTTTGCCAATAATCGGGGGGAAGTAAGAGAAGCAAACTGGGATCAATAAATATTTTATAATCTTTTATTAAATCGTTATCGCTGGCAGGCGCGAGAATTATATCTAAAAAAATCGATCCGAAAGTCAGTTTGGGATAGATAAAAATCCAGATCTTAAAACTGGAGCATGTGCTTTCTCCTTTTTGAAAATCACTTTTGCGATTTGTTACCCAAAACGCAGATACTATATGAAAACAAAATTGGCACTAAAATAAAAAAGAATCTTACTTGGAATTTAAATTGTGGTTATGTTATAGTTCAATGGTCCCTGGGTAAACCCCCCACCTTTTTTTTGGGGGGTCATATATATATGTAGCACTTAAAAACGGAAAAGGGGGAAGCATCAGCCCCCATTCCATTTCTAACCTCAATATCACACACACTACTTTATTCATCCATCCCAGAGGTGAGTAGTATTGTCTCTACCAGTATATAAACCCTTTGTAACTCCTGAAAAATCCAACCCCAATCTACCCTCCAATCCAATCACCCCTCCAATCTTCCACTCACCAAGCACGATTTCCACTGCAGATCACACCACCAAAAGACTATAAGCAATCACTTATACACCCAACAAAACTATTATTCTTCTCAATTTTACCAATCAAAAAAATATACTGCTTCTAAATTTTCCAACTAATCAAATATCACCCTCACTACTATTAAATATAATAACCACCAATATATTACCAATCAATTCACTTATTGATCAATAATATCCACTTGGAGAACTATTACTTGGAGAAACCCAATGTCAACCATTCCATTTGATGAATTCATAAAACTCGCAACCGAAAAAGACTACCGAAACAACTTCCGCAATCCCAAATTCGCAGCACACAAGCAAATCGTAGAAGATCAACGACCCCCATGCGGGCGTGGCTCAAAATCCGGTTTCGTCTTAATCTGCGATAGATGTGGTCGAATTAAATTCACCAATAAAAAAGATCAGCAATATTGTAAGCATTGTGGAAATTCCAATCGGTTTAAACCATCCAATAAAAACAAAATCAAACCTGATGGACTCCTGACCAAACGATGTGCAGCATGTTTCTCTGATTTTCAAGCCTACTCAATTCACATTGAAGAAGGTCGGAAAATCTATTGCAGCCGACATTGCGCTGATAATAATCGTGGGTATCGTTCCATCTGGTACTACTGTGAGTGGTGTGGACGTGCCTTCAAAACAACCAATCCATATGACTGCTCATTCTGCTCAATAGATTGTGAAACAAATCAGCACGAATTCCAACATGATCCAAATAACCACAATAAAAAGAAAATTACTGGTATTGCTCACATCGTAAACGAAGATGAACGCAAACACCACGATCTCAATCTCGCACTATACAAACACATGCACATGAATGTTCCCCGTTTCAATGTAAGACTTGACTGTGGAAAGCCAACTACCATGAAAGATCGCCGCCTCGTATATGAAAAAATCAAAACACGTAAATTAAAATTCGATGAAATTTGATCATCACATTATTTTCAGATCCTCTATCAATAATCAATTAGTAAACCTTTCTCATTTTTAAACCCCAATAATTGATTAGTAATTAATCTTCATTTTTAACCCCCATTAAAATCCCTAAGTATAAACAATACCTTCACCCCTATCCAAACTTTTCACCAATGCACATGCCAGCCAATCCTCACCACCTTTCCACAATTCATCAATCATATCCCTAATAACACACCCCTTTACAAAATACAAATCTCCAGGAAATCTCTCCCACCTCCACCAATCGCCAAAAACAAACATCGCCTTACAAAATTCATCAATCCCCCATTTATAAAACTCATCACCCTCAATTTGATCATCTATCCCCCATTCACTGCCAACCATTCTCTCATTCTTCAATACAAACATCCCACCATTATCAAAAACCACTTTATCAAAACCCCCCATCTTATCATTCATCCACCATTCAAAAGCCTTCAACCTAAAATACTCATCACACCTCCCAATCTTATTCAAATAATCTAAATCAACCACACCACTATCAACCTTTATCCTATACATCATATTCAATAGATCGCCCATTACCAAAACCCGTCCATCACCACAAGATCGTCCATCACCACAAATTTGATCACCACACTATTCTCATTGCCCATATATAAATCACAAAATATAAATATCATCCCAACTAATAGATCCTATGGTATTAATCTCCATATCGACCAAACCACCAATCACTCACGTCACAATCAACAACATTAAAAAATCCATCACAAAAGAGTTCATGGGAAACCCCCTAAAATACGCAATATATCACGTAGCAAATAAACAACATCTCTATCACCATAATTATACCTACTCAATAATAGTTGATGATCCTCAAATGGAACAATACCTCACCGAAATAATAACAGCATATTTCATGGACAAAAAACCTCTCAAATCAAAAGAAAAAAGACTTTGCTACATCATCAGTTTATATAGGCCAATCGAAATAATAGTCAATGGGAAAACAATATTCTCAATTCACATGATATGTGATCGTAGACGAGAACTATATATCATTAACCACAAATTGAGAAGACCATAAAGGATCTATCATGACACTTAAAATCTACACAGATGGAGGGGCACAACCCAATCCAGGAATCGCAGCATTCGCCTATGTAATCCTCATAGATGATCGCCTTGCTCACCAATCATCCGGCATAGTAGGCATTAACACCACTAACAACATCGCTGAGTACACAGCCATGATCGAAGCACTAACCTACCTCATGCATAACAAACACCTAATCACCAATGAAACTGATATCCACCTCATAAGCGATTCACAATTACTAATCAACCAACTAAACGGCTCTTACAAAATCAACAATCCAACCTTAAAAAAACTCCACAATACAATCACCATCCTTGGCCAAGCCCTATTCACCAACACCCACATAACCCTCACATGGAATCCAAGAGAAAATCACTATACCTCAATTTGCGATCAACTTTGCGATTCAGAGATCCTTAACTACAAAAATTCTAACCAGACAAACATTTAAATACAGTCAATACCTACATTATTTTGCACCCATAGACAGATGAAGATGTGTCTTACCACACCCTCACTGTTTACGTGAGCATCCCTATCCTCTAAACACAATTCCCTAACACGATCATCCTGCGCACATACCCATCCAAACTGCTCTAAACAGAAGGGGCTGGAAGTTCACACTCTGATTCTGTCTATGGGTGCACTTGGAGAACCTAATTAGCGATCACACCATTTTCAGATCCTTTACTCTTCTCAAAACTGATAACCCTTCTCAATTTTAACAAATTATAAATCCCATAACTATAAATACTAATCAAACCAACATTAGTATCGTAGCAACGAATCAAAGAAACAAACTTTCCCAGATTCAAACTACCAACCAAAATGTATATAACCTCTGACATACAATATACATAACAGGGAACTAACAACCATATACAAATGGAAGTCAGTTCACCAATCTCCACATGTGCATGATCATTTCAAATCCGATACTCACCCGGATTGGTCATGTGATGAGAGGCCAATGAAACACTAACCTGTTTCCAAAGTGTGAGGTATCGAACATCAACCAACCAAATGCTCAAATTTTGGGTAATTAGGGAAGCAGTCAAACCCACGACACTCAAGATGTCGCCTCATAGGAGTTCAGCCGTGCAAATCGGCTATTACCCATTAAACATTAGGCAAATGATGAAATGATTAATTACTAAAAATGTTTATCCTATTCATTTTCTGATGCCAAATGTCGACAAACAAAAAAAATAGAAATGAAATGTCTACGTGTATGGTAATTAGATAGTGGTTCACTCCACTTCTAATTGTCCAGGCGAAACCCTGAATAAAAACTAATAGTCGATCAGTGAACCGATCCTCATTGATGAACTATAACTCCTGAAGTCTTAATATACAAACTATCATTGACCACCAAACAATCACCTCACCAAACCTATTACTAATTCATAGTGTTCGATGTAACGTAGGCTCAATCCCTACTTACATTTTGGAGGCTGATATCCTCATTAAAAACTACAAATGCGTCCCGTTTTCTTTGTCAAAAATAAGTAACCCCCTTACTTATTTTCATAAATTCCAAGGTTCAATCCTTAATTTGTGCTGATGGCTGATGCCCATGTAAAAACACCATCCAGTAAGCCATACTGAAAACCTTAAACCTTTCATCACTCGCAATGGACCCCAATCCACCTGATCTTAAATCCCGAATAAGATCATCACCTATATGATCAACTCACCTATATGATCACTTCACTTTTCTAAATTTAAAAATACCAAATTATTATTTAGGCTCACTCCCTAAAAATAACATTCAGCATAGCCATTTGAACATCTCAAATTTGAAAACAACCCCCTTAAAATTCTAAAAACCAAGGAGTATCACATGATATGCCCAGTATGCAATGACACTATGAGAGAAGAAAACAACTATTACATCTGTGAAAAACCTTCCAAATGCCATGAAGTAATAATATTCAAAGATAACCTCAATGAATATTACTATAATGGTTGTAAAACTCAAATGAAAAATAATGAGGATTAAAATTATGGCTAAATTTGAATCATGCGAATATGATTGTGATTTATTTTATAGGAATATATCTTGTTGCTTACGTGGTGATTGCCCACGTGGATACATCATAATCGATTTTGAACCCGATAAACTTTCAGAGTATTAAATCATGAATTACGAGACACATGATACATTGCTTAATGCTTTAGTATCTAATAATTTTCCAACTTCTAAAATTGTTGAAATTATCAATGATTATTTAAATTCTGAAGAGCCTATCGAAACAAATGATGATGTTTATGAATTCATCGAAGGACATCTATGATAGAAATTATTAACAAACTTTTCTGGACAAATTTATCAATTGCTGCTATATTAGGATTTATATGCATACTTGGATATATGTGTGCTGTAAAAAACAGAAATGTAACTACTGAATCATTTACTCCTGAAATGTGGAAGCATGGATCAATCATAACATTTCTATTATTTACAATAGAAAACATCCTAATTTATGCATTGATATTCCTAACAATTGTAAACGTAATAAATTTTATATGGTTCTAAAACAACTCCTTTAAGATTCTAAAACCCAATGAGTAATTATGAATGAAGTAAACTATAATCTATTTCGATGTGATGATTGTGACTCTATTGAAGTCCCGTGTTTTGCATTAATGGAATGTTTTAATGATCGTGAATATTTTGAACCATCAGCATGTTTATGTGATTCTTACAAAGTTAAACCAAATTGGAAAAAAGTAAAAAAAATGACTATTGATATTAATGAAAAATAACCCCATTTAAAATTTAAAAAACCCAAGGTATTGATCAATGAACAATTTGATCATCAACCATTTAAAAATTCTAAAAACCAAGGAGTACCTAATGTCATACACTTACACCTTACAAAAACAACTGCACGCCCATCTGAACATTTTCTACCATGAAGAAGGGCTAAACCTAAACAGTGATGAAGTATTCGACAATGCCTTTTACTACTGTGAAAACAACGACTTCATTAAAACCCCAAGCGATCTCTGCAACATCATAGACGATTACAATTTCATCAGCCATCTCGAAAGTAAAATGTTAGATCGTGAAATTGACAAATCATCCTTTATCACTCTATGTAATGAAGCCTACCGATCACTCCTCCACGATTACATCATAAGTAATTATTAAACAAAATGATCGAACTAACTCTAAAATTTAAAAAACAAAGGATCATAAAATGTCTATTGAATTAAACAATGATGACTTGGAACTTATTATTTCAAGTCTAAAGCATTTCCAAATGACCAGAAGTGAACATAATCCTACCAAGCATGACATACAAAAAACATATGACAAATTAATAAATGCATATCCCAATTTAAAATCCAAATTCGAAAATGGCTTTACAAGATATTAAACAATTAAAAATTTTAAAACTTGGAGAAATAAAACATGCAACCATCAACGTATTACTCAAATGAACAACCTATGGTAAGGTTCGATTATGATGACGGGACTTATCATGTAATGACGTGGGTTCAATGGAAAGAAATAGTAGCATTTTTTGAAAGATTTGAACCCAAGGAAAAACCAATGACAATTGAAATAGAACCAGAACCAAAAATAGAAGCGAAAATGAAAACAGAATCAGAAATTTGCCCTCTTTATACAACTATTTGTGAACATACTTGTAAGCACACAAATAAAATTATTGACATATCAACAATTGAATTGATTGCCGAACATTACAATGACTCTGAACGGTATTGGTGTTATATGAAACTCTATTACTCTGATAAACTTCATAAGTTCATCGAAGTACAATTCAGTAAAGACACCAACAAAGCCAAACAAGCACTTATTATGGAAAATAAGAAAGTAATTCCTATTATTGTATATCATTGTAATGTTGATGTCATTAAAAGATTCAATAACATATTAGGCATTGAAGATTTATCATAAACCAAGGAACTTAAAATGACCACTAATCCACCTTTACCTAAATCTTGGAACTTCCTCACTGGCGACCTCAATTGGTCTGAATGGGATGGCTCATGGTACAAAACCACAGACAATGACACCTATCAAGTAATTTCCCTAACAAACCTCCATCATGCAATGGACCACAATCACCCAAATAAATACCTCATTGAAGTCCATGAACTAACCTTAAGCGAAATCGATGAACTAATAATTGAAAACGCTTTACATTACTCCAGTCTAACAAACGAGCCTGAAATCACCAATGAAATGAAAGTCGAAGCCCTCATAGCATATGGTGGATACTCCACCTGGAATTCCGAAGGAAACAACCATTCTAAACTTTTCAAAAACGCAATGGAAATAGCCTATTAATCAAATTTTGAAAACAACCCCCGTGAACTACCATGTTTAACCTACACATCTCAAAACCTGAGAAAATCCCAGATGTCATTCGCCTGGGCACCCCAAGCACAGGTGGTCAAATTGACGTTCATGGCGATTTCGATCAGCCAGAATCTTTCAAACTCAAAATCGACAACGCCATCAGTCTTCGCGCTTACGCTAATAGATTGATGAAATCATCATTTGATCCCCCAGAATAAAGTAAAATCTCCTTATTTTTTCACTTTGGAGCAACCTCACACCAAACCTTTATAACCATAAACAACCAACATTAATTCATGACAACAATGTGGTTTGAATTTGAAAACAAAACACCCCTCGAAGAATTTGGACTTGACCTCACTGAAGCACGAGTATTCAAGCAAGGAACTTCTACAATCGTTGAATACATAAACGACAACAAAGAAGTCCAAATCTATAAAATCACTGCAAAGCAGGTTCAAACTAAAATGTTCAAAACCTTTGAGCAGTATCTGAACAACGATTACCACTTTATTGAAACCTACAAAGGCCTCAAGATGTGGGGAACTAACAATTAAAATTTTTAAAACAAAGGAGTATGATAATGGATTATTTTGAAATTGAAATTATTAAAAAAACTACAATTAAAGCCAATAGCAGCGAAACACTTGCGAAATTCATTAAAGAAGCAAATCAAAAACTTAACAATGAATCAATGACTGTGACTAATACACAAGTATTTATTACAATCACAGATGAAGAAAACAATCCTATTGGCGAAAAATTTGAAATTACTATCAATTTCGATTCCATAAATTTTTAAAACTTGGAGATTTTAAATGACAACCTACATGTTTAACATCGAAGGAACTATCCTCATCGATGCATCTAACTCTAATGATGCTTGGGAAAAACTAAACGAATTCACCGAATCAAAATTCCCAAAAGATGAGTTATTTCACATCTACTGTAAAACACTGACCAATGAGAAAAACTAATCGTTTAAAAATTTTTAAAACTTGGAGAACATCATGCCCGCAGACATTCTAAACACACAAACTTTTACACGAACCTTCAAAACAACCAATGGAACTCGTATCGTAATCGACCTCGAAATTAACCAATGTCATTGGGAAACTCGGCGTTCGTGGATTGATCAATCACCAACTCCTGACTACACCGAAATTTCCCTAACTGGAGAAATCTACGAAAAATTCCACAGACAACCTGAATCGGTTGGCCAAATCCAAGATACCATCAAATCAACCTATCTGAATGAAATCGACAATCCCAAAAATCGAAGCGACCTCATTGAAATCCTCGCAATCTGGAATAATTATCACCTGGCATCCCGTTGTATCACTCAAAAACAGTATCATGCCCTCCAATCAGCCAACCTTGAACCATGTTGGACACCTGACAATGCTAAATGGCTCAAAATTAATCACCCAGAACTCTACAACGAAGGAAACATACCATTTGGCAATGAATGGTTAATTAGAGTCATACCCGAACCAGTAATTGACCACCTCAAAAAATTCTTTAAACCAATTAAAAAATCTTAACAATTAAAATTTTTAAAACTTGGAGAACCATAATGACTGAACTAACCCCATCCCTCAAGCGCCAATTGAAAAAACAACTAATCGCAGCCAGTGAAACCCCTTACGACAAAGCCATAAAACTCAAAGTCAAACTCGCAAAATCCAAAACTCACAAAATGAAGTTATCCTATGCTTCAAAAATCCACCTTGAACCACTCACCCTCGTACAACTCTACCCCAAAACTTTCAAAATCCACGACAATCACATCATGTTCCAGGAGATCGCAAATGTCCAATGAGAAGGCCCAAGGATTACATTTCACAGATGATGAAACCTCATTCTTATTCAGCACACTAATGCTTAAGCGGATGAGCCAATCATCTCATAACACACCAAATGACATTGAAATGATTGATCAAATAATCAAAAAACTTTACCAAAAATAACTCCATTAAAATTCTAAAAGGATTTCTTATCATGAACATAGATCAAATTAATGAAATTAGAAAAGGAGTAAGCCATCTAACAACCAATTTCAAATTATCAAACAGAACTAAACAACAGATATCAGAACTTTTAGAAGATTGTGATTATGTAGAATCAAAATTGCTCTATAACAAAGAACTAAACAAATTTACAGAATTTTAAAACTTGGAGAACACCACCATGAAAAAATACACATTTATTACAACCATGGAATATGAATTTGAGGCTGAAAATGATCAAGAAGCCATCAAAATCATAAACAATGAAGGGACTGATTTTCTACAATGTAATAACGAATGGTATGATAAACTTGTAGAATATGATAATCATAATAAAGTAATTGAAAGTTGGAATTAGTAGATCATCACCAATTCGATCATCACAAAATCGATCATCACATTATTTAAAATTCTAAAACCAAGGAACCCATCATGATAACACTAACCACCTCACCACTAAACCGAGAATGGCTCAATGAACATTACTACACTGAACTCTATTTCGAACCATGTTATACACCACTTGAAGATACCCTATATGATCCTGATAACACAGATTTCAATACTCAAATCATCCAGGATGTCAATTCAGGATTGTTGAACTATTTCGATGCCATTATGATCCTTGGCTATCTCGATGACAATGGCATGAACATCCATTTAACCCACGATTGTATAACATCCTGCCTCTATAAATCCCTTGATGAATTCATCAACTCCAGTGGCTATTACACTGATATGAAAAACAACGTAATTCGATCATCAATCGACCTCATTCACAATCTATACAACAATTTGGTAGATTTCCCCCCTCCATTTGACCACCTAACAACCAATGATCATGATACAATTGAAAACAACTAAATATACATTTAACTAATATATTATGGAACAAAGGTGATATCATTAAAACCTGTACATACATCACAAACACACTCCACCACTGCGATCCAGCAAAATGTTCAATCTTAAAATGTCATCGAGTCCAACAAAAAATGAAATTATCAAAAGAAGAACTCATGAGCATGGGTCTCATAGACTGGAGTTGAGCCGTCCACCACCACACAATTTTCAGATCCTCTATGGATCTAAAAATTTAACATCATGAAAAACACAACATTTAAAACACAAATGTCAATCATCTGCGATATTGGAAAGTTCACCAGTAAAGACCTCTACGTCTCTCAATTGATCCTCCAGGCACTAATCAACCAACTAAATTCATTCCAGTTCACTCCAGAACTTCACCTATGTAAAGACCAGACCACTCAAACCATCCTGTTAATGGACGGCAAAGGTCTCATGTGGAAATTAGTTGATAATGATAAACTTGAGATCATCTAAAAAATTAACAAATTTTAAAAATTTAAAAACCAAAGGATCATCCATCATGTTATTTCAAAGTATCAACACTGACCATCAATGGAGTAAAATTTCATCATATGAAATGCAAATGTGTATACAAGGAATGATCAACCATTATCATCTCAATTACATTCACTACTATCCAACAAGCAATGAATATGAAGTATCATTTAAAAACGTAAAAACACAAAAACCATACATCATGTGGCTCAAGAATCCCACTAATGACTTTGCACGCTGGATAATTCGCCAACCAAACTATCACACAATCAACGAAATCTAAAATTTAAAAACCCAAGGACAATCAACCATGAAAGAAATTAAATCATTCAATGACTATATCGGCAACGACAACACCAAGGCTCTCCTAAAAGAATCTATAAATGCATCTAAACTACGCAATGAACCCCTCGATCATGTATTCATCGCAGGATGTTCAGGCTGTGGAAAATCAGAATTGGCCATGCTTATTGGCAAAGAAATGAATGTCCACGTTGAAAAACTCATGTGCTCCACAATAAAAAACTCTCCTCAAATCCTCAACACTAAAATCCTCAAAATGAAGGACAATGATATACTATTCTTAGATGAACTGCACAGCCTCGATAGCACTACTTCTGAAAGCCTTTATGAATATCTCGAAAGTGGATTGGTGAGCATCCGCTATCCAGATCGTATGGTAAGGATTCCAGGTAAAAAAATCACCATCATCGCAGCAACAACTGAACTTGCAATGATTCCAACACCACTATACAACCGTTTCCCCATTCAAATCAGACTCTCATCCTACACAATCGATGAACTCCATCAAATCATCTCAATGAACATGGATGCTGAAAACATTTCATATAGCCATGATGCCATTTCAACAATCGCTAAAGCCAGTAGGTCAGTCCCCCGTAACGCTCTCCAGTTCATCAGAAGAATCCGCGATCACATAATATCAAATCAAATAACCTTCGTAGATTCCCAAGTCGTCCTTACAGCACTCGCACTTACAGGAATCGATGAAAATGGCCTTGATAAAACTGATAGAGCAATGCTTCACGCTATGTTCTACATCTTCAATGCCTCACCAGTCGGACTTTCAAACATCGCCAATCAAATCGGAGAAGATGAACAAGTAATCAAAACAATGCACGAACCAATCCTAATGTCAAACGGTTATATCGAAAAAACCTCACGAGGCAGAATTTTAACTGCCGAAGGTATCAAAATCGCCATGGAACTCGATTATTGAACTGACCCTTGATTATCTACAAACCTCACTATCCACATGGAGAACTACAACATGACTCTTGACGTAACAATTGGAAAACTAACATTCCCAGATCCACAAACAATTATCAATGAAATTCTAACAACCAATGAAAGCCCCATTGTAGAAGAATATCAATTCATCTATGTAACCCAATGTCCAAATTCTGAAATAGACATTTGCGATCCTGCAGTAACTCTATGGCCAAAAGAATCATATCGGAGTGGTTCTACTCATTTCTGGATATTCTTCGAACGCCTCATAGGAATTGACATTTATCATGCAATGAGAAATTATCCAAATTCAAATGAAAGAGATATCGCACTGATAAAACCACTAATAAATGAAATTAACAAATTAAATACCATCACCAGAGATCAGATCATAGAAATGTTCCCAGAATTATCCAAAGATCAAACAAACATCGATGGAATGGTAGATCGTCTTAAATGGTTCATTTATTGGACAAACAAAGCAGTTGAACTCTATGATGATTTCGCAGCAATTGATTTCACCTAAAATTAACAACTTGGAGAACTCAAAATGAACCAACCAACCACCGAAACACAGCCAATCATCGAAAGAGTAATTGACACTTACATAAATCTCAATTCCTTCGAAGATCTAATGACCATCATCCTTAAAAACTACCCAAATGATCTCACCACTTGGGCAGATGAAAATTACGATAGCCTGTATTGATCAATTTGATCAGTGAACCAACCTCATTATCCACTTGGAGAATTATAATGCCTGAAGATTATTCTAAAGTCACCCTTATTTCAGCACTTAACAACCTCGAATTCGAAGAAGTCATGCACATCATCAAAACAATCAGCCCCTTCGAACTCGAAGACTGGATTAACAAAAATTGCTCAATAAACCATTCAGATCCCGACACCAATTCCATAATCCTAAACCTCCATCATGAGGATGATTAATCATGAAATCCAGACTCGAAACTGATCTAATCCACTTAATCAACTCTAATGACTTCGATGACATCATGCAAGTAATCAACGAAAATTTCCACACTGAACTTGATGAATGGATTGAAGATTACGTATCAGTCACTCCCGAAGACATTTGCCCGATGAGATCGTGAACTATTCTCAATTTTAAACCACAAAGGTGATTATTGAACTATTCTCAATTCTAAACAACCCAAACCAAAAACTTTAAATCTTTACACACCAACCTATTATAATACCAAACAAGGAGAACCCCCATGAATTACAAAAAACTACCAATCGACCCTGAAATCTATAACTACATCGCCAACCTTAACGACTATCTCCAGGACATGATCGAACTTAACAATTACCAAGCAGCCAAAGATACAATTATCGAAATCAGGGAAACAATTAAAGTTCTCATGTGATCATTCCACAATTTCATTTTACTACTTGGAGAAATCAAATGCCATCATTGGCCAAAAGAATTAGAATTAATCATTATCCTATCTACGAATTTACAAACGGACAAACCATTGAAAGAATTCATATACGAAGTACCACTGCTTTAAAATGTATGAAAATCAGATTAGCAAATCGCATACAAATTTTAAGTCAATCAAGCCATTATGAACCACACAAATATACTTCCCTATGGGTAGGTATAATAAATTAAAATTTTAAACTTGGAGAAACTCTATGGTAATCCTATCAAATCCACCTGAAGATACTGAAGCCGATGAAATTCACGATAAACTAATCAAAGTAACCAAACAACTTGAAACATTCCTTGAATCTTACAACATGGAAGATGAATTTGACGGATCAGTTAACAGCCTCAACACACTATACAACTCTATGGAAAACGATTTGAAAAGATTCAACAAACTAATCGACAAATTCGAAGATCTCAAAAATGACGAATTAAACCATGAAATGGGAAATCGATGATCATTTAGGAAAATAATCATGATATTGCAACCTCCAGGCTCAACAGGCCCACTTGAATTCACCTTCTGGGGATTGGTAGGCTTCGCCCTTATCTATTTCTCACTCGATGAACTCATAGACGGATATCGCTTTCAAGATTGGCCAACCTTCATATTCGGACTCGCTCAATTCCTCCTTGGATCATTTTTCGTCTACTACATGCTAAACAAATTTCACATATGGGGTTGGCCCCCATGGCAATTAGTATTTTTCTACTAACCATTATTAGGTAATCATCATGCTTGAACAAACAAAAGAAGTAAATGGATTCAAATGCACCCTCCACAATGCTCAAATAAATAAAACCCATCTCGGCGCTGAAGATCATGGAATCTTTACATTCTATATAGATCTTAAACTCGATAGTGGATGGTCTCAAAGTATTGGAGGCTATGCATTAGACGATGTTAAAAACTACCCACTTACAAATCAAACCAAGCGAGTTGGTAGTGCTGCTGGTATGGATTTGATAATGAAAATTATCAGAACCATAGGAATTTCAAAATGGGAAGATCTCCCAAAACAATACATCAGAGTCTACTCTCATGATGGTGGAATTGAATCCATATACAATTTAATGGATGATACAAAACATGTAAACATCCGCGAACATTTTGCCAATTTCAAAGAATAGTTTTATAAACAGTAAAGACATATTTGTATGTGCACCAAGTAACCAATAACACAGAAGAAAAGAAACAGATCTTTTTCTTCTTTGTTGTTTGTTATGACATTAATCGATCCTCCACGCCAACCAACCTTTCGTGAGGTCAAATCTCATCTGGGGTTATACAAACCTTTATATACTGTCAACCGATCACTATGCATAAAAGAATATTGACCACCAATGAATACAACTCCATGCTTTATGACATCATAAACTATGGCACGTTCATAGACAACGCATACAACCACATGAGAATTCGATATCAGATCAAAGACGATATGATCATCGATCACACTCATAACATCGAATACCATAAGAATGTGAATGTCAATAATTGATCATTTAAGTCCTTCTTGGAGAACCAATAGACAAATAATCATCAAATCCTTCTTGGAGAACTATATCGAAAAGCGACAAATCGAAAAAAGCAAATTAAATCTCAAGAAATTCCCTTAACAAAACAGAAAGGAAAAGGGTTCCTTATGTCCTTCTCCATTTTGCTTTGTCATCGTAGCACATACAAATAGTTCTTTACATTATAAATACCTTTCTATAATATTCCAATGATCGCCATATCTTAAATATTAAATAATAGCACGTCCATCTATATTTTGTGATTAGAATTAAGGTAACAAGGAACTTTATTAACACTTGTATTCAAAACCCAAAGTGTCAAAATTGTAAATTAAAAACTGAAAACGATCGTTGTTATGTAAAGGAACTCATATATCATCCAAGGAGAATATGAAAGAGTTAAACTTACATTATCTGTTTTAATTTATTTATTCTCATATCTATTCTCCAAACTATAATCAAAGTAAGATTCAACGATACATATATAAGCATAGACCGCATACTATGTATTATGTCAACAAACACCGAAGTAATCATCGATGCTATGAAACAACTCTCGATGAAAGAAAGAAATGCGAGGGTATTAGCATTTATCCTCCAGAATCCCGAGTCTACTCAACATGAAATAGAAAGAATTACTGATTTGAGGCAACCCGAGGTATCAAATGCTCTTAAAGAATTAAAGATGATGGGGTTTATTAGAGTATCTGAAACAATTAGAGCAGGATTTGGCAGACCAACCAATGTTTACACCCCTGCAAAAACCCCCAGGCAAATTGGAAAAGATCTTGAAAATATATTCATTGCCAAAATGCAGGATATGAAAGAAAATGTTCGAATCATTCAGCGAATATCAGCAAGTGATATAACTTGAAATTTGTAAATTTATAAAATTTTCACCCTCTATTTTTTATATAATTAACACACTATATATAGTATGTTAATTCATTTTGTTGGTTGTGATGGTAGTGGGAAAACTACAATAATTAATCTATTAAAAGATTGCCTTCAGGCAAAATATATTCGAGAACCAAGTCCTGAAACTAAATTAAAATTACTCAATGTTGAAAATACATTTGACGAAATTAAATTGTTTGCAGAAGATCGAGAGAAATTATACAACACCATAAAAGTCTATGATGATCAGTTAACAATTTCTGATCGCAGTTACATTTGCTCACTAACTTATCAAAGTCTTAAATTAGAATCGGAATTTGGATGTTGTCCATTTGATGCAATAAGTGAAGTGTTTAACGCGCAACCATCTAATATTATCAAACCCGAATTAGTAATATTTTTATATTCAACACCATTTACTTTATTTCAACGGTGTAATGCTCGCCAGGAATATATGACTATTAAATATGCAGAATCAATAATAGAAAGATATAAATTGATATTTAAATTATTCAATTTGAATGTTATTTATTTTGATACTGGATTATATCCTCTTCAAGTTACTGTGGATAAAATTAAGCATTCTATTTTAACATTATAAAAATTTTTATCCACACCCCTATTTTATATTGTAAATATCCACCATTGGTAATTATGGTGCGAAGACAAGTTTTGAGAGATACAGCATTGAATTGGTCAATGTCCAATCCAGTGTTACTTGAAGGCGAGCAAGCCTACGAAACCGATACTGGGAATTGGAAGATTGGTAATGGTATTGTATCTTGGAATTCTTTACCATATGATAATCAATTAGATAATCTCCAGGACGTTCAAATAGATACTCCAGTTAACGGCCAAGGTTTAAAATATTCAAATGGTACGTGGATTAATGGATCGATAGAAGGTGTGAGAGATCATACTTTACTAACTAACATTGGAACTAAAACACATGCTGAACTTGAAAGTGAATTAAATTTAAAGGCTTCTGCATCTGATCTATCTAACAAAGTTAATACAAATGATTCCAGGTTGTCAGATACTCGTAATCCAAATCCACATGTTCATGCTCAAACTGACATAACAAATTTAGATACAACATTATCAGCAAAATCTGATACCAATCATAACCACAGTGGAATTTACGAACCCTACAACAATAACATCCAATCACACATTTCAGCAACTAACAACCCTCATGGAGTTAATGCATCACAAATTGGGGCAGAACCAGCCAATGCAAACATCCAAACTCATATTTCGACACCTCATGCTCCTGCTTCAGCACAAGCCAATGCTGACATAACCAAGGCTGAAATCGAAGCCAAATTAATCGGCACTATATCAACCCACGATCATACCACTTTACAACTCGGTGAAACTAATACTACAGCATACCGTGGAGATCGTGGTAAAACAGCCTATGATCACTCTCAAGCAACTGGAAATCTACATGGACTCACCAAAACCGATCTATCATTAAACAATGTTGATAATACCAGTGATTTAAACAAGCCATTATCAACTGCTGCAATTGCCGAGCATAACCAATATATCACCGCATTATCAACTGGTCTATTAACTGGTGGAGAACTTTCAATCAATGTTAACCCAACTAAATTTGACATATCAGCAGGTTCAGGTATCGTCATTAACAATTACACCGATCCGTTACACCCTGTTAAAACTTTGGTAACTTGGGAATCGCAAACAGCCCTTGATGACCCTTACATTGCGACAGTCGATACTTCATATGTTTGTATCAATGCCGATGGTGACATTTTAGTTACCAGTGATATGTATACTGATGATGATCGTCGTGATCTCATTGTAATAGGATGGCTTGATCATCCCGGTCCCGGTGCAACTGAAATTACTGATGCTCGAACTGAACCCACTTACAATTGTGATTTACAAGCCCAGTTAACTGACTTCTTGGAAAATTTCGGTGCATTCAACATCGAGGGTAACACTTATTCAGCCAACAGTGGTCTAACTATTAAACGATCTGCAGGTAGAACTTTCGATAATTGCGCAAATTACAGTGTATCTAAAAAATCACCAAATGTCATTGTATCAAATGCAGAAGGCCCTTGTGAATTCTACTACTATTATCGAGACGGTGATGGTGGATGGGTTTCAAATGAAGCAGCCACAACAACTATAGACCCAGATCACTATGATGATGGAAACGGAACACTCGTTGATGTAACTGCAGGATATTGGACAATTCAAGTTGTATCACTCTACGCATACACCAATTCCAATGACATTCAATATGGACAAGTTGAATATGCAACCCTTGAAGCAGCAAAATCTGCAATTCAAACTGCTATTGAAATAAACCCCTACAACACAGCCGATACATTCCGTGGTTGGATTGTAGTTCAACAAGGTACAAATGATTTAACTAATCCTGCTAAAGCAGAGTTTATTCCTGCAGGAAAACTTGGACTATTTGACGTAGCAAGTGGTGGTGGATCTGGTGGAGAAGTTAATACAGCATCAAACCAAGGAACTTTAGGCACTGGATTATACTTCCAAAAGTCTGGTGTAGACCTCCAATTCAAAAATATTCACGTATTGAGTAATAAATTAAGTTTAACCGATGACACCGATCACCACTCCATAAACCTCGATATCAACGAAAGCAACATCACTCACCAAAACTTATCGGGGGCAGGCACCAATTCACATTCAACGATTGACACGTTTATTGCGAGTAAAGGTGCAGTAAATGGTTTGGCATCCCTCAATGAAAGTGGTAAAATCCCGACAACTCAATTACCCGCATACGTAGACGATATCATTGAAGTTGCCAATTATGCAGCACTTCCAGTTACTGGCGATTCTGGAGTCGCATACATTACCATCGATACTAACTACGCATATAGGTGGTCTGGAACCGTTTACGTCCGTATTAATGAAGGTGTGGCACTCGGTACAACTTCATCTACGGCATTCCGTGGTGATTATGGTAACACTGCCTACAATCACAGCCAATCTTCACATGCTCCAAGCAATGCCCAGAAAAACTCTGACATAACTAAAAGTGAAATTGAAAGTGTATTAACTGGTGGAATAAATTCCCACACTCACAGTTATGAACCAGCCGATGCAGCAATTCAAACCCACATAACATCATTACATGCCCCAAGTGATGCCAACAACTATACTCATCCAGCAAATCACCCACCAAGTATAATTACTCAAGATTCAACCAACCGTTTTGTAACTGACACCGAAAAGTCAACTTGGAATGGTAAACAAAATCCAGCAACTACCCTCGCTGGTTATGGAATTACTGATGCCGCTATATCCACACATAATCATAGTGGTGTATATCAACCAGCAGATACCGATCTAACAAACATTGCAGCATTAACTGGAACATATGGATTACTAAAGAAAACTGCAGAAAATACATGGTCCATTGATACATCAACATATGCAATATCAACACATAATCACACTGGAGTTTATGAACCTGCCAATGTTAATATCCAATCTCATATATCATCAGCGCATTTAGCATTAGGAGAATCGTCAACCACTGCATATGTCGGTGATAAAGGTAAAACTGCATATGATCATAGCCAGGCAACTCATGCACCTTCAGATGCCCAAAAGAATTCTGACATAACTGGTGCTGAAATCGAAGCCAAGTTAATTGGAACTATTAGCACTCATTCTCACACCTATGATCAAGGTACAAATACTCATGCACAGATTGATACCTTTATATCAAGTAAAGGAAATGTGAATGGAATAGCAAGTTTGGGTGCAGATGGTAAAGTTCCAAGTGGTCAGTTACCGGCTTCAAGTGGTGGAGTATCACAAGCAATTGCCATTGCATTATCAATCGCCTTGGGGTGAGAAATGAAAACTTTAATTTTTGACTATACATTCAACAAAGCCACACGACAAATCACTTTTAATGATTACACTTCAATTTCACTTGCAAGTGTTCTATTAATTACGAATGTAACTGACAATATCATCATTTACAATTTCGCAGATCCATCAACTGGTGGAACCGTAAATGCCAATGTTCTAACGTTGGATTATGATACATCATCAATGGATAACAGTGATATCCTACAAATTTATTATGATGATGCTGCGATGTCAACCAACATTGCTGACTTTTTCGAGAAAAACTTATGGCAACTTAAACAAATCACCAAGTTTTTAGAGCCATCGGCAACTCAAGATGTTCAACAACGTCAACGCACCGTTTGTGATTCAGCGATAATTGCCAGCGGAACTGTTACAACTGTGGGAACTGTAACTACTGTAACTAATGCAGTGCCGGTGGGTAACGTCGCAACATTTGGTGGTATTGATCCTCGTCTACAATTAATGGATAATATGCGAATGATTTATGGAAATACTCTTCGCAGTAACTTATCATGGAGTTAAATATGAATATAGATGTTTTAAAGACGTTTGCTACAAACAAACTAAACACACTTGAACAGGCAATGATCGTCGCAATGAATGAAGGTAACATTGAACGATATGCATCCCTTGAAGCAGAATTCAATGAAACCAAAATTACCATTACACAGTTAAATTCGATTGGAGTATAATATGCCCGTAACAAATAATAATAAAGCACAAGTTGATGTGCCTGTCTTTGAATGGATGAGATTTCTTCCAGCAGCAACACCAGCATTATCAGCAATGTCAGCAGTTGAAATTCCCGGAGAACGATACTTCTACGTTATATCAGGAGCAACTTTCTGGAGATACGATACTGTAACTGACACCTTCACTCAATTAGCATCACCACCAACTGCAGCATTAACTGCCGTTGCAATGAAATTTTCACCATATGGACGTTATGTTGGTCGTGTATTATCAGCACCAAGTTCAACAACCCTCGAAATTCCGGGACTTCAAGCCAACCGATTAAATGGCGAAACTATCCGAATTATGAGTGGAACTGGACAGGGACAAGAACGAACCATTCTATCATCTGCAGAACCAATCATCAAAGATCACGGTGTTTGTACTACCGCTGCAGCAGCCTCCATTACTGACAACGTCAAAAAATGGAACTTTAATCAGTGGAAAGGTTACCAGTGCAAACTTGTCTATGGAACTGGTCAGACCCAATACCGTAAAATCCTCTATAATGATGCCACCAACCTTTACTTCTACGATGTAAACTGGCAACAACATTTCGCACAGGGAAACACTGGATTTTCAGCAACCGCACCTTACGCACTCCCAGTATCAGCAGCAGGAACACAGACCAACTACACCATTGAATCTCAAATTATCACTGTTAACACCGCATATTCACCAACACCCGACTCACTCTCATGGTTCCAGATTCATAGCGGTGCAATTCTATTAGTGAGTTCAGCAGCAGCAACACCATTCTACACCTATCAGGTTTACGACATTTTATCTGATACATGGTCAACCCGTTCAGCCATAGGTGGTCTATTAACAGCAGCCCTTGGAACTGACATTGCCATTGAACGAACTGGTGAAATTGCAGGAATTTACGACACCGGAACTGCATCATCTGGAACTGCACGAACTATCGTAGATTCCACCAAAACATGGACCGTTGATCAATACTGTAACTTTGAAGTGTTCATTTCTTCAGGAACTGGAATCGGTCAAGGTCGTCGTATAATTGCCAATTCACCAACTACTCTCACTGTTAATCGAGCATTCGACACTACACCTGACAACACATCAGTCTACAAAATTTATGCAAATCGAGATGCTGAATATCTTGTAGGAAATGCATCACCAGCCATTTACCAACACTTTGAAGATTCCGACAATTGGACACAAGGTTCAGTATTCGGCTTTGGTATTGCTCGTCAGATGGCAGTCCAAACTGGTGGAATGGAAGCATACGGTGTTACTTCTGGTGCTCGAAACGTAACTGGTGTCACTGCAATTTCAGCAACCCCACAAACCGCAGGAACTGGTTATTCTGTTGGTGATATATTAACATTAACAACCACCGGTACAAACGGCAAAGTCATAGTAACTGGCACTACCACTGCAGGAGCCATTTCATCACTTGCACTCGTAGCATGTGGTTCTGGATATTCAGCAGGAACTTCAGCAACATCTGGTGGAACTGGATCTGCAGGTGCCGTAACCATATCCACAGTTGGCACAGTTGGACTTGTCACTACTGCAATGAGTCATGCCATTAAAATTGGTGAATCTGTTAAATTTACTGGTGACACATTATGGGCAGGAACTTACACAGTATTAGGAGTTCCATCACTAACAACCCTTGAATTCGCCATTACTGCAGCAGGAGCGGCCACCGCAGCACAAGCACAAACTACCGCTATCATCGCTGATTCATCACAAGCATGGACTCCCGGCGAACACATTGGTAAAATCATTCAAGTTTCAGCAGCAGGTCAGGCTGGAGCAGCAACATTGCGTCGAATCACTGCAAATACTGCTACTACAATCACTGTATCTCCAGTTATGGGAGCAGCGGCAACGAACGGAACATCCCGCTACATTATTCACGATGTCAAACCCTTTGGTCGCGCCGTTCAATACAAAAATCCAACATTAAGTGCAACTGGATATGCAACGGGTGGATCACTAACAACATTAATTGACACCACTAAAAACTGGATTGGGAATCAATGGGCTGGTTACAAATTCCGCGTAGTAAGTGGCACCGGATTCGATAAAAACGAAATTACCATCACCAGTAACACACCAACAACCCTAACGTATTCATCTGCAGGATTCACCCCAGATGCAACCACTAAATACGAAATAATGGACACCTATGGTCTCGTTACTGCAATTACCAACACAACCAACGCAGTATTAACTGATTCTACTAAATTGTGGCAGACTAACATGTGGGCAGGAAAACGTCTTCGAATCGTCGCTGGTGACGGTGCTGGTCAAGAAATTGCCATCACAGGCAACACAACAACTGCCATTACGTGCGTAGGTGTCTTCACTACAATTCCAGTAGTCAACAGTTCAGTATACGCTATCATGGATCCACCAGCAAGAGGTGCAGGAACTTCCATTCAGTGGCTTTCAAATTCCACCACTAATCCCGGCAGATACTTCTTAATCCCAAGAGGTGGTAACAGCAATGTAATAGATCGCTATGACATCACCACTGAACTCTACGATCTAACATTCACCATGATGCCACAGAGTGAATTATTCACAACCGGAACTATGTGGTGTTACGATGGCAAAGACAGAATATTTGTCCAAGTAAATGCAACGGGGAGAATTTATGCATTAAACACTGTCACTGGCACAATTGAAGGTGCTGGACAAGTAACTTATGGTATGGGTGCAGCATTGATTGGTGCAAGAATGGATATCATCCAAACTATTGATGGCCTCAAATACTTATATATACTCCAGCATACAGGAGCCGCTGCAGGAACTCCAATGTGGAGACAATTACTATTCTGGTAATTCTAAACCACCATTATATTTTTAAAAATTACAAAGGGAAAATTTAAAAATGTTAGAAACGATTCGAGTTCAACAAGGAGATCGACCAAATATAAATTATCAATTAATTCAGTATAATAAAACAATCGTTAATTATGAACCATATCCTATAAAAGACACTGATCAAGTAACATATAGCATTCTTAACGATTTTACTAAAAAATACCTGGTGGAAAATGGTGAGGTTGAATTTGTCGAACAAACTGAAGGATTAATCAAATTTACTATATTAGATACTATGGATACTGGAATGTATAGATTGAAATTTACTATAACAAATGGAAATTTATCTCGAACTTTTCCAAATTCAGAACTTCAATGGTTATACATCTATCCAGAACGAACGCATCCAATTGTAATTGAAGGACCTAATGATGTTATTGAGGATGGTGGAGATTCAGGAATTATTATAGATGAGGGAAACTCATCCAATTTATAATATGGAGAATTATTATGGCAGGACAAAATGAACAAATAGTTACTGCAACCCCATCATCTGTTTTTGGTCAATCTACTTATGGACTATTAACATTTGGATGGACACATGCTGATCGAGCATTTGACGTAATTCGTGATTCATATATCGATAAGAGTTTGGCATTAGATAGCCAGGTAGACCAAACAATTTCATTAAATTCTAAAGTAGACAACTTGATCCTTTACTAATTTTTGATCACCTCTATTTTTTATAATGTAAAAATCCAGTCTAAACTTGGAGAACCCCAATGGCATATTACATATATCGAAATTCAATAGGAATTACCTTTCAGTTAAATATGAATATTGATCTAACTGATTATCAAACTGTTAAAATATTAGTTAGAAAACCTTCATTAGCCAAACAAGAATGGACTGCCAGTATTTATGGTAGTGCAGTTAATGGCCAAATCGAATATAATACAGTTGATGGTGATCTGGATGAAGCAGGAACTTACATCATCCAATCATACGCTGAAATGACTGATGGCTCCATATACAAAGGTAGAGCAATTAATGTTAAAATTTATGCCGAGTTTGAGGGCATTTAACGAGGTGGTGTATGATGACTTGGAAAACTACTAAAATTGACAACGCACCAACTGATGCTATAAATGGTCGTTTAAATGCAAGTGATTGGAATGACATGGTAAGTGAAACTACCGGACATATGGATAATGTAACCACTAATCCCCATAATGTTACCAAATCGCAAGTAGGGCTTGGTAATGTTACTAATGATGCTCAAATGCCAATTAGTTATTTGGATACTGATGGAACATTATCAACCAACACCGATCTTAAAGTCCCAAGCGAAAAAGCAATTAGAACTTATATATCTAATAATTGCCTTCCAGTTACCGGGACAATAACAAGATTAAATAAAATCATAAATAATAGCACTATTAAAGTAGTATCTATTGGATCATATGATACTATAATGGATAGTCCAGCCATCAATGATCGCTATCAATTTAGAATATACGCAATAGGAAACGAAACTAAACTATCCTTTAGCAATAATAAATTTAATACTCGTGCAGTATATGATTTATATATTAATGGCGTAAGGGATTCCGGAGGTTATGATGATTATACCTCAACATCTACCAATGCACAGCGTGAAGTCACATTAAGTAATTCATTAATCGCTGGTTATAATTTAATCGAATTGGTTGTGATTGGTAAATCGTCATTCAGTAGTAATTATTCTCTTGCGTGTTATGGAATGCGCTTATATTAAACTTGGAGAACTTAAAATGGAAACTAAAATTCTATGTGGGATTTGTAATGTTGAAATGATTGAAACTCAATTTGAAAATGGTAAAAAATATACTTGTCCAATTTGCCAAAAGGAGATCATCGAAACTGAAAGTAAATTTTGATATTCACCACCTTATTCTTCCTTCAAATCTCAACCACAACCTTTATCTCTTTTAACTCCATATAATATAATATGGCAAAGGTAATTTGTCCAAAATGTCAAGGACAAAATAAAATTTGTATCTTATGTAATGGTCATAAGGTTATCCACCTTGACATTATCGATCTAACAAATAAAAAACGTGGAGATAATAATGTCAAGTGAAAATATTGAGAAGTTGAAAAATAGCAAATTAAACAAATTATCAGTTGTATTATTTTATATGCTGATCATATGTCAATTTGCATTTGTATCTGCTCAATTCTATGGAACGATAAACTTCCCCTGGTATTATCTATACATGCCAAGTATCTTACTGATCATCGAAATTCTAATAAAAATATATTATGTAATGCCATATGTCCATGAGGAAATTGAAAATCAAGTAATAACTGATACTTACAAATTCCTAACACCTGAAGAAATTAATGAAAATAATCTAAAATATTCCAGGTAAAAATTATGAAATCAACAAACTCAAGTGATCATATCCCTGAATTAAATTTTGAACATGGAGAAATTTAATATGAATATTACTAACCCAATTTACACAGCGTACAGTGATCGTGGATATTATTGCCACATCACTGAAACAGGACAATGGATTTGTGATCCAAGTAATGGGCCAATTCTCGACCAAACTATGGGAACTGGACTTGGAATAATACTAACGCTATTTGCTCTGATGTTCGTATTGATAGCGTGGAATTGAGGTAATAAATTATGAATGAAACATATAAACGAGAATTTGGACAGTGTTTTGGGTGTGTTTTTTACGATGGTGGAGATGGAGGTTGGGGAGATACATGCAATGTCAAAAACAATGGATTTGATAGTCGTTCACAAGTAAGTAGTCGTGTGAAAAAAGTATTACCTCCATGCTTTGATCGTAGGGATATTAATGATATGTGGAAAATGCTTGAAAATGACGATGGAATAAAACGATGAAATTAAATCTCAAATGTCTTCAATGTAAACATACTACTCCAGAAGGAAATCTATGTTATTATAGTAATCCGGGAGTTCCAATTTACTGCCCTTTTGAAAGTTGGGCACAAGCAAAGTTCTACTGTAAATATTACAAAGGAAGTGAATTAAATGACAATTTATGATGAAATTATAAGACAAATCGATCACGATCATCATCAATCTATGATGACCATTCGGACGTTTGCTGCTAATGAAATGCTTACGAGAGGAGAACGCACGATGGTTCTAAAGCATATTGTGCAAATTCTTGAGACTATGATCGTTGAAGTTAAAAAGTTAATTTAATCATGGATGATTCATTCGAAGTTAAATTGATGGTGTGTTTTTCTATGGGTGGATCGAAATTTATGAGAGATTTGGAATATGGTCCAATTTCAGTATTTGTTAAAAATAAATCTGATTATGATGCATTAATAGAATCTAAAATTGGTTGTCAATATATTAAAGTAGTTGAATAAAATGAAAATTAAATGGAAATGTATTGGTGGTAGAGATCTTATGTCCGAAGATATAAGATGCAATTGTGAAAAATCTACTGCATTTTATCTATCAGGATACAATGATGATTATTTCTTTGATCATGTAAATGATAGTCCACGAGTAGAATATTGTTCTAAATGTCAGAGAGATTATTGGTATAAATGGAATAGAGATGGAACAATTGACTTTTTCTGGGTTGATTAAATTATGAATAAAATTAAATACACTCATCGGGAATTTTGCATAGGTTGTATATTTAAGATGCAAGAAAGTTTGCAAAAGAATGATATGGTTAACATTGCAGGGAATCTTGTATATCTTGAAATGGAAATTAGAAATCAAGTGGATCTTGATGAACTAATGACCAGAGGATATGCATTTGAAAAAGCAAAGGATTTGAATCACGAATAAATTTTAGAGATGAGAACTTAAATAACAAAGGTAATTAAATTATGAAATGCCCAATTTGTAATGGATCGCTTGGTGTTCATTGTCCCGATGGGCATTGGGAACCATGTGTTCAAAGTGATAAACAGGCAATGAAATTTGAAACAAGTTGTGTTAAATGTAAATATCATGGACACATTTACATGAAAGGTGAACTATTTCCAGTTGGATATTACGTAGCCCCATGTAGAAAACCCTATCATTGGTAATTTAAAAATGAATAGCGAAAAAATTATGGACATTGGATTTATTTTAATAATAATTATTATAATGTGGATAATAGCAACGGCAACAATTATAATGTATGATTCATTTGCAAATCATGAATCAATTGAAAATGCAACAGTAACATCCATAACTAAAGATAAATCACTTTATACCTATACAATGAAGTTAAATAATACCCAAGTGCGTATCACCAGTGTAAAACTATACAACATTAGTGATGAAATTCCAGTATTAGTAACCAGAGGAGATTTGTCAAATTCACCAATTGGAGAACCATATATCCTCGATAATCCCAGAGGTTCATAATGACAATTGCAGATTATATAATGACATCAATTAACGTATTTTGTATTGGTTATTTAATTATCGGAACTATATATTTAATGTTTAAGGATCTTCGTTAAAATGAATGAAAATGATAGAGGTGCATAATGTCTGAATTGCAAAAGTGTAAACATTTAGATCATAATGCTGATAATTATCCAAGTTGTCAATTGAAAAATGTTGAGTATCCTGGATATGAATTTGTTAAATATTGGACACGAGAAGATCCTGATGGTAAATTACAAGATGTTCAATTTTGTGAACTTAAAGGAAGAATTCGTGGAATTTTAGCATGTTATGATAACATTGATAGATGTTCAAGTTATGATCCAGAAAATGGTGTTTAACAATGTCTGATTCATGTATACATTGCGATGGATCGAAATGTAATGTTTATTCAATTCGACAAGTTAAAGAATATTATTATGCTGAAGATCAAATGTGTAGATATCACATGGGTGCTTGGGATTTAGCCAAATTATCATGTGTTTTATACGAAGGTTACTGGTAGTAAATAATAGAGGTGTATAAAATGATGAATGATAGAGTAGAAACTTGCCCAATGTGTGGCAGTTATGATGTTACTCATATTGAGAATAGGAATAAGATATTAACGAAACGGTATTTCGATCATGAGTGTAGACAATGCGGTCATAAATGGTGATCAGTGATTAGTTTACAAATTTAAAATCATAGAGGTATTAAAATGAGTAGAATTATAGAAGTTAACGAAAGTGATCTTCCTCAAATGGAACATCGACAGTTAGTATATAAAGTGAACGAAGTTAGACGGTTCATAGACGAAGCCATTATAGGTTACAATATGATTGAACATAATCAGGATGTTGAAACTGGTCTATTTCTACTTTGGAATGGGCTGTCGTTTGCAAAAGCGTGCAATGACGATGTAATGATGCAGGTTAAAGGCCCTGACTTCATTGACTGGATGTAAATTGAAGATCCATTACGAATTTAAAATCATAGAGGTATTCTAATGTTGAATTTCATACAGAAAATTTTATCTCCATCTCCAAATTTTGTAAAGTTCGATGATAAAGTCAAAATGTTATTGCATTTACATCCCACGGGATCTTATAAGAAGATAAGTTCTCATTACGGCGCCTATGGATCTCCATCATCAGCGTTTTGTGAAATATATTTCGACAAATTCCTAATAGATTATACACGGTTTAGAGATAGTTGTGATTGTAAGTATTTCAATAAGAATGAATTTACATTAATTCGTATATATCTTATAGATGATAAATTTGAATATGATGAAAATTTCTCAACATTTAGTTCGTCATTTTGTTATCCAGAGATATATGCGGATGGATATTCTCATAAATATGTTGAGGGGCCATGGATGACAGATCTCAAAAATGAAATGGCCAAATTAAATATCAGTAAATTGTATTTATCTCATGTCCAAGAAATCGACAATGCCGAAAAGCAAAAGAAATTAGACTACGAACGACAACACCAATGTTGTGAAAATAAGCGAAATTCAGTGTTGAAAAATTACAAATGAAGTGATTAGATGTTTATTAAATCTACATTATTAATAGCATTAATGGTTTCTATGCCAATACTTATAATATTTTTATATACAATTGGTTGTTTCTTCCATTCATTAATCGAAGATCGTTTGTGGGTACTCACGGCATTGTATGTGATTATGGTGATTGGTGCTGTGTTGTTTATATGGAATGAGTTGATTGGTGATTAAATGTTTATTGAAATTTTAATAGTGTTAATGGGATTGTGTATTATTGGGATGGGGTTGTCGTTATTTGGTTCAATGATTTTAATGATAATTAAATTTGCTGAAAACAAGGAATGGCTACTTGCTGGTGCATACAGCCTTATGATTGTTATGGTAATATTAATTATATGTGCTATGATCACAGGTGAATTATGAATGATAATTGAAACTTTAACAATTGGTGTAGTTAGATTTATAATACTTGTGTTATTCATTATAATATCGTGTTTAGGAACAATTTGTATTATGGGATCGTTTTGTGAATTATTTGAAAGTAGAAATTATGAACATAGAAGATATAAAAATGTTATATTACTTTTAATTGTTGGTTGTATTATGTTATTGCCATTTATTTATGTATTGGGTGAATTATGAATGAAAAAATTGTAATATATGCAACAACGTCACTGTTTAATGAATTGAATCGTGGCATTGTTATCGATGGTGGTGTTGATATAGTAATTAAATCTGGATTTAACAACTTTGACGAAGCCAATCATTATATTGTTGATAATAAATTGATGAATTGTAGACCTGGAGTATATTTAGGTGAATTATGAATAAATTATTCACGTTAATTGTTATGCGAATTTTGGCAGATGCAGGTGCTGTTGCGAGTATGTTGTTGTGGCTTGTTATAATTGGTGGTGGAATTGTAGTATTAGTTGTTGGAATGTGTCTTGCGCTTGCATATATTGCCGAATTAATTGGGATCACAATGAGTGCAACATTAATTATCTGTCTTGCAGCAGTTGCAATTATTGTTGGGATATTCCTTGTATGTTACATCCAGCAAGTTATTGAAGATTGCAGGGGTTTGTTGGAGTAAATGATGGGAGATCGTGATGATTATATGGAGGGGTTAACTGATGAGATTTATTCTACTGCACATTACGACGAAGGGAAATATGATGATGTGTATGGGAGTGATTTTGTTGGGGGAAATATATGGATAGTTATTTACTTCATGAGTTGGTTTGCGTTCTTTGTAGCATTAATAATTATTCAGAGTAGTTGTAGATGTTCTTGATAGGTGTTGATTATGACTGATAAATATGAAATTGAAATTGCTAAACAAGAAAGTATACGAAATGAAATGATTGAAAATGGTGCTCATTTTTGTTATAAATGTGAGAAGCGTATACAATTTGAACAAAAGTGTTTATTTAACAATGAAATATACAAATCACGTAATGAACTTGGAGAAACATATTTTCAAAAAGGTATGAGTATTCTCGAAATTGATAATATAGTAACCAAGGAATTTCCCTGTAATTGGTAATTAATTGATTAAACTTGGAGAATTTTAATGACAAAAATTGCAATCAATTGTGAGATTGGTGGATTCCACTTATCAATATGGGGTTGCCTTGAAATTTTGAAATCGCAAAATATAGATGGATATGCTTATGTTGAATATCTTGAAAATGATAAAATGATGTGTAAGCGATATGATCCAATTTCATATAATGGAGAAGCATTTTTGATATCAACTATGGATCAAGGAGATTCACTCGATTCAGATGACTTTGATTATGATTTGTATTTTTGTCCATGGGGATACGAAGATGAGTATAGATCCAATCCAATATTAATAGATCTTGTGGAGAGATTTCCAGATAAAGTAGCATGTAGGCCACATTCAATTAAAGTTGTTGAAGTTCCTGATGGAGTTAATTGGGAAATTCATGAAAGCGATGATGGTCGTGAATGGATTGCTGAAAACCATAGAACTTGGTGTTAAATTATGAATGTTCAACGATGGTTTATGATTGAAGGTAAGATGCACCTAATATCATTTTTGGATGATAAGACTTATGTTGATGGAGCAGAAGTTCAATGGCAAGACATGAATTATAAAGTTCATGGTGAAACAGCAGGATATAAAACTAAATGCAGTATGTGCGATACTGATGCAATGGTGGTTTACAAAAATGGAACTTATTATTTTTGTAAATCTCATTACAAGCAATTATGTAAATGCATTAAGAAATATGGTGGTTGGTATCCTATAATTCGATTATTTGTAAAAACTAATGGAACTATGAAATTTAAAGATCATTTTGACAAACATGAATTCGCACTAATTGGAGAATGAAAATGATTCAAACCACCATTAATGGAATCACTTATGACAATTCACTCATAGTAGCCGCATACATCTACAATCAAGAGCAACATGGTGTTAATTCATGGTTCAGTAAAATTGTAAATGATTCTCCATACTTAACCGCTGATCAGGTTTCACTTGCTATTGATGAATGCTTTGATTGGATGATACTCTATGGTGAATATGGTGAAACTGTACCGGGTAAAGCAGGCAGATTATTTTTCATTTATGAAGATGCTAAACCTATGATTAAAGATATATGGGATAAATTGTATAATATAAACACTTTAAAATTGGAGAATAAAAATGAATGATGAAGGTTGGCTTCGATGGTATGGAAATAAAGAATTAGAAGCATTGATACCATCATATAGTCGATCAGTTCCAGTTGATCCAGTTGCAGAACGAGTCAAGTTATTGGAACAGCGAATTGAACAACTTGAAAAGACGGTTGAACGAATGGATAAGTTGCTTTCGGCAATTAATCATCGAACAAGTGGATCAGTAAGATTTGGTCATTAATTATGAATAATGATAGAAAATACGAATTGTTTGGTTGTGGGATTTTAGTGCTGGTCATTGCAATTATAATTTTGTGGTGTGCTGCACCTGCTGATGCATTTGAGTTGTTTCCAAAATCAGAGCCTACTGTAACGAATGTGGATACATGGACTCCAATGGATAAATGTTGGGCAATGCAACCACATGATGCTGGATATAGTGGTGTTATTGTTTATTTTGTGACTTATGTGAATCAGAATGGTCAGCATAAAATTGAACAAGTTGATATCGATACGTGGTATGCATCTCCGCCAATAGTTGGGAGACCAGATAATCCTTGGCCGCATATGTATTATCAAGGTGGTCGTGCGTGATAAAAACATTTAAAATCTCACTGATCATTATATTAGTAATTGTATTGATCATCCTTACAAATTATTTAATTGATGGATTATTATGAATGAAAAGATTTAATATATTTCACGACCTATACATAATTGTCAATTAGAGGAATAAACTATATTATTTTTCTAAATTATTAAAAATGAAAAAAATTAAAGGTAATTTATAAATAGGTAATTGACATGACAAAAATAAATTGTAAATTTTATACAATTTCAAACGATTATACCAAATGTAAATTGTGTATGAATCATATGATAAGTGCAATACATGAACATGTAAATCCTGGATATATGGCAAATTGTCCATTTGAAAATTCCAAGGATGCTAAAATATATTGTAAGGAATTTATACCTAAACAGACAAAATACAAGGTCGTATCAAGAGATCAATATCTATTAAATAACACATTTGATAGTGTAGAAGAAGCCAAAAATTTCATCAATACATTTCGAATTGTAGAAGTAATTGATAATTGATAAAATATATTATAGAGTTAATTATGAGCACCGAAGAAATCAAAATATGCAAATGTGACTATTGTGGGTATATTCTCACAGATAAAACTGATTATATCCATATTTACGCCGGAGATAATCACTGGTTACATTTTGATCATATTTGTGCTGGTATTTTGAAAAATGAAACATCAATATATGAACTGGATTTTTGTAGCCCTAAACACATGGCAGCATGGATAACTGAAGAATTAATGAGTGAATTATGAATTGCAAGATTTGTAGCAAACCAATTGAAAAAGTTGGTAGAGATCACCTGGGCATCAGGTGGGAATCAAACGAACCACTTTTTGGTTTCAGTGTATATTGCGAAGAATGTTACCAGAAAATGATGAGGGAAGAATGAGTGATTCTAATGATTATTTGGACTACACAGTTCATGAAGGTCCAACAGATTTCAATATTGAATCTGGAGACTTTACCATTGATTTTTTCTGTTATAAGCAAAAGCAACAAACATATCCACCGATTCCAAATGACGGTCAGTGGCATCACGTAACCATAATTAGAACCAGAGAATCTTACAATGTGTATGTTGATGCCAGACATCTATATGATATCCAAAAGACCAGGCCACGAAAGGCTGCCAACCAATTGAAGAAGTGGTTGAGACAATTCACTGGAGTAAAACGATGAACGAATTTATTGCAATGCTGCATCCAAATACTAATACTATCGCATTGTTTGATGGAGACAGCGATTATTTGGCTCCAGCAACTTACGATGGTATGAAATTTTGGCTACACCATCCAGAAAACGGAATATTTGGCTATTCATCAGAAGAAACTTGTAAATATGCTGCTAAATATTTCGGAGTTGATTATTATACATGGGAAGGCTCATTTGGATATTTCCATAAAGGTGCATGGGTGTAAATATGGCCAAGATGATCGTTACATTAAAAGAATGGGTTCACGAAACATTTGACGATAAAATCAACCAATATTTATCTGATGGATATGAAATTTTGAGTATATCATGTGGGCTTGAAGGAAATGAAGATGGTATGGATGCTGTATTTGTTGCAATTCTATCATCCCCTGGAGAAGAATAATGACCGAGATAATTCACAAGAGTAAATCGATGATTCGAGTTTATAAAGATGGTGATCAATGGTGTGCACTTTTTGGTGTAAATCTTCAGGATGGCGAATGTGAATTTGCAGATACCCCGGATGAAGCAGCACAAAAATTACTAACCCGATTACATAAAGAGATGCCAGACAAATTTACATCACCAATCGCAAAAGAATGTATAAATTGGAGTTTTTATGCAGGACATGGAAGAAATTATAATTACATTGGTAAAATGCCAAAGGGTGAATGGTTATGAGTAATAAACCAACTATTACAATAAGTGTGCATCCACGGGCATTGATAACATTGAGGGACGAGGCGAAAAAATATAAAACAACACCACAGCGAATGATTAAAGATTTGATAAAACGATATTTCGAAGTTGATTGTGAGACCGGTGAATTTTGGAGGCCCTAATAAATGCCTTATAATTATGATATTTACGTTGAATTTGAAAGTGGGTCTATTGAATATTTTGAAGCGAATAATTATGAAGATTCTGAAAATTGGTTCATAATTATATGTGGAGATAAACCCAGAGATCACGATGTCTGGATTCCCATAAAAGCAATTAAAAAATTAAAAGTTACCCGAATGGTGGATAAATCATGATTCCACCGGTTGAGGAACGATCAGTAATAGAAAATATCAAATGGGATATTGATATTAGAATTTCTGATTTGCATGATCAATACAGAGAAGGAGAAATATCAAATGTGCTTTTAACAACCTTATTGACTGAATTGCAATGGGTTAAGTTAATCATTGACCACCACAACATCGGTGAACCAAGATGATCTCATCAATCAAAGAACGGAAGGTCAGACGTGGACATGATGAATGTATATTCTTTGATGGGGAGTATAGTTCATGCACATTGTATGATATTGGTGGATGCGAATCTAACTGCAATTCTAATTTCAGTCAAAAAGAGATGCAATTACTCATCGACCAGCACAATAGCAAGGAACTCTCGAAGGTTGTAGATGAGTGTGGCAATTGTCGCCATAAAAAAAGCCGTAATAAATTACATTGCGTTGTGTATTGTCCAAAGTATAAATCAACCAAGAGGGACTCTGAATGAGTGAATTAAAATCATGTCCATTCTGCGGAGAATCTGAATATTTAGAATGTAATGTGTCCTTGAGAAGATAAATGGATGAAGATTTTTTTGATGCTCTCGAAAGGAAGTTAGCATCAGTAAATGGTGAATATTCTAGTAACAGTAGGTATAGACCTTATGATGGTCAGCCATGGACAGATTTAGGGGTCAGGGGATCAACAGAAATTACTGGAATAACATTTCGGGATCTAACCGATTGTATCTGTGCTGCCTTCTTAATATGTTCAGGTCAGCCAGCATTGCAGGAATTGGTACCAGATATTGCTTCCCCAGAAATAGGGGGATGGAACAGAGGTGATGTTTACTCAGTAGATACAGGGAATATAGATCCCATTGCATTAAGTCAGACTGTGAGTTGTTTGGTGGAGAAATATATGGGTATTTTCCCAAATGTAGATAAATTAAGTTTCCCTGAAGAGGGAACTGAAAATGTTATTATGCAATACTTAGAAGATAATAATTACAGTTTAACTTGTCTAAATAATGAAAAGGAGCAAAAGGATGATCAATGACCTGAAGCCCTGCCCGCTTTGTAAAAGTGAGGCGTATGTATCTACAATTTCACATGAATGTGAGCCAGATGGATACGGTGTTGATTGTAGTGTGTGTGGATGTCAAGTAAACGAATATGAAACCATAGAACAAGCAATCGCAGCATGGAACACACGGGTTGAATCAAATGAGATCCCTGATTGGTTGAAGGAGAAGATCGATCAAGGGATTGAATATGGTAAAGTAAATGAACATACTCATGACAGATATAAATATCTTAAAGAATCGCTAAAATGGGTTCTCTCACTCCGGAGGGACTCTGAATGATTGGAACAGTTGAGTGTGTCGCTATTCTATTCATGTTATCCTTCACCGCGTTGGCGTCTTACTTAATTGGATTCTGGAAGGGTGAGTATCAGGGATATCAAATTGGACTCATCGCAGCGAATATGATGTTGGAGGAGTCGAATGATTGATGCTATTAGTGCGATTTGGGTATGTATTGCTGTAGTTGGACTAATTGTGTTTTGTTGGATGTATCGGTGGATTTAATGAAGAGTGAATTTATTTGCATTGAATTGACGACATATGAGCAGTCGATTCTTAATGGGATATTGATGGCACATATGATGCTGCATGAAGGATCTCAATTTGAGGGAACTGTTGGAGATATAATTGATAAGTTGAATAGGCCGGTTAGTAGGAGGTTTGAAGATGAAGTTACATACTGATAGTTGCACTTGGCCTGAACAGTGTATTTTTATTGAGTATGAAAGTTGTAATTGCATGATACCAGAGAAGTCAGGGTTTGAGTCTGAAGAAGATAGAAATTATGCAGATGCCGAAGGACTGGATGCATATAAGCCATGTATGTATTATATTAAGTGGCATGAGGGACTTGACGTGATTACTGACTATATTGATAAAATTGTGGAACGGAAAGGTTTAGAATGATTGTTGAGTTGACGGGTGGAACGATATTTGTGATGGTTGCGGCGTTTTTACTGGGATGGTTTTTCGGATTTTGTATGGGGAACTAAAGTTATGAAAATTGAGGGTAGAGTTATTACGTTTGATGAGTCGGAGTATGAGATGGTTGAACATATGGTCTATCATCTTGAGGATAAGCCTTCGTGGTTTGTTGAATCAAAAGAGGGGTATGCCAAAGTTATTGGATTGATTAGGCAGTTCGAGGCAGTAGAAAAATTATAAAATTATATATTTGAAATTTTATTATGAATAGAAAAAATAGAAGTTGTATGACATGTGGATTTTATCACGATGGTGATGGTAGATACTATTGTAGTATCGATCTTGGAAGTTCAAATCGACCACCAAATATTTATTATGCACGAATGGAATTCTGGGGTGATTCATCAGATCAGCATATATTAGATGTATGGCCATGTGATTTTAATTACACCCCAAATGAAATTAAAGAACATCTAAAAAATACAACTATATGAGAATTTTATTATGAAAATCATAAAAGAATGTAAATTTACCATTGAAATTAATGGTGATGAACTACTGACACTTAAAAATGCCATTGAAGCAATTATAGTCTGCAAAGAAGATGATTGTTTGGTAAATCGTGTAATTGATAGTTATTTCGATGGTGATGATGTCCAGGAACTCAAAAAGATGTTAGAATCATTCAATGATTAGTAAAATATAAGTAATATTACCACCTATTAATTAAAGGTCACAATGTTTGCAATTAACTTAAATCAACCTGTAACGATCACTCGAACAAAAGAAACCTGATGATTATTATTATGCTCGAAAAAATGAATAACAATCCCGATTGTAATATAACAATTAAACGTCAAGTATACAACCACCTTAAATTAGAAGATCCCATAATAACAGGATCTATGAAAATTAAAATTAATAAATTATCCAATGAACAAATTGATCAAATAGTTGATTATATCGAAGGAATTTGCAAGAGTAAAATTGAATGAATAAATTTAGACTTGATGTTCAAGGATGCAATGAATGTTATAATCACCATACACTCAATGAAATGTATAATAATCCACATTTTTGTACATCTTATAAAGTTGAAGGTGGGTCTGTAATTCTTGGAAATATACCAATGCTGCAAATACTTTACAGATTTTGTGAAGATGATCTAACCGTTCGACCATCATGGTGCCCATTAAACGAGGATTGATGATGACTTACATTATAACACCCAACAACAACGCATTTTCAGTTAAAGAACCAATATTTTCGATTCATGAGTATAATCCCCCTGGTTCTAAATCATATGCAGTTGTCCAAATTGTAAAACATAATTGGTCAGATGATTGGAACAACATTTCAGTTGAATATACAGGCGAAGACCGAATGTTCAAGGCAACTGAATTTCTCATCCAGTTAATTGACGCAATAAGTGAAAATCCACTTATAATCCAATGTGATCAATTTGGCGAAATACGCATTATTAAATCTCCAAAATTTGATTAATGGAGAATATTCGATGTCAAAATTTAAAATTTTTAGATTTGCCACTGCATATGTTCAATATGAAAAAATCATTGAAGCGAATGATGATGAATTTGCTATGGAAATTGCCGATTTAGAAATGGAAAATGTTAATAATTGGTCAATCTATGAAATAACCGATTATCATGATTATGAATGTGAGGAAGTAAATGAATAATAATTTAGATTATGTATTTTCCAAATCTTGCAAATACACTGAAAATTTTACTCAACCAAAACTCAACTATGAAGGTTGTGGATGTCCATGGTGTAATCACGTTACAATGGTTCTAATTGACGCACATGACAAATCAGTAATTGGCACCTGCAATGAATGTGGTAAATTGTATCGTGCTCAACCACACCCCGATTACAATGGCATTGGAATCTTAATGAGCAAAGTAACCGATGATGAATTAAAAAATTTAATCAACAATGAAAGTGATTAATCATGAAATGTAATGCTATAGTCAAATTTAAAGATCTTAAACTTGAAGGTATAGAAGGTGAAACGGTTGAAGCATGTAGACAACTTGCTGAACAGTTTGCAACTATAAAGTATGGAGATATTGTAATGTCTATAAGGTGTTGTGAAAATGTTGATTAATAAATTAGAGATTTGATGACAATTTATAATCAACAACGAAGGTAATTAATCAATTATAAGGAATAACATTTATGTCGTTTAAATCACAACCGGATCTAATGATTTGCGATCAATGTAATGTAACAATTAACGAAGACGAATTATATTATTGTATAAGTGCTCATGATGGTGCATATATTGGTAATAACATTAAAGATGCAAAACATCTGTTTTTATCAAAAGATGTGCACTTTTGTTCTAAAAAACACATGTTAGACTACATAAATGGACGAGTTGATTAAAATGGGCTGTAATTTCTATAAAATCGAAAATCCATTAGAACTATATGAGGATGATCCTCGCATTCACATTGGTAAACGAAGTGCTGCGGGTCTATATTGTTATGATTGTGGAATTTACCTATCAGCCAATTGCACTCAATATGCTCATAGTAAAGGTATGTTCAAAGAGCAATATGAATCATATACCAGTAAATCTCTAAAGTCATGTCCACATTGTGGAAATCAGCGTTCTTCAAGTGGATATAGTGCGGTTCATAAAGAATTAGGCTTCGATAGTAATGATACAACTTCATTAATTGGTGTTCAAGGTGTCTCGTCATTTACATGGACGATGATGAAACATAAAGCATGGGTTACCAAATGCCTCATAGATTGCCCAGATCAAAAAATTATTATCGATGAATATGGTCATCAATTTACTGCTGATGAATTCATCCAAGAACTCAAGTATTGTATGATCGAATTTCAAATGTACTGCGAATTCAGTTAAAATTAAGTTTTTTAAAAACTAATATACTATGATGATTAAAGAAAAATTATTATACCTCACCGAATTTTTAGTTCATTTAAATTCATCAAAACGAGCATATAAAATCAAAAATGAAATATATAATGAACTGAAAATTTCTGATAATGTCGAACAATGTATTAAATCACACCTTCATGATTGTGGAATGAAAGGGCGAATGTATAAAGAATTGCTCGATGCTTATGAATTTGAAATGGAAAAAGAATTATACTTTAAGAATAAATATCATAAATAAACATTCAAGTTATACGAATTTAAAATTATAGAGGTTATTAACTATGATAAAAGTTGAAAAATTAACAAGACTTGCCGATGTGTATGATGATGCCTTTTTAAAAGGTAGAATTTGGTTTGTTACTAAAATTTTAAATGATAGAGGTAATCCAATCGATTCATTTGAATATATTGATGATTCATGTAATCTTGAAGTCGAAGTCATCGAACTAAACCGAGATAATGGTCTTAAAGATTCAATGTCACTGTATTGTGAAATGCATGAAAAATTTGATGATTTGAAATTTAAAATTCTAACCGCTAACAAAGATGCGGTTGAAAAAGCAGAATATGAATTGTATCTTAAATTAAGAAAGAAATTTAACGAATAGTATACATTTAAGTTTTTCAACTTAAGAATAATAAGTGATTAACTATGACAACATTCACATATTTTTATAAATGCAAAGCATGTTTTCGGACATGTTACCTTGAAACAGATGATAAAAATCTTCCATTAAATTGCATGTATGATTCAGATGCATCTTGGTATTTAGATGGTTCTAATGATCCGTCATGTGAGGTATAAAATGTTAGCAGGCGAACTTATCAACAATCTTAATTATCTAATTGAGACTCATGGAAATTTACCTATATTTATTGAACACGAGAATAATAGTAAAGTTGTTATCACTACTATTGCTGATATTGGGTTTGTAATTGGAAAAAGTGATTTCGGCTGGTAAATACAAACATTTTCAAAAAATTTAAAATTATAGAGGTTATTAATCATGGGTGTTGATACATATTTGTATTTAGAAGAAAAAATGAATGATGATTCTTGGATTTTAAGAAGTAAATCATTTATATCTAAAAATACTACATCTAAAATGATATTTCAAAAATTAGTTAGCAAATTATCATTTGTAGAATTTACTGAACTAAATCCCACTGAATCAGTATATCATGCAGGGAATTTGTCATATGGAGATTTATACGTATATAATATCTCAACATATGTTAGAATATTTATGATCGAAGCGTATTAATTATATAGAGGTTATTAATCATGGGTGAAATTTACGAAATAATTTTAAAATGTGCTGAATTGCGTGGTGTTTCAAATTTACCAGCACGAAGTATTGAAGAATTTGAATATTTTGTAATGTCTGTATTATTTGGTGATGAATTGGATTACAATGATGAAATTCAAGAAACATACCATCAATTTGTAATGAAAGCAGATACCATTGAAGAAGGATTGGCAAATGCCTTTCTAATGTATTGCGAGGAAATTTATAAAAATGACTGATAATCAAATTACTATTCAAATGTCTATTGGTGAACTCATTGAACTTGTAGATTGCATTACAGGTTCAGATTCATGGATGAAAAATAAATCACATATGAATATAACATATACTTCAGATACACCAGGATTCAAAAAATTAACAAAGGCCATTATCAATTACAAACCTTAATATATTTTTAAACCCTATAAATTACTATAATGAGACAAATTCTATGTGATAATTGTAAGAAAGAATGCACGCATAATTCCATTACAATTAGAGATAATTCACCCCTTCATTGTTGTCATATCGAATCATGTGATTATGAAGTATGTTCATTCCAATGTGGTATTGTATTATTAGAAAAACAAATCAATGCATATTCATCATGAAAATTATCAACATAAAAGAAGTAATTGAGGAAGTATGATTAACGACGATCCAAATAGACATAATACACCAGTTAGTTGTGCAAGTCCACAATATGGTGTAATATCAAATGATGAATGGGAAGATCGTATTAAAAACGCTAATCCACATTTACCAGAGAATGTAATGAAAAGAGTTCATGCTGCAGGATTTTATAAAACTGTTGTAGCAAATTCTGAAAAAGTGACGCCCGGACCAATAACGAAATTATCACACACATCATTTGGTGATCATGATTCACCATATTGGACAGTATTTACAATTACCCTGGTAATCATGGCATGTATATTATCATTCTTATTAGGCTATGGATATGGCGTGAATATATTATAATGGTATATATTATGGAAAACATTGATATTTCAACAGCACATAAGCAAATTATTATTTGTGCATGTGAACAGATAATCGAAGAAATGAAAGGTAAAACATATTCAGATAGTTTTACATTGAAATTTACACACCATTATGATGATTGGTGAATATAAAATGTATGATGATATTCCAGTAATCACACCAATTCTTGCATCAAATGTCATTTCAGTTAAATGCCCCATATGTCAAACCACTTACATGATTAATAGCGATCAACTAAAAGTAATGTTACTCTACCATCATTGGCTGCAGTGTAAATGCCATAAAACCAATCTACACGTAAACAACGATGGTCAATTAGAATTTATGAGAACAACAAGTAGTGAAAATTATTAAATTTAAAAAATGTAATTTGGAGAATCATTATCATGATAAAATCATTATCAACCATACTACGAAATTTATCAAATTCGACTATGTCAGACGTTTGTGAAAATATAAGAGATACTGTAGACTCCTTTAATGGAATCGAAGATATTGGCCACGAAATAACTATAAGTTATGACGCTGATGAACAATATTCTTGGTATTACATATCAAATTTTAAATTCTATAATTATGATGGTAATATAATCATGGAATTTCGTAAATATCCAAAAATGATAAGTGGTGGAAGGAGATTGGCACTTGACAAAATGGAATCATTGCAAGAAGAATTTCCAAATGCAAATATAAAATACATAGATTGCACATTACCAGATGCTATATCAGGAAATCCAAAAGATGCATTTGGTGAACGTCGTGGATTACAAAACATGGAGCAAAAATATAATTATTAAACAAACATATATATATCTATAACTTGGAGAACCATTATGGATCTAACATTATGCACAAACGTATATTGCCCTAAATTTGCCACATGTTACCGCAATTACATGACACACCCACAATCTACAAATCAATCATACGCGAATATGAACCTTGAAGAATCCGATTGTTATGAACCAAAATAACTATCAACTTGGATAAACTCTATGTTGGAAAATAAAATTTACCACAATCACATCCTTTATTGCCCAATGCGATCACTAAATCAACGAATTAACGATTGTGAAGGATGTGAGCATCTAATTGAACAATTAAACGATCACACATGGTGCAAGTATGTTATGGATAAGCCAAAGCGAAAACCCCTCATTAAACAATTAAAAAAATCAAAAAAGGAAAATTAAATGTTTAAATATCCCATTGAATGCTGTAAAATATGCCAGAATTGTGATCAAAATTTTATATATAGAAAATTCATCCTGCAGGTTTTCCGCTGCGATAATTTCAAACCGCTATACAATTTAAATGGCAAATCCCTTGATCTTCAAGCCTGGCAACAATCTCATGTATTAAACTACATAGAATGATTAGATTTTTATACTTTAAGAACTATATTTTATAACTTGGAGAACCCTATGAACTATAATATTTATGCTGATTACGGTTGCACTCTTAAATTTGAAATTCAGACATATGAAGATATGATTGAAATAACTGTAAAAGAATCCCCAGAACATTCAGATACTACTAAAGTCATCACATTTCATCCAGATTACTTTGAAACATTTAAAAAATTCATCAATACTTCATACTATCTTCACAAAGAAGATGTTGAAAGATTTGATGAACAAGAAATTTAAAAAGTATAATGAACCCGTGAACATAATTACTACGTGAATGCATAGTAACCATTCATTACCATGTATACACATTGTATTTTTATCAATACATGTACAACTTTATAACTTGGAGAACCAATTATGGAATTTTCATTTGCAAATATCGAAACTAATGATAAATGGTTAACATTCGACATTACCAATACACCAGTCCCAACAACCATTGTAATTAGACGTTCAGACATCTTGGCCTTATCAACCCGCGAAGATCATATTTATATCCGCGCTGATAGAATTGATGATTCAAATTTCCTATCATTTAAATGTAAAGATAATAATGAAGCCAATTTATGCCTTAAATTCCTCCTTAATGTTATATAAAATCGAAAAGTATATAACCATTACACCTCTATTTTATTTATGACAAAAAATTACAACTTGGAGAACTAAAATGGCAGGACGCCCCCATGGCAATACATTTTGGATATATAGTGAAGTTTTATCTAAAATTTGCCAAAAATACCTAAACAATTCCTTTTCATTCAACGATTTGGAAACATTAGACAGTGAATATACTATATCATTACACCGTAAGTTACTTGCCAAAGGCTTGCTAATAAAAGTTAGCGATGAAGTTAAGCACGTAAAACTTGCCACTGGTAATTGGTCTCGCATTCATCAATACCAATATAAATTGGGTAGTGAAATTAAAGTATGGTATGATAAAAATTACCTAACTTGTAATGGCCATGGAAAAATCGCAAAAAGTAATCGCGAGCGAATGAAATTGGAAAATGTCAAAGAACCTTGTAGATCGACAACCACGACATTTTCAGAATATTCTGAACTTGACATGTTTTACTGCGATGAACCAGTTAAATATGATAGGCATCTTGGTAGAAATCATTCAAACATACTTGTATGAGGTAATCACCAATGTTAAAGTCCGAAACTTATAATGATGAGATTGAAAATGCATCAGCCTACATCTATGGACTATCACGAACATTTGGCATATCCTATGAAATGATAATGAGGGATATAACCAATAAAATTGAATATAAATTACTGCCTGAACATTGATAACTTGGAGAACCTAAATGAACATTATTACTCATAATTTGAAGTATGGAAAATTAAAGCATCTCAAAACTCGCTTTGAAAAAATCGAAAGTAATAAAAGTATTATTATCTCTGATCAACTACCAACAGATCCTAAATGGATTAAAGTTTGTCCAGGCGATCTAATGAAATTTGTAGACGAATACGACATTTGGTATAAACGAAAAGTAGAATATGGAAATGTAGCCTGTTATATCCGTTCACCTCACAAAACTGTTTCGTGTCACAAGGTTTTTATATAAGTTAAGATATATTTGTATGTACCCCACGAACAAGACAGAAAGAAGAAATTTCTTTTCTTTCGTTTTGTTTAGAGTATTTCTGGGATCTTTTGTTAGGAAACTTTTGCCGCATACAAATAGTTAAACTTAAATAGTTTTGCTGCTAACATTTCATTCATGATTAAAGGCATACCAATTGTCAAATGTGTAAAATGTGGAAAAACTACCATCGAGGATGAATTTCAAATTAACGGGTGTGTCTGTGGATCTCATGAAAGTGTGACTAATGATTCGTTTAAGCGCCGTGAATACCTCAAGAAATTCCTTGATAAGGGTTGGGTAAATTGCACTGGGCGATTCATTAAAAAGGGTTGTGTCCATTACCGTAACAATTCAAAATATGCACTGGTGGGCGACTTGATGATCGATGGTGAATATGTGACTAATCACACCTACATTCAAAATGTCAATCAACTTTCATATTTAATGCTTAATGATATCAAACCTGGGGATAAAATCTCATTCAATGCTAAAGTTTGCTCATATCACCACGACACAAAATTCGGCATGAGTGAAATGATCAGATTGACCATTTAAATTTTTCATTTTTTACTCACAAATTGTAAATAATCGTGTAACATTGTTACCAAACATTTATATATAGGTAATGAGCACTTTCCTATAGATGATTAATATAGGTTCAATTTTTATATTTCGAGGTGTATAATTTTGGAGCGCCTTGATGAATTTTACAAATTTCTCGCTTCATTGGCCATCGAGGATAATGGCCCAGGCTTCAAGAGCGAACGCATAAGGGACTTTGTCCGGGACTTCGGCATTGAATATGATATAGATGAAGTTGTCGAATATGCCATATACCATGCGTTTGTTGAGCAGTTTCCCAGTGTCAAGGTTAGCCGAAACTACTTCCATACGGTGTGTAGCAGGGGTTTCAAAACTTTCACCACGCCAACAAATGTCACAATGATCGATCTTCGCAAACAAAAAAATATCAAAAGCCAAAAAAGAAAAATATAATATCTAAAATATAATGCCCATGTGGAGAACTCAAAGCCCATATACAAACTTTTTTGAAACTTGGAAAACCCCACGCCCATATGGAGAATGTAATCTACATGGTTAATTTCGGGAAAACAAGTCGATTACCACATACTCTAAACAAAACAAATAAAGAAAGGATCCCACTCCTTGCTTTAGTAGTCTTGTTACCTTGTGGCACATACAAATATGTAACAACTTGTATAAAAATGTAGTGTTTAAGGTCATTACATTGCACAATCTTTAAATAAAAGTGTCAAATTCATTTACTATATATAAATTGGATGGTAAACTTTAAATACTATTAATTGGATATATAAAGGTAATGAAGAAGAACTTAAATACTAATATCGTGGAACCACAATGTAAGTTCTGCAAGTATATAAAGGAAGATGGTTCGTGTAAGAAACGAAGAGTTGAGTTGGTTCCTTGCTGTTTTTTTGACGGAAGTTTGTATCAGAGATTTATGGATTTTTATCATAATGAGTGGGAATGGGACTGGGTGCTTCAAACTACTGATTTTATAGATAAGTTTGGTATAACAAGACATTTAGCCAGGCACTATTTGTATGAAATTATGGTTAGGCAAGAACACTGGCTGTTTAGGGTTAAGGTTTTCAACAAGGCTTATTATATGAAGCGAACTGATGAAGCAATGAAAGGAATTGAAAATTACCGATATACTGGAATTAAGATTGAAAAATAGGTGGAATATGATTGAGCAAATTGGCGTTGAATTTCAAAGCGATCAATATGTTGGGCCTTCATGTTGTGGTGATTGTGGGTATATAGATAGGGTTGGCATGGAATATATTTCGAGGTGTGGTAAATTGATCACTATATCATATTGTTCGTTGAAGGGAAAAATGGTGGATCGAACTGGTAAGGTATGCGGGTTCGAGAAATATTAGGTTAAATTTTAACAATTTTATACTTTTTAATGGGCATCTATGATCATCTTTTTATAACTTCAACACAAACATTAGTAATACCCACAAACTAAATTGGGTTTTAAAAACCTCGCACATTCAATTGTGCATGTAAGAAATCGAGAAAGTTAAGGATCTATATCATGGATTATAAAGCAATTGCCGAGAGATATACAGTTGATGAGGCTGTAGTTAAGAAGAAGATCGAAGAATATTCAGCAAAAATTAAGGTGGAATTGGCCACGTTTTATGATGCTGAACACATCGATGCTGAAGTTGAGAAAATTGTAACTGCCAATGTGTCAAGTTTGTTCAGACCAAGTGGCTTTGAATACGCGAAGAGTGAATTTGAGAAAGGTAAGAACAAGGGGCTATATGCAATTGTTCTTGGTGTTTCCAAGTATGAAGATAAGAACGACTACAAGAAGAATGACATTCGCAAGTGGTATTACAGATATTTGAATGGTGGAACTTGGAAAGAGAAGGATGTCGAAACTGGTGAGTATGTAGAGAAGAATCATGCTCCAAATCTAGAAATGATTAACCAGTGGATCACCAGTGGTAAAATCAAGATTGGTAAGTCAAAGGACGGTAAGGATTATCCAATTCCCCTGGAAAGCGAGCGTGAGACAACTTACAAGGATGAAAGTGGTGCAACGGTAACCAAGGAGAATAAGAAGTTTGGCGAGGAAATTGAGACCGTTCTTCGTGTTAAAGTCCCAATGATCATCACTGCAGTTGAACAGTGTGCTGTCGGTAAAGATGGTAAGATTGTTAAGACTGTTGATGAAAATAAGGAAGATTTTGTAATTGCGAACTTGCCATGGGATAGAGATAACAAGGATTTCCGTCATGTTCCAAAGGTTGGTCGCAAGAGCATTCTCTATGCAAATAAGTATGGGACGACCTGGAGTATATTTGATCTTGGTCATGAAGATAAGGGTGTTTACGACAAGGCATATGAAACGGCAATGCGAGTGCTTCAGACTACTGAACACTGGATGGACCTCAATGCTTTGATGGATGCCGATCCAAGAACTGTATTTGCGACTTCAGGTTCTATCCAGCAGAAGAAGATTGAGGGCGATGGTCTTTCAGCACGAATCAGAATTAATAGTGATGACCTGATCGGCGGAATTGGAATGAAGTCTAATTATCTGCCGGTTGTTGAAGATGTTGAAGAACTGAACATTGGTGATGAAGTTGTTGTTGTTGGACGTAAGATGCAGTTCAAAAACGATAAGGATGAAATGATCCAGTATTACGAACTTTGGGGAGTCATCCGTAACCGTGATGCCGGTAAAGATGCAGTGCTTCAAAGACTTCGCGACAAAGGATTGCTCTAATCCTTAATTTTTTTGAAAAATATAAAGGTAATATATCATGGCTGTTAAAAATGAGAGTGAATTGGTTGAAGCGGCAAAGGCTGCCACCAATGGTAATAAATTTTGCATTACTTGTGAGCATCGATTTGGTGGGAGTGATAATACGAAGAGGTTTAAATGCACATTGAATCCTAAATGGGAACAAATTGAAGATTATCCACAGAATTTCAAGTGTGGTCAGTGGAAATTAAAGGAATAAACTTTTATGAATGATATTGGTGATGAAATTCTCAATATTCTTTATGAAAGAATGAAGGGAGAATCAATTAGTGGTGATTTTGATGAGTTGCTTACTTTATCAACAACAATTTTGAACATCACTAAAGCACTCTATGCATATTGAATACTTTAACTTTTTTTATTATTTTTTCGCGCTTTGATGATTAAACATTTTATTTTTCGATTTTAACTTTTATAACTTACATTGTATACACTATCTTTATATCTAATCAAAGACAACATTATATTCTACAAACTAAAAATTTAGTAGTGGAATTTTAACATGACGAAATGGGAAGAAAGCGATGTTAAGGAGGCAGCGCCATCGAAGGTTGTTGATTCTCCAAAAGTTGAGAAGGGTATAGGATCTTCTAATCCATTTGGGGATTATTTTGAACCAGCGGTAAATATTCCTGGTGTGAGATCTTTTAAACTTGGGATATATGGAGATGACAAATGCGGCAAGAGTACGCTGGCTTTTAATGTTCCAAGGCCAATTTACATCTTTAGCACTGAAAATAAAGAGGACATTACACTTAAACAGATGGGAGATCTCACTGATGTTTATTATGTAAATATCATGCAGAAAGTTCGTGATGAGAATGGTGATTTTGATAAGGTCAAGGCCATTGATTATATTCACGATGTTTTGCAGAAAGTTAAGAATCTTGAAAAGGGAACCATTGTATTTGATAGTTATTCATCGGTGTCACAATGGGTCGCGGATTGGTTTGAAAACTCACCAACTGTCAAGAAAGATCCAAAGACTGGAAAGCCATATATGTTTGAGTATGGAAAGGCAAAGGCCAAATATCTTACCATTGGTGAATTACTCCAGCAAACGAAGATGAATTTGGTTTGCACGATGTGGATGAAAAGTGTGTTTAATAATGAAGGAGATACTGGCATCAAAATAATGGATGCAAAGAAAGGTAGTGGTTATCTCTTTGAATTTTATGGCGAGGTCATGATGATTGGAGATAAGCGAATCTTTAAAGTGACTGGCACTAATTATGGTAATCTTAAGGGATTTGAGATTGAGAATCCAACATTTGATTCTATCAAGGCTGCTATTAGTGAGCGAACCGGCGTAAAGTTCTTTTGAGCATCTCCATTTATCTTTTTTACGATCATGAGTGATGAAGTAGATCAATATAAGGATTATACAAGCAAAAGTCGCTTGAGTTTGATGAAGTATTGTCCAAAAAAATATTATCATAATTATGTGCTTGGTGAAAAGGATCCGCAGAATTTTTCAATGGCCGTGGGAAGCCGTTTTCATAATTTTGCCGAAACATTCCACAAATACGCATTGGAAGTAGATCCAGTCAATTGGTATAGTTTCATACATCCATCATTTGCACCATATGAAGTTGATATGCTTAAGTGGTTTATTGATCAAGAATATAAGCGATTGGTTAAGGGTGGTCGTGAATACTTTTTGCCAGTATCCACCGAGCAAATGTATTATCATCATGGACTTAAGATTCGTGGTGTCATTGATCGGAATGATAGAGTATCTCCTGGTATGCTATCTTATATGGCCAAGGATGTTGGCTTTACCTTGAGTGAACGAACATTCAATAAAATTGTGGATGGTGTAGTAGAAGGTCGCAAACAATTGATTATTGACGAATATAAGACGGGTAAAAGTTCTATACAAAGTAAGTTTACCCAGGATAACATCAAGGATGAATTGACATTTTATAAAATTATCTTGAAAAATTTAGATGAGTTCAAAGATTGGGATATTGTTTGTGGTTGTTTGATTAATCCCCAAACCAAAGAAATTAATTATTTAGACTTTAAGCGGGATGCTACGGTGGAGAAAAAAATATATGATTTGCAAAATGTCAAGGAATATCCACCAACATGCACAGAAAATAAATATTTGAAGTGTTCGTGCTGTAAAACTCCTGAAGAAGCAGGATTATATCAGGTTAATGAAGAGGATATTCGATTGGAAGTCGAAGAAGGTGTGGTAAAGGATTGTTGGGATTATAATTTATACATTTAAAAATAGTAATATCATTCAACCTTTCTATTTTAACATTCCCTGCACCAGTTTATAACTCGCGCTCTGGTGATTACATCATCAATCTTTTATAAATTTTATATACCATACAAATCGCCAATTGCAATTAAATGGAAAGACTTAAATGATCACCCCTGCAACGTATTACTATGATTCAATGGAATTTATCCAAAGAAACTGCCAGAACACTGATTGTTTTTATGAACCATTTTTACGTCTCTTCAGTAGACCTTGATGCTATTACTGATGAAATTCAGAAGAAAGATCTTGAAATTAGTTATCTAAAATCATGCAACGATCTTCAGAGTATAACAGAAGAAGAAGAGACCAATTTCCTTGCTGCATTTAATGAACTTCGCGAAATGGCCATTAAAGAATACAATGAAGCCATTACACCTAATGAACTTGTAGATCCCGTTATAAGTTAAATTTAACTTTTTCTATTTTTACGTGGAGAATCCAAATGTCAGATGAGCAAAAACCACATTCAGTAACTTACAATTACCATAATTCGTTTAGAAACTCAAGTATTTCACCAGCATTTATCCTGGTATACATCCAATGTGCGATGTTTTTATTAAATGCATATTTGAAAATTAATCTGGAACTTTGGCAATTGATATTTCCAACATTTGTGATGGCCATAATGCTTGTCATTGGCTATTATAATTCAATGAATAGTTAAGGATCATTTACAAAACAAATATATATTTTAAAATTATATTTGTATTATGAATATAAGAGATCCTACAATTTATTCAACCACTCTATCATTAATTGGCGCTTTTTTAGTTACTGCATCTACATCTGATTTGAGATTGTATGGATTTTCTATATGGATTGTTTCAAATTTAATATGGGTGGGTTACTTCATAAAAACCAAACAATATAATCCAGCATTTTTATTTGGAATATATTTCATTACTGCGTGTATGGGAGTTATGAATAATATATGATTTCCTGCAATCTTTTTTATACAATCACTAATATACATATTATACATGATAACTTTCAAGTTAAATGATCTTGAAGAAGAAAGGTTCAATGCATTTAGACAAAAACACTGTGGGGAAATTGAAATTATATTCTTTCCAAATGGAATCGCAAGTAATGTATATGTAAGATGTCGAGGTTGCGGCGAGCGAATTGAAATTAGTGACACGAGTTGTTGGTGATTTAAAATGCCAATTAAGATGATTTGTAGAGATTGTGGTGAGGTTTTTTGTATTGATGATGAAACTTATAAAATTCAAAAACAAGCAGAAGAGATTGGAATGTTTACAGCACCTATGTATGGTGGCGCACAGTTACGAACACATCCATTTACATGTTGGTGTGGAGGATTATTAGATGAATGAATATAAATTAATACTATGTGACCCGCCGTGGTCATACAATGATAAGGCAATTGCTGGAAACCGTGGTGCTGAATTTAAATATCCTTGCATGTCTATTAAAGAATTAGCAGATATGAAAGATTATATAGATGAAATTGCAGCAATAGATTCAGTTTTATTTATGTGGACCACAGCACCAATGTTACCAAATGCAATTGTATTGATGGCAGAATGGGGATACAAATTCAAAACAGTTGCCTTTACTTGGGTCAAAACCAATAAAAATCCATTTTCTTCTGATACAACTCCAAATAATCATTTAACTCGCAATTATTATTTGCAGCATACATCAGTTGAAGGTGATGAGATTACGCATGGAGATTTCATGGGCATGGGCAATCATACCCGGTCCAATGCTGAATTTGTATTGCTTGGCATACGCGGGAAGGGTGTAAGGCGTGCCAATGCATCAATTAGGTCAACTGTTATTTCTCCAATTCGTGAGCATTCCAGAAAGCCTGATGAAGTAAGAAAACGCCTTGAAATTTTATATGGGGATGTAACGAGAATTGAATTATTTGCTAGGGAGAGATTTCCAAATTGGGATTCACATGGAAATGAAGTAGGTAAATTTAATTGAGGTGTTCATTTTGGAAATTATATTTATAGTTTGTATAGTATTAATATCGTCATTTATTTCAGGGATTGTAATGGGTTATTTGATGTCCAGGAGTTTATAATGATCACGGAAATTATAGCATTTATGTTATTATTTTTCCTTTCTGGAATGTATATTGGATATTTTACAATTGGAAAATCATGTAAGACATTTAATATTACTCTCCCTGAATGGGCAAATTATCTATTGGGGCTTTTTAGATGAAAATTAATCATTGCCCAGATGTAATTTCATCTTTTGATTGTAGTGTTTTTGAAATCGCCAATTATCGTTCGAGGATTAAAAATTCCATTAAAGTGATTGAACAAGGTAATGTTAATTTGGATGTTCTCATGATATATATTCGAACTGGGCATTATCCAAATAAATCACTATAATACAAACTATTTTATAATTAAATGACTAATCATTATTATGCAAAGTGCTATTTTAAAGTATTTGGATTTTAGAGATTTTATAAACTTAATTTGTAAAGTGCGTAATGAAGTTCGCTTGCATATTACTCCTGATAGAATTTGGTGTAAAACCAGTGATTTGGCAAATGTCATGTTAATTGACTTTGAGTATCCAAGAACCTCCTTTGAGCAATATAATCTAATTAATCAAGTTATTTGTTTGGATTTGGAAAAACTCAAGCCATTTATGGAGATGTGTTATGGATTTGTTACCATTATCCAGGATGAAAATAAATTGACTTTTCGAAGTGGAAAATATGAAATGGTCATGAAAAGCCTGGATAATGAAAATATCAAAAAAGATCCCATTGTCAACAATCTTTATGAAATGTCAATGAATGCTAGTGTATTGATTTCATCCAGTGATATGCGTAAGTATTTAAAAGGCGCATCGATGATTGCTGATAAAGTTAAATTCATAGTTACTAATGATAAAACTGTAATAAAATCACTTGATCAGCAAGACAATGATTATGTGTTGAATTTTGTAATTGACAATGGTATTGTAAAAGACAATGATCAATGGTGTTTGTATTCCATGGACTACATCAATACAGCATTTAAAATTGTAAAAGGTACAGTAGACTTTTCATTTAGCGATGATAGACCATGTAGGATTGCTTTGAACATTGCTGGAAATCCTTGTGGATATTACTTTATAGCCCCAAGAATCGAAACAGAGTGATCATCACACTTTTTTATTATGATTGAAAATATAAATGAATATAAATGTATAGTGATTGGTGAGTATTTCAAAGGAGAAATTTTCACCGATCAAGTTTTATTGATTCGAAAATGCGATTATGAGACATTTAATAAACATTTAGATATTATGCGCAAGGCAATTGAACAATGGACAACGCAAGGTGATTATTGTAGTGCGAGTTCATCATTTAATATGATTCGGCAGTATGTTAAATTAATTGGATTTGAGCACTACTTTTTACCATTTAATACCATGTTGTTTGAAACTGGAAAAGACTTGTAATAATATACACAATCTGATCGGCATATTTTTATAACATCAAATTTTATAATTAAATATGTCACCAGATATAAATTTAAAAATGGAATGTCCAAACTGTGGAAGGGATCTATATTTGAACTTGGACACTCTGGCAACCTACTGTAAAGATCCTCATTGTGAATATCACTTTACAAACCCAATAGACTATAGTGATCAGTATTCAGAAATAGATCTATAACTTAATTTCTTTACTTGGAGAATTCTTATGATGTATAAAATCAAACTTTTTAAGGAAAGTAGTGCGATGTTCACCTATTGTCAGTTTTGTGATGGTATGATTCCAGTGAATTTTAAGCAAGATCATGATTGCAATTTAATATCTATTAGTGGGCAGTGTAAAAAGTGCAAGACTAAAATGTATATAGAAAGTGCAAAAGATCACTTCATGCTAATCGACGATCCACTGCGTTCAAATAAAGTCAATAATTAATTTATGTTATGGCATGTAAAACTGGAGCCAACAAATCTACTGATGACAAGGGCAAGAAGAAGTTCCCCATGAAAAAAGGAAAAAAAGAAGTTGTTCCTTGTAAAGGCAAGAAGTGCTGAAGTAGTAAATTTTTAAATTATTAATCTTTTTTCGTTCGTAAATTGTTGTCACATCCAAGGTTTTATATATTCTACCCTCATATATGTACATATAAAACCATGACTAAAGTAATTAGGTATATTGGAGCAGCAGGGAGTGGAAAATCAACAAGACTCCTTGAATACATTGAAGAGCAGGTTGTAGAAAATTCTCTCAACATCGAGGACATTTTATTTATTTCATTTACTCGCAGTCAAATCAGCGATATCAAAGCACGAATTCATAAAATCTTTAAAATTGCTGATGAAAAAACCATCAATTCGCATGTCCGCACTATCCATGGCGCAGCATTGTCAATCTTTCTACAGTCAAATTTAATGCCACATGCAACGGTAATCACCGAAAGTAAGGATTGCATTAACCATTATATGGAATTTTGCTCATTGAATCACATGATGTATGAATCTAAATACATCACCGACGAAATGGAAACTGATCCTGATTTCAATAAAACTTTGGCAACTGGTAATTGTTTTTTCAAGATCAATTCGTATATGACGACTTGTATGTTGCCAATTAGTGAATGGTCAAATATTGCTAATAAATTCGAATTTGAATTCAAGCAAGTAGAATCTATCAACGAAGCAATGTTTTATTCATGGAAAGAGTTCAAGAAGGCAAGGCAATTAGTTGAACATGATGATTACATCCAAATGTGCATTGATAATAAGTTGATGCCATACAAACGCAAGTTGCTCTTACTTGATGAAATGCAAGATGTAAGTACCTTGCAATACAGACTTTATGAAATGTGGAGAGATGCAAATGTATTCGAAAGCATATACATCGCCGGTGACGAAAACCAAGCCATTTACTCCTTCCGAGGGTCAGATCCAAAATACATCGTCAATGAGAAGGCTATTGATGTTGGTGCACAAAATGGCAAAAGGGTGAAATCTTTTCGAAATCCAAGTGCCATTGTAAATTTCGCTGATAAAGTATTAGGGCATAATTCTCATGGCGATCCCGCGTACATCGGAGGTCGTATTGAAGTGGTAGACCCTCTGAAAAACGATCAGGTTATTGATGAAATTCTAAACCTCCATAAAATATATGGTAAAGTGGTCATTCTATCACGTATCAAGCGTGGTTGTACGGACATTCATAATATGTTGAATTATGCGGGAATTCCCCACACATCACTAACCAACCGTTATAATACTTGGACAACTGCGTGGATTACCAAAGGTGGTAAAAAATCTTATTTCGATATGGGCAAATTCATCAACGAAGCATATACAAATCCAGTAACTGGAATTAAAGATCTCTATAATTTGCATTTTGCCTGGGGTGATGAATTCCTGAAGAAAATTTACTTCAAGGCCATCAAAAGCGGAAAGAAAATCAACCCCAACTCCATAGTCATTGACACTATCCATGCTTCGAAAGGTTTGGAATGGCCAGCAGTTATCATCTATGATATGGGGTTCAATCCCGCAGGAGATCTTGCCGAAGAACATCGCATATATTATGTGGCGGTAACACGATCATCCAATCAACTTACTGTGATGTTAAGCCCAAAAGCCAAACAATTTAGTTCAATATTAAGCGAGGCTATGAGATCATGAAAATAGAACATTGTGATTTTTGCGATAATGTAATGGAAATGCTAAAAAACCATTCCATTTATATTAAGAAAGTTGAAATTGTCACAGGACCAAATGTTTTGGTTAATCGTAATTTAGCATTTTGCAATTCATATTGCCTTAAAAACTATATTACTCAAATTGGGTTATAGGCGATCATAACCTTTATATATTTTGAAGTATAACATTAGTATGTAATACGAATTTCCACACGTAATCAAGCATTCAGTAGAAAAATCCGTTCGGTGTCATGACAACGCTGAAGAACTGGTGATATTCTATTAAGGTGGTGCAATTCCAGCCGTGTGGACTCCCCCTATAAAGTGGCGGTTAACCTGTATACGGGTTCGATGGTTCGATTCCATCTGGGGGGTATCTCCACTTCCGATATGCGATCATTGGATCGAGATGTGGTTTACTGGGTGAAACGGATCGGCCCGGTACGTTGGATAGCAAACGTGACACGCAGGTTGCCTTCGCCGTAGGAGTGCTATCAGAAGGTAAACGTTGGTATGGCGTTACATATCTGGACAGGGAAACGCTGAAATTAGGAGAGATCTAATTTACTCGCCCAAATTAAAAGGAAATTAGATCTCTTGCTCTGTTTCTGGGTCATACCGGGATGGGGTATTTGTATATCACAGCAGTGGCATCGTAATCCCAAAGACTTGCTGCGGTCAGGCCTTTGGTGGTATACAAATTTTAGATCCTTCTATTTTATAAATGTAAACATCATATATGAGTTATGGATACTCAAATTTGGGTTGTAATGGAATCGGGTTATCACGTCAAAGACAACAAACCTTACGTTAATTTATATTCAAGAAATTATAATAATCCAATGGAAACTATTACTAATACATTTCCATATACCCCTTACTTTTATTGTCCAGCCAGTGAAGCACACAAGCATCATCACTTGATTACTTCTGTTGATCCGAATGTTGTATTGGATGCAAAGGGTCGTGAGATTTGTAGGGTTAATGTACGAGTCCCTGGTGATGTTCCCAAGGTTCGAGACATCTATAGTTGGACTGATGAAAGTGATGTGGTATTTGATAAAAGATTTTTAGTCGATCATAAAATAAAATATGCATATGAAATAGTTGATGACAAACCAATTCCAGTTGATGTAGAACATCCAATGGATCCTCGCATAGTATATTTTGATATTGAAGTTAGATCTCCCGAGGGCATATTTCCTCATGCTTATGATTCAGAATATCCAATTGTTTCCATTCAGACTATGGATAATTATACTGAAAAAATTGCAGTATTTACATTTGAAATTGACAATATAAATGATCCTGATCAAATATATTGTGAGAGTGAAAAAGAATTATTAAAAATATTCTCTATGTATATTTCAGAATTGAATCCTGATATTATGGCTGCATGGAATTCTGATCAGTTCGACTTACCATATTTAATTAAGCGAGCATCAAACATTGGAACTAATTTAAGTGGGTTATCACGTTATGGTGAATGTTCTACTAAATATGATTCAACGACTGGAAAATTCCGCAGTTATGTTCCAGGACGAGCATTCCTTGACCAAATGGAAGCCTTTGAGAAATATAATATTGGAAAGGGGCAACGTGAATCAAATGGATTGAAATCTGTTATAGCCGATAAAGATCTATTAAAAGATGCAGCATTCACATATCAAGATTTAGGGCCTATACTCGATAGAGTAATAAATGAGAAGAGATTTGTCGAATACATTCAATATTGTAAAAATGATGTTATTGCACTACGAACCATTGATAAAAAATTAGGGTTATATAATTTCTTTGAGACTACACGAGTCCTCGTAGGATCTAAAATCATGGATGGGCTTCATAACAGTCTCATTCTTGAAATTTATGTCATGCATGAAGGTATTAAACCAATGCCTCGTAAAAAGTATGGTGGTGAAAAAGAAAAGTTCGAAGGAGCACTTGTAGTCAAGCCCCAGTCAGGAATTCACGAATGGGTGGCGAACGTCGATTTAAATGCCTTATACCCGAACATCATTGTAGGCTACAATGTATCACCTGACATTGACAACATAATTGCAAAGTCAACAAAAAAGTTAATGGACTTGCGAGATGTCTACAGAGAACAGAAGAAACAAGGATTGCTTGGAGCATCTGCCAGGGATTCCTCAGCCAAGTCATTGGTTAACAGTGTGTATGGTATAATGGGAGCCAAATCATCGAGATTATACGATAAGGAGAAAGCATTGTTCATAACTTCCACTGGGCAAAAATTAAATAGGCATATTCAAAAACTATGTGAATCTCGCTCTAAAACCATAACGTACGGAGATACTGATTCCGTTTTCATTTCAGAGGTGCATACTGGAAGCGAATGTCTTGAACTTGAAAAGTGGCTTAATGAAGAACTTGCCAAGTGGTCAGATGAAAATGGTTCGTCAATACACTTCACATTAAAAGCAGAAAAATTATTCAGGCGATTACTATTCAAACCAAAATCAAATAATAGAAATGTTCCAGGAAAGAAAAAGTATGCAGGACATCTCATCTGGGAAGAAGGTAGAGATTGTAATGAATTTAAATTCATGGGTCTCGAAATAAAACGATCAGACAATTCAAACATTACCAAGGATTGCCTAAAATACTTCTTAACAACTTCAATCATAGACGGTGATCTTGATAAAGCCCTATCATATGTCCGAAACAAATACAATGATGTATTGAATGGAACTGCCGATATTTACTCAATATCAATGCCAAAGGAAATTCGAGCAATATCATATGACAATAAAAATTCATGGGTTAATGGCAGAGATTACGCAAAAGAAAATTACAATTATATTATCCAGGAAGGTGAAAAACCCCGCTTAATATATCTCCTGCATAATCAAGTAATTTGTATTGATGATGGATTTGATACTGAACAAATTCGCAATGAAATTGATTGGCATACTATGGCAGATAAAACCATAAAATCAAAACTCCAGTCATATTTCTGGGCAGTTAATATCGAGTGGGATGGCGCAATAAAAGGTCAAACCAATCTTGATAAGTGGTTCTAAAATTTCACCACACTACATTTATATATAATTACGATCATATTTGTATGTGCCCCAAGAACAAAAGAAAGGAAGATATCTTTTTCTTCTTTATTTTGTTTAGAGCAATCTTGAGAACTTTTCTACGCTCAAATTTGAAAAATTCCACGATCCTTTATGACCACCATCTTTTATAATATGTAAATCATACAATATACTGTATGGTATTGAAAAAATTTGGCTCATTACTCAACAGGAATAATAGCCAGAAAGAATCTACAGTATCACAGCAAATTGGTGAACTCCAGGAAGAGGCCAGTTTAGTGAGCCGTGGGTGGAATCGAATTAAAAAGGCATGTACATTTAAAGATGCCGAAGCACCAAAGTAAAGTTGGTGATTTTTATGAAATTTAATTTTTTAATTTTGATGATCGCCTTGATGATCATCGTATCGCCAATTGACGCGGGATACACAAGTTCTGTAAACCATAATGGTGGGACTTCAACAACCAAATCTGCTGTGTATTCCAGTGCGCTTGATGGCGGTTACAAATTTGGCTCATTAAGTGGCACTTTGAATGAACAAGGGGCAACACACGCCACATTGACATTGGGCAGATCTGGTGTTGCTCGTGATATGTCAGTAAGCGCTTCGACATCCAATAGTTATGAAAGCACCGTTCAAGTTGAAAGTGCTGGAATGGTCAATTCCTTCGACAACCTTGGAATGACTGATTTGAGGTCTAATATTCCTGCTACGATTTGTGATGCCGAGGGTAATATAATTGCCATGGACAGTAATTTAAGTTCATCACGTTACCCCAGTGAACAGCGTGTAAGTCAGATGGTTGGAACCATGTCAAGTAATGTCGGTGGTTATATTGCTGATGTTGGTATGGTAAACGACAATGTACTTACTTCAACACGACTCCAGGCTGCAAATTACGGAAGTTACTTGATGAATAACATTCATACATCAGCAACTAAAGGATTCAACAAATCAGATAGTTCGTATGGTTATAACAATCAGATTACCGAGCATGACCTTCTTCAAGCAGATGAATTTGCAGGGATTGACGATGGCAAGGATACGAGTTATAACGGTTTCAAAGATGCATATGATAAAGTATTGAATGTTACTACTGTTAATGAATATTCGTCAAATAAAACTGTAGTGGACAATCAGACATCTGATCAGGTTGCAAACTTAACTGAAGTGAATTTAACTTCCAACTTAACTTTTGGAGAGGCAACCTAACTCCTCCATTAGTTATATATTGTATAAAGGATGATGTATATTATGGACAACCAAAGCACATTGATTGATTTCATGCCAAATCTCTTTGATGACAACTGAACATTTACCCTACTATTTTTATGACATTATACCACTATTATTATTTGCGCGCAATTTTCTGGGTACAAAGACTTAAATAATATAACTACTATTATTTAATTATGAGCATAAAAGATATATGTAATGAAATTCTATGGGCATACATCCGATTCAAAATCTGGATGGGAATGTATTAGGTGATCAGTAAACCATTCGATCAGTGAACTGTTTTCCAAATGGTAAGTAAAAGAACACTCTGAACAAAACAAAAGGAAGAAAAATTTCCCTTCCTTGTTTCGCCCTCTGCACATACAAGTATGATCATAACTATATAAAAATGTATTGATTGGGTTACACTTATATATTATGAATTGTATATTTGTATTATGGATTTGAAAGTTATTGGTTTTGTGATTGTAATGATCATTCTAGTTGCTCTAATTCCACTTGGAGTAATCGTTTCGCTGAACAATTTATTTGTTGGTGTGATATTTACTTCGGCAATTCCAATTACAATTTGGACATATCTATCGATGTTGTTCCTGGAATTGACAATATTCTCACATTATAGTTCTAAAATTGGCGAATAATAGGTTATATGATGATCACCTATTGTCAATTTTTGTGTTTAACTTTACTTAATGCTTCGATGTTTCTAATTTGTTCATTATTTATTCTTGTTTATTTTGGATTTTGGACTATATTACCAATGCTGATTGTGATGTATTTATTTTGGTATGTAATTGGATTTGTGGAAAGTTTGATTTTTTAAATCCAAACATTTATAAATCTATAAATATAACTGTTATATATATGCCACGGGTATCTATATGTATAAGCACGTTTAATCGAATTGATGATTTGAGAAGATGTGTAAAATCTGTTCTTGAACAAACATTTACTGATTGGGAATTGGTAATTGTTGATAATGCAAGCAGGGATCATACTGTGGAATACCTCTATCACCTTGGAAATCTATTGGGTGATCGACTTATATATTATAGGATGCCCCATAGTAATTTTACAGCAATGCAAACATTAAATAAGTCATTTAAGATGGCTAATGGTGAATTCATTGTTGTTTTAGATGATGATGCTTGGATGGAAAGACATTGTTTGCAATTTTTATATGATGATATTATTAGCGAACCTGATATGGCAATTGTGGGTGCTGGAGTCAGGGGCTTGGATGATGAAATTCAAATGCATATTAGAAATGTAAATGGCCAAAAGATTAAATTGGATGGTTCAATTTTATACTTTGATTTCAAAGGTGCATGTGCATTGATGAGGAAATCTGATATTGCAAAATTTGATTTCTATGATGAAACTTTTAATATTTATATGAATGAATTGGATTTGTCATTGAAATGTCTAAAGGATAATAAATTAGTTATTATTGATTCAGATGCCATTGCATATCATAAAGGTTCAGTTGATGTTGGAAACCCTTCACGATATTTGTCAAATTATGATGAGGTTATATATAGAAATTTTAATAAAATAAATGGAATAAAATGCATATTGTTGAATTACTTTATGATTAGTTGGATGAAAGGGCAGTGGTTGACAAATTTATGGATAACCTTGGTATATTTAATGAAGATAATTTTTAGATTTTCATATGTGGAATGTCCAAAATTCGTCCAATACACCTTACTTAATGGTATGATAAATTCCATCAAGGAACATCTATGAAGAAAATTGGCTTGATGATCACTTATAATGAGGAACATTTCATTAAATATTCCTTGCCGAATTTGTTAAGGGTGGTTGATGAAGTAATCATCTTGGACAATTCAACAGATAATACCAGGGAATATCTTGGGCAATTTTCAAATGTTTATGTATATGATGAAGTAATGTCAATGTCTTATAAAGATCGTAGGCAATTTACCATCGATAAAGGTAGAGAACACTTCGGTACACATTTCATTTGTATAGATGCTGATGAAATTTTAAGCGAGGAATTAATAACATATTTAAATGTTGAATTGCCAAAGTTGCCCAGTGGTATGGCTATTGGGTGTTTGTGGACTCATGTATCCAGCAATTTGAATTACGAATTGGATAATTTTGATTGCAAGTTACAGGCGTTGGCTTGGCATGATAATTCATTTGATAATTTGAATGGCCAGGATTTAATTCATGAAGATAAAACTCCATATGGACATCCAATTTCTAATCCTAAAAAATACATAATTACTAATGAACGCCTATTTCATTTTGGTGGATGTAATTCAAATTTTTTAAGGTTGAAAAAGCGATATTATCATATCTTGGAGTATAGACGAGATCTCGATCAACATACTTGTAATTTGAGATATTTGCGAAACATTGATGAAAATGTAAGTTTGATTACTCATGGAACTTATCCAGAAAATATCGATAATGGGATTATTTCGAATTTTAATCCAACTGATAAATTTTTGGAGAAAATAAAAATAGAGTTTGTAAATAATTGGTCTGATGAATTTTACTCCCTGGATGTTTGGAGAGACATCGAAATATTGCAAATTGCTCAAGAAGTTGTCAAGGATTTCAATTATAATCGGGTAGTTTATAAGGATGTGATGTCTGCAAGATACCTCCACTTATTACTTAATTGGAATCAAGTGAAGAATCTTGTTTGGCGTGGGGAATTTAGTAGGATTTATAACTATTTGATGTCAATTATAATATGGAAGATTAAAAATGTATCGAATCGCTATTTTTAGACATAATGGGTTGTTTTATGGTGGGACTGAAAAGTTCCTTCAGATTATGGCTGCTGAAGTAAATCACAATAAATTCGAAGTTGATTATTATACAACTAACATGGATGCAAGTCCAGATCGTGAGCAATATCTAATTGATCATGATGTTAATGTAATACATTTTGATATTTGTGATTATCCATGGCCATTGAATAAATTAAAATCTACATGGTCCAACTTGTGGAAAAATCTAAAGGTAGATGACTATGATGTAGTTCAAAGCACTAATTTTGGATGGGATGAATATCCATATAATTCACTTGGTAAGGCAAATAATCTTTGTGAGTTTACTGTATTTCCACCTTATGTAAAGTTTAATGGAGTTCAACATCACATATTAAATAGTGAGTGGTTGCGACAACAATGGATTAAAAGTGGAGGAAGTGAAAATATTTCAACGGCAATTCCAGTTCCATGTAAAATAGTTAATAATGATAATTTGCGATCCAAATTAGGGATTGATAAGGGTGTTACTGTATGTGGCTTTCATCAAAGGGCTGATGATCGAATATTTTCACCAATTCAATTACAGGCATATAAAAATATTGAGGATGAATTTACTCATATGATTGTACTCAATGGTAGTAAATTATATAGAGAACAGGCCAAACAACTCAACATTAAACACATTACTTTCCTGGATTATGCGGATGAGGTAAGTTCATTCTTAAATACCTTGGACATTTATACTCATGGTCGCAAAGATGGCGAAACTTATGGAATGGTCCTTGCCGAGGCAATGCTGCATAAGTTGCCTTGTATTAGCCATTCATCACCTAATTACAATGCAATGAAAATGACCATTGGGCGTGGTGGAGTAGTAGTTGATAATGTAGATCAGTATACTATGATATTAAATCAGTGGATTGAGAACGATGCGATGAGAAATCTCCATGCATTTGATGGGCAAAGATATGCCTTGGCGAATTATAGTTATGAAGCAGTGATACCAAAAATTGAGAGTGTTTGGGAAAGTTTAATATAATAAAAAATTAAATGTTTAATATGAATTTTGATATAAATTCTTTTTTATTTGATAATCCAGAAAGTGATGGATGGTTGATGAATCCTGGAGAACGGGCATTCTTTTATTATATATTACAAAACTTCACCATTGATACTTCTATTGAGATTGGTAGATATAAAGGTGGAAGTACATTTCCAATGGCTGATTACTCGAAGAAGTGTATCAGTATAGATCCCATTCCACTTAATAGCGAAAAATATACTGGGATTAAAAATCTAACACTCATTGATGATTATTCTTGGAATGTCTTGGGAAAATTACTATCAGAAAATGATAATGTCAATTTGATTTTGGTTGATGGAGATCATGAAACTGAAAGTGTAAAAAAGGAATTGGACATTATCAAACATTATATTCCAAAAAATTACACTATAGTGTTGATTCATGATACATTTTATCCACAAGTTCGAGAAGCCATGGATAGTATAAATTGGCAAGAACATCCCTACATTCACTTTGTTGATTTGGATATTATTCAGGGATGTCGTTGGGAATTGGGATGCATGTGTCATAGCGATCCATCGACCAATGATATCAGTGGAATGGGGCGCAATGGCATTTATCATTTGGGATTTGGAATGATAGTAATTTTGAATGGAAAGCGAAATTTCGAACTTGAATATTATCGATCTCATCAAAAGATATTTGATGCTTGTAAAGGTAGGAATCCATGGTAATTAAACTTTTTAATCCTAAAAAATCCCTTGCTCATTTTTCAGATATCAAGCCCATAAGAAATTTTAACATAGATCCTGAAGTTGAAAGTGAAAGATTAATTGCATTTAAATATGTTACCAAGGAAATTCGTCGTAAAAAATTACTTGGTGAAGTTGCTGAAGCAGGAGTTATGTTTGGCTACTTTGCAAGATATATTAGCGAAGCATTCCCAGATAAAGAACTTCATTTGTTTGACACATTTTCAGGATTTGACAAAGATGAATTACAACATGATCATAATAGTGGATTGCTGACTAATGCTTATAATTATGATATGTTTGACAACAATTCAGTAGACAAAGTGAAAAGTTCAATTCCAGATGCTATATATCACATTGGTAAATTCGAAGATACAATGAACGAAGCAAAAGATCTAACCTTTGCATTTACATCTATTGATATGGATTTGTATCAACCAACATTACAAGCCTTGGATTTTTTTTATCCACGAATGGTAGATAATGGATATATATTTGTCCATGATTATAATCATCCTGAAGATTTCCATGGTGCTCGTGCAGCAGTTCATGATTTCGAAACATTCAACAGTTTAAATTTGAAAATGATTCCACTTCCTGACTACAGTGGGACCATGGCAATCATTAAATAATCCCATACTCTTTTATATAATTAAATGTATACAATAATTACAGATGTTTTGTAAAGATTGTATCCATGGAGCACCTATGAGAAAATTTAACGATCTTCGATGGTGCGAAGTAACCGATAAAGAAATGCCAGAAGAATCCCATTGCGATCATTATGATCCGATTGACTTATGAGCGAAATTTTAAGCACCATAATTTTGGGCATTATATTAACAATTGTATTGGGATATCTTTGGGCATACATTTGGGTTATGGATGATTAAATGATTGAACTTGAACTTTTTGAAGCCTCAATGAATGGAATGGTCTTGAAGACTATCGAAGATATCGATAAGTTAATGTACAATGATCAAATCGATCAAATTACCAAACGTGATGTCATATGTCTAATGTACAAGGGATATAGCGAGGTCATGACAATCATTGAAGCCGCCATGGACAATTTGAATGATCAAGAGGACGAATATCATGGTTGAAAAAATATTACGTGAAATTATTAAAGAATCTTGCGAGTCTTGCCCATTATTTATTTCATATGGACATAGTGATCACCATCAATGTTTGTATAGTAATGAATGGATAGAAGATACTGAAGAAATTTTAATTCCTGATTGGTGCCCTCTTGAAAACCATGATAGTGGCATTGAAGATCGAATCGATCAAATTTTATCAAGAATCGATACTATAGAATCGCTATTGAATGAAATTCACAAGCAACATGCCGATTTGAAATATTTGTTGAAATTGGATGATGATCATTTATCAGGTGAATTTTACAAATAAAATTTTAACTTGGAGAATATTATTATGAAAGTAATTACTGTAAACAACCTTGCTGATGCATATAGACAGACTATCGAACACATTGTATGGCCGCAAAACCACCAGGAACGAATTACCGAGGATGAAGAAGTTGTTTGGAAATCCAAGCATATGATAACCTTGGAAGTCAGTCAGCCAAACACCGATCTTGAACGACTCATTGCTTGGTATCCACTTGGAATTCATGGTATGCAAGTATATGCTGATGAAGTAATGACTGGTGAATATCCCACGAAAGGAACTGCACAAGAATTTGACTATTGCTATTACGATAGACTATTTGAATATACACAATTGAGAAATTTAGAGGTTAATGATCGGTGTATTACTCGAAATGTCAAAATAGATCAAATTCAGTGTATAATCGATAAGATTAATAATCATCAAGGGACTCGTCGGGCATGTGCAACAACTTGGTATCCATTTGAAGATAACAGTGGTAAGACTACCACACCATGCCTACAGTGGGTTAAGTTCGAAGTCAATGATGGTAGACTCGATATGACTACTTTATGGCGCTCCAGGGACTGTCTAATGGCTCTTGGTGGAAACTTATATGCAATGAATGCCCTGCATAATTTTGTCGCTGAAAATGTTAACAAGCCAATTGGCTGGTATTATGATATAATCGACAATGGCCACATATACCACAAGCGTGATATGAGTGAATTAAAATTGAAAAGATTAGATAGAAATGGCAAATCATTTTCATATCTATAATTTAATAATATTTAAATTCCTCACTTTCGAGGAATCTAAATAACTCTATTTTATATAATAAACTTTTTATACAATCACTTATCATATATAATACTATATGGTAAAGATTAATTGTAAGAGGTGTGGTAACAAAATGCCATTAATTCCTGATCAAGGTGGATTTGTATGTTTGACATGTGGATTAACAATACCCGTGGATTTACCTGATCCCAAGTTGAAAAACCGATGGGGTAAATAATCATCTATTTATACTTCTATAGCATATATTCTCATAATGGAACACATAACTACAATTCCAAATTTTAAAGAGTGGTTATCAAGTTTGGGAACACTATACACTATAAATGCGCAAGTAAAACCCGATGGAATTGAAATTTGTCAGGCTGACACTGCAAACATTTGCTTTGTTCATATCACTAACAAAATGATCTGCTCAAAGGAAATTGTATTGCAATTTGATGTAAATGAGTTAAAATCTATTAAGGGTGATGTTGCGGAGTTGAATATTGATGGGAATAAAGTTGTGTTTAAATGTGGAAGTACTAAATACACTTTACCGATTACTTGTGATCCAACGATTAAAACGAAGGAATCTTTACCAATTAAATGGCCACATGAAGTGGTAAATTTGACTATTGAAAATGTCAAGGAAATTTATGATATCGCAAAGAATGAAAAGGAATATGCATTTAATTTGAAAAATCATATAATTACTGTTGATGATTGTGTGAAAGATAAATTGGCTACTTGCGTTGAATTCGAATGTCCTAATGATGGTGAACTTTACACCAAGGTTAAAGGTGATTATCTCAAGGACATCTTTACAAGTTACAAAGCATATACAACTCATCAAATGTTATTGGGTAACAATACGCCATTAGGATTTATATTTAGTAGTGAGAATTTAAATGCCAAGTATTTAATAAGTCCAATGATCGAACCTCAAAATTAATAATTAGTTTTTTATATTTTAAAATTTAATATACAAAGGAATTTATTATGGTGTTTATACGAGGTGCTTGGATAGATCTACAACCTTGGCACGAGGATTATCATAAATATTATTGTGGTGGATGTCATGATGGCCTATGGCAACATGTAGATGATGCTGGAAATCCATATTACATCTGTCATTTTATGAATGATCGTAAAATTCAAAATTTGTATGATGATGAAAATTATTTCATTCATAATGTTGTAAAGCCAAAATGGTGCCCAGAATTATAAGAGGATTTAATTATGTTATTATTTGGAAAATATTGGATTAAACTTAATAAATGTATACCATATAAAATTGGTATAGTTGATGGTATATTCTTTGAATGGATACATACACTTGGAATATTTACTATTGGAAAATTAAATGAACGCGGAATTAGAATTATAAAAGGTCGCTAATATGTTTGTTAAAGGCGCGTGGATAGAAAATAAAAATGATGAAGTTAATAATGATCGAATTATCATTGATCAGGTAATTGATGAAGATATGGTTAATGCTGGATACTTCAAAAAAGGTGCATGGGTATCAAATATGCTTGAAGCATATGATCATGGAACAATTGAAAAATTCAAAGGTTCATTTGATAGTAAAGTTTGGGATAGGCATACTCAACCAATTTGTATAGATAAAGCAATTGGCGATGATAATTCTATTTGGAAATTCAATGAGGAACCTCTAAAACTACCAATCCATAAACGATTCCTCAATTGGATCTTTGATAAACTTTTATATAAATTCTAACAATAGATTTATAAATAGTCAAGCACTATTTGTATGTGCCCATGGACATTACGAAGAGGAAGAATTTCTTCTTTCTTTGTTTTGTTTAGAGTGATTTTCAGATGTTTAATTGGGACTTTTTTATGCGATGCGATTGCCTTATATATAAGCAATAATATACTTATCCTTATGCATAAGTGTGAGAAGTGTAGATACATTCTACAAGATTCTGACCTTATAGAAGGAAAATGTCCTGAATGTAAGGGTGCTGTTGTTGAGATGTGCGAATGTGACTCTGGGAGTTGCAGTTGTGGGGTTGTTGATGGGATTAAAATTTGTGAAAAATGTGGTGGGTTTGTTTGTCCAGAATGTGGTAGTCATGATGTCAGCCCGATCTCTAGAGTAACAGGTTACTATTCCCCGGTAGATGCTTGGGCTAAAGGGAAAACGCAAGAACTTCTTGACCGCGTTAGGTATGATGTATGATATTGGTATATTCACTTCCAGTATGTCCAAATTGTGATGAACTTAAACATTTATTTGAATTAAAAAATATAAACTATAAAAGTCTGGATTTGGAAGATCCAGATGTATATGCAGAACTTCTATTAGATGGGGTTACATTAGTTGAAGCCCCTATTGTAAAAATAAACGATCAGTATTTTGATAAAACATCTGCAATGAAGGAGTTGGGTATTTGCTGAAAGTAAGGCGTAAAGATGGATATAAGGAGTCTTTTAATAAAGATAAAATTATTGAATCTATTCGCAAAGAAACTGGTTGCACTGGAAAGATTATTGAGCAAATTGTTGATGAAGTTGAACATGCATTAAATACATCAACACTTCAGATTATTACTGGATCGTTAATTCGTGAAGTAGTAAATACTAAATTTCTTGAACACGAATTGCATGATTGTCGAAAGAAGTATACTCGTGTTGGAATGCCAGTATACGATGCCAGGAAGATTGATGTTGGTGCTGGAAAAGGTGATAATGCTAATTTGCAAGAATCTCCAGAAACTGGCCATAAAAGAAAGGCTGATCAGTTAAGCAAGGAAGAGTTCTTATTGATGTTTCCCGATCACATAGCAGAAGCACATTTGAATGGAGATATTCATATTCATGACTTGGAATACTTCGGGACTCGTCAATTTTGCTTGGATAGTGATTTAAGATACTTTTTCTACCACGGATTTGTAGGAGATGGGACTGGAGAACATACAAGTTTTGCTGCACCAGCAATGCGCCCAGAAGTTGCAATATTACATGCTGTTAAAGTTCTGGGTTCTTCACAGACGAATTGCGCAGGTGGGCAGGGATTTTACAATTTCTTGACATTCCTTGCTCCATTCTTTGAAGGATATGAATACGACACCTATAAGCAATGTATGCAGATGTTCGTATATGAGATGACCCAGATGCTCGTGGCTCGCGGTGGTCAAGTCGTGTTTAGTTCGGTTCAGTTATCTCCTGGAATTCCTGAACTATGGAAAGATATACCGGTTGTTTATAGGGGAAAAATTTGGGATGGTAATCAATCAGAACTTCGAACTTATGGACAATTTGAACTTGAAAATCGATTACTGTTTAAATCACTCATGGAAGTTATGCTTGAAGGAGATTATTCTGGTAAACCATTTTACTTCCCAAAACCAGAGATCAGTATTGAACCACAATTTATTGAAATGATGGAATATGAAGCATTGTATGTCCCAGAGCATATGCCATCAATTTGGAGTTTGTATTTACTATCATTTGAATTAGCAAGTAAGTTTGGCACCCCATATTTTGATAATCAAATCCCACAATACAGGGGTGCTGGTAAAGGTATTTCGTGTTTCCAATGTTGCGCATATTGCTTCAATTCCAATTCAGAGTCTGATAATTCATTTGATGATAAGTTGCATTTCAAAGATGGTGCACACTTTTCAATGGGCAGTTATCAAGTTATGACTGTTAATTTTCCAAGATTGGCATATGAAGCAAAGCACATTGGTGGAAATATTGATGGAGAATTCGAACTTCTGGCAATGCAAAAAATTGATTTGTGTTGTGATGTATTCAAATTAAAGCAGGAAATGCTTAAGGATGTGTCTGCACCATTCTTACAACAAATTCATGATGGTTCTAAATTAGTAGACTTCGATTCACTTGTTTATACAATTGGAGTTACTGGAATAAATGAAGTTTGTGAAATCCTATATGGCAGGCAACTTCATGAAGATCGTAGTGTTCAAGTCAAGGCAATGAAATTCATCATGAAAATGAAGAAGTATTGCCAAGAAAAATCAAATGAACTTGGAATTACTATTGCATTTGCGCGAACTCCTGCTGAAACAACTGCACAAAGATTTGCTGTATTAGATTTGTTAACGTATGGTGATGCTCATAAATTTGTTAAGGGAAATGTTCGAGAAGCCATTAAAATTTATGCCGAAACTGGTGGAAGAGATTTACCAATCTACTATACAAATGGAACGCATATCCCAGTAGATGCTCAAATTCCGCTCGCTGAAAAAATTAAAATCGAACAAGCATTTTTCCCAATTTTAGATGGTGGGAATATCTGTAACATATATCTTGGCGAGAAACGACCAGATCCACGAGGTCTAATGGATATGACCCTTAAAATTTGTAAGACAACCAACCTCGGGTATTTTGCCTTTACCAAAGACTTCACGGTGTGTAACAATGCCTATAGAAAATACTAACCCAACGACTGTTGAATTGGATGGAGAACTTTATCCAATTTTGAAACATCCAAGAATTGAAGAGGCTGTTAAAAAATACGCATTGAATGATAATGGTGCAAAAGTAATTAAAATTATTATGGGTCTTGAAATGAATTTTAAGAGGTTTGGAAAAACATATTGCCCTTGTAAAATTCAAAAAACTGATGATAATATTTGTCCATGCATAGACTATACAACAACTTCGAAATGTATTTGCGGGCTGTTCAAATGAAAACCATACCATTTTACATTCAACTTTTCATAAATGGTCTAATTGCCCCAACATACTCCATAATTCAACTTTTTTTCATCATTCAAATTGCCAATATAATGCTATTTCCCTTTTCATTTGTAACGTGGAATTGTATATTTATCATCTTACTAATTTGTAATTTATATGCATTGAATTCCAAGCGTACAAATATTAATTTCTAAATCTTTTTATACTGCAAATGATCACAACTTGTGATGATCGATTATATTGCAAAGTTCAATGAAGAGGAATGGTGGGGTATGAGCACATCAGTGGACATTTACGGGGTGGATGTTACACTAATTAGTGATGAAAATTACCTTTATGAATGGATAATTGATTTGGTTGATTACATTGCGATGGATAGTTATGGTGAACCACTCATTGTAAGGTTTGGTCAGGGAAATCTCGAAGGCTATTCTGTTGTGCAACTCATCCAAACTTCATGCATAACTGCTCACTTTGACGAAGTTAATGGCGTTGCATATATTGACATTTTCAGTTGTAAGGGATATAATCCAGATACCGCAGCGATGTTTTGCCTGGAATATTTCGATGGCGAATCATATACCATTAATGTTACTCCAAGGATCTAAAATAGAAAAATTTTACGCTACTTATTTTTATACCAAGGACTAATATTTTATTATGTTTCCAAATGATCACTTAATTTCACTTGCCGTAAAATCCGCGAATGATTCAACATTACAAAGGTTCAAACATGGGGCTGTCGTATTTGACAAGCGTGGCAGGGTCATATCGCGTGGATTTAACAAGACGAGGACAGTGCCATCAGCATTGATGAAGTATTATCCCAAGTTACTATTACATGCTGAATGTGATGCCATAGTGAGAGCCTCGCGTGAAGATCTTAAAGGTGCATCACTGTTGGTAGTGAGAGTCGGTCCCAATAAACTTTGCAATTCAAAACCTTGTATACACTGCATGAGTTTAATCCTTGAAATGGAAATTGGCAATGTATTTTACAGTGATGTCAATGGCAAAATAGTCCAATTAGAAATTAACGACAATAAAAGAACACCTTGAAACAAACAAAGAAGAAAAAAGATTTCTCTTTCTCCTTTTCGATTGTCCCGCTGCACATACAAATATATCCTTAACTATATATAAATTTATGGTTGATCGATATATCCACACCCTATATATAAAGTAAGCATTCACTATTTCGATAATTTTATGGTAGCCTTGGCAGATCAGATTTCAGCACTAGAGTCCTATACACATAAATTAAACTCTACTGAAACAATAATGGATAAAGAGCGCAAGAGATTGCGAACCTTTAATACGATTATCATTAAGGCAAATGAAAGTGATAGTCAGAAGGAATTAATACAAAATTTGTTGAATTCTTGTGTAGAATTGGTAAACTTTGATATTGGCTCAATATATCTTGTTAAGGATAAAAATATTAAAGTTGTGGCAACTCGTTTTATACCTGGAAATTTAAAAGAAGAATTAAAATATTTGTGCAATGATCGCCCAGAGTTGCATGACCTTTTTCATTTTAATAAAGTAATATATTTGACGAACTACTCCAAGGTTAATCAACGAGTATCAATGCTATTGGGCGATATTGAAACTTTTTTATCCATACCAATTATTTTTGACAATAGAGTGAGGGGTTGTATAAATCTTGCTGCTTATGAAAATCACGCATCAGTGGATCCTGAAATTTGCGATATGTTAAGGACATTGGGAAAACATCTTGGGCATGTCCTTTATCGCTTTGAACTTGAAACTGAATTGGAAAATAAAATAATTGAATTGGAAAGTTATAATCAGGAATTGAGAGCAAGTGCCGAGGAACTCAAATCAACTATTGAGCAACTTACCCAGACTCATAATGAAATGGCCAACTTTGTGTGAAATAAAATGACTGACAATCCAGATAGTATATCACCTGCTGAATGGCGTGCATTGATTCTTGAGTTAATTAAAAATTTAGACAAGAAAATAGATAAAAATTACGATTTACAAAACGAAGATCGTAAGATTGATCGCCAGGAATTACAAGAAGTTCGTCGTGAAATTCATGAAGTTCATATTGCTCAAAGCGAAATGAAAACTCAATTGATCGAAAAGATGTTATGCAATGATAATGAACAACGAGTAGACATTGCTACTATTAAGGCTGAAGGTGTTAGTGAAGGTAAAACCGAGGGGACTAAATTGGGTGGGGCTATCATTGGAATTCTCACTGCAGTTGGTTTTGTAATTGCCAAGATATTTGGACTATTGTAACTTCAATAACATTACTTTTATATATTAGTTTATATACATTATCACTATGGCACTCTATCATTACCATGGTGATGAATACCGTGATGATCTCTTTCGTTTGTATGATCATGCCAAGAGAGTTTCTGAACGAAATGATGTTCAAATCGAACTGATTATTCGAGATCTAATTGATAAAAATTTACGAGACTACTGAACTTATATATTTTGAAATTTAATGGATAACAATATGTTAATGAGAACTGATCTTACCAAGATTGTTGAGCACTTTGGAAAATATCAACAGTTTATGAAATTAGGAGAAGAAGTTGGCGAACTCTACAAAGCAATATTAAATTATGAAAATGGCATTACTAAAACTGATCATGAAATAGTTGAGGAATTTAGCGATGTAATGCTTATCATGAATCAAATTAAGGAAATTTACAATATCGATCCTTATGATGTTGAAATGTCCATGGACTTTAAATTACGAAGAACAATGGATAAGTATAACATTGAATGATCATTGAACTATTTCTATTTTTTTAACTTAACATTTTTTATTATATAAACTATACCATTACCTTTAAATACTTCCACATTAATATATAAGTGGTGAAATATATTTGAAGTTATCTGATGGTAGGTGGGTAAAGAAAGAAGCCTATGACTTTCACATCACCACGAAGGACATGTTACGGCGCTTCATTGATAGTGATGGTAATGATGAAAGTTTGTTGGACAATTTACCATTTGATGAACGATTGGCAAGACATGAAGCAGGCGATAATGGACAGATCCTGAATGAAGAATTTGTTAATGCTCTAATGGCCAATTACTTTAAAGTTTGTGATGGTTATCATCCAGCAAATATGACTCGTGAAGATAAAGATAAAATTAATAATCGATTCATGAGATTAGCGCAATTCACATTGGCTGTTTTTCGTAATGATAGTGCGTATTTTGAACGAATGGGTGGAGTTATACAATTCGTTGTCAATAATCGTGATAGATTTCAAAAAATTACTGCCATAGATCAAGAGCATAGCAATCTCATTGAGGGGGTTCGTCGTTGGTGGTATGAAAATGATAAGAGGAAACGCACGCATTTCTGGATTGATTGGGTATTCAGGTATGTTATTAGGAAATATAAAACTGATATGTTCATGCGCAGATCAATCAATATGGCACTAATATTTATTACTGCTAATGCTAATAGTTGGCAATTTGATGAATCATATGATCCTCGCATGTGGTTTCCAGCATATCGCGGAAAATTCGCAAATGCAATGTTCAAAGGAAATTTTTAATTTTAAAATTTTAAAATTTTTAGAGGTAATTTTATATGGATAATGAACCGTCAAATGTAACAGGGCCAAAACCAAGTGGTGAGCCTGCAATGCAAGATACCATACCACAAATGCCAGAAGATCCCGTGGTTGACATTTTATCACGCATACAAATTAGTGATCAGATTCTACAGGAATTGGATGCGTGCACCTGGTCTCGTGAAAAATATGAAAAGTATTATCAGTCAGTTGATTTATTTTTGATTAGGGATGTTATTGGGATGACGAGATATTCCAATGGACAAGATCCTAATGATAAAAATGTCTTGGCGTTTACCAATCTCATGATGTGGTTCATGTATAAAATTGCAACTGATCCATGGTGGCATAGGAAGTTGTGCTTCTATAATCGATTGATGGGCGTCAATATTAACAGTTCATCATATTGGCCATTGCAATTCCATCCCAGTTATATTCCAGGTAATGAAAATTGGAATGCTGATATGCTTAAGAAGCCTGTTGACTTTAATGATGAACAAGTTGATCGATTTAAGATTTATGATTGGATTGATGAGCAAATCGAATAATTAATTTTTTTGATCATCTACTTTTTATATTTTCAAGTATTATATTATTTCCAATGAACGATCTTCAACTTTTTTTAGGCATTGCCGAAGAGTATGCAAGGCAGTCTACTTGTATTAGGAGAAAATATGGCGCGGTGATTGTTGATCCAATTACACGTCATCAAATTTCAGGTGGGTTCAATGGTAATCCAAAAGGTATGCAACATTGTAATGAATTGAATAATTGTATTCGACAACAATTGAACATACCACAAGGAAAGCAGTATGAGGCTTGTTTCTCAATTCACGGCGAGATGAATGCTTTGTTACAGGCTGGCTCAAGAGCGAGAAACTGTATATTATATTTATATGGGTATGATATTGAATTGCAAAGAGAAATAATTCCAAAGCCATGTTTCCTATGCACTAAATTAATGATTAATGCGGGAATTTCCAAAGTCATTACCAGTAGTGTTGTTTGGGATCCCAATGAATTATACTTATCTTATATTAGTGAACTTAATCGAAATCTTTAAATAATACATCCATCCACTTATATATAATGGATGATATTTATATTGCTCATATTTTTGCAGGTGAGTTGAATAATCCTAAAACTCATCGTTCTTTTTATATGCCAGTTAATGATTTTGTCTCAATCAATGGCTATTTTGAAAATGGCAAATTCATTAAATATATGCCAAAAGGAGATTTGATTATTAGCCCTGATGATCCACTTCCAGAAGTTGTTCATAAGTGGTTCACTTGGATGCGTTCTAATGGTTATTGGACAACTTGGATGGACGATTGGAATAGAGTGGCAATATTGAGAAGAGTTATTAACGAAACAACGGTGTGATTTCCATGGAAGTCATATTGGATACTCGTGAACCAGCAGACTTCAGGAAGAAAATTATCAAGGAATTTCCAAATATAAAATTCAAGGAAGTTGCCTTAAAAGAAGGAGATATATTGATCCACTGTGAGAATGAGGGGTCAATGAAAGTATTGGTTGAACGCAAGACCGTTGCTGATTTATATGGATCAGTGATGGGCAGTAAAGGTAAAAAACCTAGATTTCCCTCGCAATGTGCAAGGCTCACTACTCATCAAACTGATAGTGTGGTAATATTATTGGTTTCAGGTGATATAACTGAATATTGTAATTATATGAAAAGAGTTAAACATGTTGATATTAAACCTGAAATTTTCGATTCTATAATTGCCAGTGTGATGGTTCGCTACAATATTAGAGTTTTAGTAGATAATGATCACCTCAATGGCGTTAAAAGATCCATTAAAGTTGGAATGAAAATTTGCGAAGGCAATTTGGATATTGTCGCCCAAAGAAATTTAGATGCATTAATTTCCAGGTTTTTAAACATCACTATGATTCAATGGTCAAATATCCGCAAGATGTATGGAACTGATCTCACGTATATTGCGAATGTTGCTGATCTAACTAAAGTCCAAGGCATTGGTAAAGTCAAGGAACGAAATATTAAAAATATCCTAATTGGAAAATCCAACGACTGGCTATAGGAGATCGTTTAAGTTTTTCATACATTAATATGACAAAATTTATATAACATAAAAGCATATATTATTGTGTAGAGATCACAAATTAGTTTCATTATTCCCGAATTAAAACTAATAATGACATTACATCACATGAGGGGCTATAATCACGATCTCTACCCCCTCGCAACATTTTGTTACATCTCTTTTATATGTTGGTAAATTTTATATTATTTTGACGGGCGTGTTGTGTGCTTAACCTGTCGATTTCGAGGATTGATTTCCTCGCTGACCAGGGATACTCTCAACTAGTTCAGTATTGGTTATTTGGGTTTTGCTCCCTCATTTAACCATTTAGAAAATGATAACTGTTTTATACTTTAACTTTCATAATCATCAAGCCATTTCTATTGGCGAAATATTCAACGTCAGTCATTTTATTATCATCAAAGATTAATATGTGAGTGGCTTTTGCGGTCATTTCAAATAATGCGATTGGTAATGCCGATTTTCCAAATTTATCCTTATATATGTAGTATTTTGAAAATTTTATATTAGTATATGATGTGACTAATTGTGTTATGATTTCATCAACACCTAACTGATCACTGGTAATTATTTGTGAGGGATTTGCCCATAACATGGCATCTATTAGGTTATCGGCTATGACTTCACGATCTGTAAATGTTGGTGGTCCTGCAATCATTAATACATTCATTATATGCAAATTTCATTTACTTTATATCAAATTTGTATATAACTACTTGGAGAATTATAACCGCATATTTTATATAATGATAAGTCAAACGTATAGTTGGAGTTTCTTAATGAGTAAAGTGTCCAATAATCCAGATGTAATGCAGATGATATTAGATAATCTGGAACAGAGAGGGACTTTATCCTATGAAACTTATGCCCCGCCATATGTTTGCTCCTATGCAATACACGCTTTTAATGTCATGAATCAAGGCCGAAAGGTCTATTGGGAGTCTTATGCAATTCCAAATATGCGATTACATATTATATTTGTGGCTCCTCCTGGATACATGAAATCATATTACTTGAAAAATATGGGAATGGATGACTATTCTATATTCGGCAATTGTAATTATGAAATGATTCAGTGTCAAAATGTCAATGAAGCATCATTAGTTGGAACTTATACACCAAGCCATGGTAATTATGTAAAAAGAGAAGGTAAATTCGAAACACATGGCCAAGGCTTTTTGATGATGGATGAATTCAAAGGAATTACTGATGCAATGGGCCAATCATTTAATAGCCAGATGGAGTCTCAATTATTGGCAGCCCTTGATCATGGAGAAGTTCGCAAATCTGTTGCTGGTGGAGATATAGAATATCAAACATATTGTACTTTGTGGGGCGGTGTTCAGCCTGCAAAATATGAATTGGGCAGTGGTATGGGTCGTCGTATTTGCTTTTTATTGAATTTACCAGATGCCAAATTGAAAAGTGATTTACGTAGGGCTGTCTGGGATTCTCGAAATAAACGACCCGACGTTAAGCAAATCCACGAGATGAAAGATGCCATTAAGACGTGGACAACAAGTTTTAATTCTATTGAAAATATCGATTATGATGAATCAGTATTCCACCTTTATGAAAAATTTGATATTGAACCTTATGAAATTTCATCATACGCCAAACTGATCCTTGGTTGGCATTTGGCAAAATATGGTGCAGATACTAGTATAATGCTTGATGTTCAAGACAAAGGGTTAATGGACATATTAAATAAGCAATTCGAATGGCGTAGGGATATCATTACCGGCCCAGATCTTAAACAAGTAATTAATTTGATTAGGGTTTATGGAACTACCACAGATGATGGTCGTATAATGATAACAAGAAATTATCTTAATACGGTATGTTTCCAAGTTCAGATGTCCGCACAATCACTCTATGATAAACTTGAAGAAATGAAAAGATATGGAATGATTACAATTCGAGGAAACGACATATTCCTTGACGAATAAAAAAAAAATTACTTTTGAAACTTTCAATTTTGAAAAATAATCACCGATCATGAAAATTGATATTCGCCCTGAATTTGGGAAACTCTTAAAAGATAAACAACTTGATCCCAAACAAGTAGTTGACAAACTATTAAGAAATTATCTAAACATCACTAATAGGCAAATGATCAAAAATGCCTATGTAAAAAATATTGCTATTGAATTAAATCTTGATGAAAATGAAAAATTGTTATTGGACAAAATGATCATCAAGCATGGGTTAGAAAAACTAAATAAATCTATCCAGGAAGCTTCTCAAAAACAATCGCAATTCCAAACTTGGGATCAAAAATTGAAAGCAATATTGAAGTATGGTAAGGAATGCGCCTATGAGTGGTCTAAATTTCAACAATTACATCCCGAGAAAGCCCAAGAATTATTAGACTTTGATCCAAATTTCAATTACACTCGGTATATGCATAGAGCAAGAGATTACAAATATATGAGTTCTCATGCGCGTGAAATGGCCAATAGAGTAGACATGTTATTGATTAAAAGTAAGAAAAAGTAAATGGTATATTCCCACATTAGTTTTATATGTGGATAAAATATATTTGTATGTGCCCAAAGGACAAGATAAAAGGGAAACCTTTTTCCTTTCATTTTGTTTAGAGTGATTTTCATTGTTGTTTCTTGTAATCTATTTTGCAGCAGTCAATTTTCATTATTGCATGGGGGTTAACTTTATATATTTCATTCGCTCATTATTATATAATGACTTATACGATGCGATTTAAGAAGGGTGACACGGTTCCGTTGAGTTATCAAATTATGGACTGGAATATTGATACTCAAGGTAATGTTGACCACGATTTGACCGGTCAGACTGTTTTGTTCACGATGGTTAAGGATGGCGAGACGACCCCTACAATCTATGATCAACCATGTTCCATAGTAGATGCTGGAACTGGTGTTGTTGAGTATTGGTGGGGTGCTGGTGAGAGCGATGAAAGCGGTATGTATCGCATGATGTTTAAGGTTGTTACCGCTGGTGGAAATATCGCAACATATCCAGAATACGCAACCCAGTGGTTGTGGATTGTTGATGATGAGATAGTGTGATTATTATGACATTACACACTCAATATATCATTGATGTTTATGAACATGAAGGGGAAGATTCCACTGCGACTGTTAGTATTGTCCAGGATGGAGTTAAGAGTGATATCGTTTATCATCTGGATTATTTTAGGGATATTTATAAAATTGGTGTGGATTCGATCACTAGAATGCCCACGGGATCTTCCAAGTTGAAAATTCGATTGGGTGGGACTTATCCAAAAAGAGTTCATAGGATTGAGGTTTGAATCTTGATGAAAATACTTGGAATATCAGATTTACATTGCGGATCGATGTTTGGGCTTTTGCCACCACGATATTATCATAAAGATCGTGATCTGGAATTGAAGCAGTCTAAATTACAGGAATTTGTATGGAGTTATTGGACAGGGATGTGCAAGCAAATTGGGCATGTTGATGCTGTAATTTGCAACGGGGATATCGTTGATGGCCTAAATTATAAAGGTCGCGGGAAGGATGTTTTGGTGAGTGATTACCTTGTACAATGTGATATCGCCAGACAATGTTTGAAGATGATCGATTGCGGGGGTGAGTGGATCTTTACTGAAGGTAGTGGATATCATACTGGGCATAATCCAAGTGCTGATGAAATTTGCTGCGAAATGATGGGCGGTGAATGGTATGGTTGGTTTGGAGATGCCGATTTTGAAAACATCACAATGAACATCCAGCATCACGCTTCATATAGTGGTAATCCAGGAAATCGTTATAACTCACAGCAGCAGTTCGTCAACAATCTTAAATTACAGGGTGATGATGCAGATATATTCATAAGAAGTCACACCCACAATTTCGCATATAGTGGTTCAAGTTCGTCAATCACCATTAACACGCCATGTTGGAAAGGTCTTGATGGCCACATGGGTTTGAAAAGTCAACAACGACCAGACAATGGATGGGTTTTATTCAAAGTCGATGGCAGCGATTACAGTTGGGATCACACAGTATTTAAGATTCCAAAACAGTTATTCGCAAAGCATGAAAAATACTAATAAATCAAACCTTTACTTTTTTCAAAATAGTTCGCACAACAATTTAAAACTACTCTAAACAAAACGAAAAAGAAAGGTTCCTTTCCTTTTTATTTTGCCCTTGTGCACATACAAATATGTTAGTAACTTTATATAAATGTAATGTTTATTTGTTCAATAGTTTTTTCAAGGCTTCCAACTTTTCAAGTCGAATACGTCTTGCTTTTTCTAATGCACTTTCTACTTCAGCCATGTTTAATTGCCCTCGCGTTCTTTAACCATCAAAATCTTCACCATTCATGTGTAAGTACCTTCATCAAATGAAAAGTTTCGCTGTCCTTGATCAATCATGTGTAAGCACCTTCATCGATCATATTAATTGCCATTTTCATCTTCAAGTGAAATGTTGTAAATCTCATCTGCGATCATGTCCAACTACCTTCATCAAGCATCGACATCATAATCGGCATCTTCCTTTGCTTGCCAGAGTGCTGCAAGGGCTTGACGTTCAGCGAGTTGTTTGGTTTCAAGTGCTTGAAGGGCTTCAGTTCGTGCAGCATAAAATGAACTTTCGATTTCAGTTGCATCACGAATGCCAATAAGGTATTTCTGTTCAGTGCGGTAGTTGCTAATGACATCTTCGTCTGAAATCTTGTCATATGCATCAATTGTAACTGGGGTGGTTGCTTTCCAGTTGTTAAAAGCCTCTGTGGCTGCCTGTACTAATTTTCCCATGATAATTACCTACTAAAACGTTTTAGTATCAGAATTAACCTCATTTACTATTTAATATTTGCCTAATCAATATATAAATGTGTCGTCCATCAACGCCCAGATCTGGTCAA